TATATTTTATTTTTCACAATCTTCTACGAAAGGAGAAAATTACTTACATTTCCCAAAAAACGTATAAATACGCGTCGGTTATACCGAAGCCATCACATTGTGCGTAATCATGTACGTGGTAAAGCGCGACGGACGTCTCGAACAAGTGTCATCTTCTAAATTATACCAGCGCATTCATAGATTGTGCCATGATCTAAACTCACAATTTGTACATCCAAGAGCGGTGAGTTTGAAAGTTATAAAGGGTCTTTCCGACAACACTACCACTGAAGACATAGACATTTACGCCGCCAGCGTTGCTGCAACATTGACCTACAAACATTACGATTATGATACGTTGGCGGGCCGTTTACTCGTTACCAATATGCACAAATATGTGGACGAAAGCTTCACCAAAGTAGTGCAAAGATTACACAAACACAATCTTGTCAGCGACGAATTATTATCGGTAACAATAAAACATAGCAAAATCATAGAGGAAAACATTGATATGAAACTAGACCTGGACTACAATTACTTTGGATATCAAACTCTAAAAAATGGTTATTTGATAAAAATTAATGAAAAGGTTGCCGAAACGATTCAACATATGCACATGCGTATAGCTTTAGGAATCTTTGGAGACGACATTGATAGTGCCATAAAATCCTATAAATTTTTGAGCAGAAAAATGTACACGCACGCAAGCCCAACCATGTTCGCTGCCGGCACTCTGACACCGCAGATGAGTTCATGTTTTCTATTGACCATGGAAAGCGATAGCATTCGCGGCATCTATAACACATTAAACGATTGCGCCATGATCTCTAAACACGGCGGCGGTATTGGATTGAACGTGAACAGCGTACGCGGCCGCAACAGCAAAATAAAATCTACGAACGGCACCGCCAGCGGACTGCTACCAATGCTGCGAGTTTTTAATAATATGGTGCGTCACGTGGATCAAGGTGGCAAGCGAAAAGGCGCCCAAGCAGTGTACGTTGAACCGTGGCATTGCGACATTATGGACGTTTTACACATGCGTCGAAACATTGGCAGCGAAGACACCAAAGCGCGTGATTTGATGAACGCATTATGGGTTCCGGATATATTTATGAAACGCGTTGAAGAAAACGGTATATGGTCATTAATGTGTCCTAACGAGTGTCCTAAGCTCAACGATACGTATGGTGATGACTTTGAATACTGGTACAAACATTATGAGGATAAAGGCCAGTTTCGCGAGCAAATGCCCGCGGTTACATTAATGCGAAACATTATAGAAATTCAAGCCGAAACCGGCACACCGTACATGTTATACAAGGACGCTTGCAACCGCAAAAGCAATCAAAGTAATTGCGGATTGATAAAATGCAGCAATTTGTGTGCGGAAATAGTACAATATTGCGCGCCCGACGAAACTGCCGTATGTAATCTAGCGTCGATTGCCGTCAATAAATATATCAATAATGATACTTTTGATTTTCAACTATTGCACACTGTGGTCAAACATGTAGTGAATAGTTTGAATAAAATTATTGATCGCAATTTCTACCCTATTGAAACTGCAAAAAAATCTAATATGCGCCATCGTCCCATCGGCATAGGCATTCAAGGTTTGGCCGATGCATTTGTTATGTTGCGCATACCGTACGTGAGCGATGCTGCCGTTCTATTGAATAAACAAATTGCTGAAACTGTGTATCATGCTGCGCTCGAGGCCAGTTACGAACTGGCATCTGTTAGTGAGCCTTATAGCACGTTTGCCGGTAGCAAAGCGAGCGAAGGAATATTGCAATACGATTTGTGGAATACGGTACCGACTTCGTTATGGGACTGGTCACAGTTGAAAATAAATATACAAAAATACGGATTACGTAATTCATTGCTTGTGGCGTACATGCCGACGGCCACGACCGCACAAATACTCAACAACAACGAGTCATTTGAACCGTTTCACAGTAATTTGTTTTTGAGACGTGTTTTGTCGGGCGAATTTCAAGTTGTCAACCGCTACTTGGTCGATGATCTAATCAAATTAAATCTCTATACAAATAGTATGCGAAAAACAATCATGGCAAACAGAGGATCGATAGCTTCTATCGCCAAAATTCCCGACAATCTAAAAAAGCTGTACATGACAATCTGGGAAATTTGGGAGAACAATGGAAAATATATGATTGAAATGGCAGCAGACAGGGGAGCATTTATCGATCAAAGTCAATCGTTCAACGTGTACATGGCAAACCCTACTTTGCCTAAAATGGCGTCGGTGCACATGTACGGTTGGAAGCGCGGCCTCAAAACCGGCATGTACTATTTTCGCACACTTCCGGCGGCCAATTCGCAGCAATTTACCGTCTCTCCAAACCTCGAGTGTACTAAAAATAGCGATTGTGCAAGTTGCCAATCTTGATAAAACACTTCCTGCTAATAATAAAAGATTACACAGAAAACCTTTATTGTTTCATTGAATTGCGTCATGTTTCGCGCTATATAAGTTGAGTTTTGCAAAGTTGGAATTCAGTTTCGTTTGAACGCTCGTACAGAGCAATTGTGTCTAGTATTGTAAAGAGCATCATGCAAAAATACAACAACGAGCTGAGCATACAGGTATTTAGTAATTTTATACTACACGACTTGCATAACGACAGCAACAATGTTGGCAAATGTCCTAAAGCTCAATTTTCTGTAAAATTGGCTGCGTTTAAAATCATTCAAGATATGTATCAACAGTCGTACGATAACGCTTTAGATTCTCTACTAGCGTACAGGGAATCGATAAGTGAAGCGGTGTTACCACGCGATTCGTGCGTGCATTATCTGATAAACGAAATCAAGAATGTGATAGACGTTATCGGTCACTTGAACAATCAACCTAAATTTCAGTATAACATGTACATATTTTTGCCGTATGTGCGCCAGTTGCGTCAGATAAATACTTTATTTTTAAACGATTATTGCTGTAGCAAAATCGTGAAAAGTAATGGTGCAGCCCTCGATACGTTGATAGCGCACTGCGACAAATATTTGCATGTGATTGCCTCGATGAACGAGCGTATGCAATTGATAAATGTATTTACAGAGCCCAAGCTGTATCAGTGTAACATTTGTCAAGACACTAGTGTCGAAGAACATTTTTTAAAGCCTAACGAATGTTGTGGCTACAATATTTGCAACATGTGCTACGCAAATTTGTGGAAATTTTGCAATTTATACCCTCAGTGTCCTGTGTGTAAAACAAGTTTTAAGGGTAGTAAGCAAGTGGTAGAACAAGAATTATAGTAGTAGTAAGATTCAAAATGAGTTTAGTCAACAACAAACACGCGCTACAAAACAAACAGTTGAAATATCTGTTTTTGGCGACGTATTTTGATCTAAAAAACTTTGATCGAATACCTTCTGAAGTGCGCCCATTTATACAGGAGTATTTACGCAACAATTTTCAAAACATCGAAGATAGCACTTTGCTAAGTTACATTAATTATCTAAACGAAATTAGCCTAAAGCATTTGATCGTAGACAAAGATGTTAACGTTTTTAAATATATAAAGCCTCAGTTCAAATTCACATGTATGCGCGACAGCGTTGATATAATTGAATTTGAAAAACGCGTTTACATCCAACCTGGCACGCCTGTTTACGCCACCAACTTTTTTGTGAACGATCCCCAACCTTTTTTGCTGTTTTTCTATAATGAATTCACAAAAGTATTCAATCAACGATTGTTCGTACAGAACAATACTAATTTTACATTGATAGAAGGTCGGGAAGGCTATCTGTTTGATAATGCCTACGTGGATTGGTCGGGCGTGCAAATGTGCGAAATGCCGAAAGTTTCGTCGCCAAACTATCCGTATAGATTGTATTTGATTGGCGAACCTATGGCCCAGCATTTTTTGCGCAATAACATTATAAACGAACTGACTGGAGATTTTTTGTTGCGTAACTTTTACAAAGGCCTGCCGTTGACACATAATAATTACGCAATTATAAATAGCAAACATTTTTCGACGCGCAAACCCAACAAAGTTTTTGAAGAAATCAATCTTGAATTGGACACAAGCACAAACTATATTAAATTTATTCAACGCGACTACATCTACGACGCCAAGTTTCCCGACGATCTACTCGAGCTGCTCAACGATTACATCACGTTAACATCGTATTACAAGTTTATTATGAAGTTTAACGATCTGAATCAAAAAATGTACAGCAGTTACAATGAAATCATAGTGGATCGGTATGCCGTTAATAAGTATCGAAAATTAAATATAAAAACAGAAGTGAATAGCATTCTACCGACGCTGCGCAACAACGAAACATCTTGCATATTTGTCCATCCGGACATTATACAGATTAAAGGCACTCTTAACGCTTTTTACGTACCGTCGAGTCAGCTTTTTATCATTTTGGCCAGTAACAGTCTGTTTGGCAGCACAAAATTATTGTATTTTGATTATCGGCTCATTCCTTACCGACAGTTTAGTAGCCCGCATGTCATCAATAGAGACACGTACATTGTAGACGCTAAACATAAAATCTATTTGACCAAACACATATTCGGTACTTCTGTGCCTGCCTATTTAATTATAAGAGGAGATTACGAAAGTTCTCAATTCAAAACGCTCGATAATTTGAAGAATCCGTGGGTCAAGAACACATTGTTGACATTATTTGTTCCGTAAAATGGATATCAATAGACCAACCACTACGTCGTCCGGATTCAACCTGGCCGGTGTGAGCCAAAACACTATGATGATGGTGTTGATTGCGCTTGTCATTATTATATTGTTAATACTATTATTCCAATCCAGCAGCCCTGGCAGTTCACAAAACGGAGGCGGTAACGGAGGCGGTGGCGGTGGAAACACTTTTGTCAATCCACTAAATGCTACAATGCGAGCCAATCCATTTGTTAATCCAGCGCAACGAAACATGCTTTGAGTTATTGATATAAGACATTAATCAAATATTTAGTCATCATGAAACAGTTCAAGTGTGATAAATCGCCCAAAATTAGAACAGTTACTGAAATTATAAACGGCAACGAAAAGCTACACAAAGACTATGATCTGGCCGAGTTTGACGCCAAGAACCTCAACAGTTTAGAAAGTTATGACACGTTAAAAATAAAATTAGTTATAGTAAAGTACATGGCAATGTTAAACACTTTGCAATTGACCCAGCCTCTGCTGACCATTTTTCGAGATCGTCAGGCGGCTCGCGATATTGTCGCAATAGTTGTAGCCTCTTTGGGTTTCGTACACAATCGAGTACATCCGCTTGTGAATAATTTCGACAATAGAATGGAGTTTGTCGTTACCGATCGGCCAGACATAATTATTCCCGGTGAACCGCTCATGTTTCGTTTGAACGATCGCGAGGAAATCGTCTGCACCATTGATCGTTTGAGTATTGTTAAAATGCTCGAGAGACAGTTTGACACTGACATGTCTGTCGGTAACATAATCAAAGAGAAACAAAAAGTCAAGTTAATGAAAACGTTTGCACCGTCACGCAAGCGCAAACCTGACGAATTCGAGAGTTTAATCAAAATTAGCGAAATGGAAACTACGCAGTATGTCACGTTACTATTCATCATTGAGCACGCATACGGCCACTATTCTATCTTGAAAAATTATGGCATTTTTAATTATTCCGAATCGTTGTTGGATCACACTATTTTTGCTAACAAATGCAAACCCACTTTGAACAGCAACTATTCTAATATGCTTTTGAGTAAATTTAAGTTTCGCGTTGAAGACACAGAGAAGAGCAGCAACAAAACTAATATTGGCATATTGAGCTACAACAGTTAAAAATGTGGTTGTTATTAGCATTATTGATTGTTGTAAAGTTAATATTGTTTCACAAATTAAAGGATATGCATTACGATATGCACACTAATAAAATATGCCCAAGAGGTTACTACGGTTTGGCGCCAGATCCGTACGATTGCGATAGTTATTACCTGTGTCCAGATCGAGTTCAATTTTATTGCCCGCATGGCCAACAATTTGAATTGACCCAACAAAAATGTATAGAAGCAACTTTCGAAACTGGCTGCATTGGACGCCTTTACAAAAATCTGTTACTATAATTTTTTTACTATTTTATGTTGGTCGTTAATAAAAAATTTACATAAAATTATTTATATTCTATTTGCTATGAACAAAAACATCCTCAAAGTTAATGCGCAGATTTGGGTACATGGTCAACATGACGTCTACGTCTTGCACGTGCGGGGCGTTTCGGGTGATTGCCGCCAAGAACGCTGCGGGCAAATTGCCGCGAAGCGCAATCAATTCCTTATCAACGTATTTTTCGTGTCCATTCTCGCAGACAGTGACGCCTTTTACACGTTTAATCGACGATAGTTCGCGGCTCTTGCACACGCCGAATACGTGCCACACTTGTGTTTCGTTGTTGCTTCGCACCACTATTGGCGCCACGGGTTTAGAAAAGTGTTTGTGCGCAATCAACTTTGTCAGCACATACGGCACTCTGACGCAACTGATTAGGTATGCTTGTTTATCGTACGACGCCACACATTCAATGTTCATGCAAATATTGCGTAAGCCGCGTTCGTAGCCGCTGACCAAACGCGTTCCGCCGCCCACGGCGATTGGAGGTCCTACAGTAAACACGAATATGTTAATAGAGTTTATTGTGCCCAACATACTAAACGTAATAATATTGTCGTTGTCTCTGGCGCAGTATAAATTGACGTTCATTTTAACGATTGTTTCAGTCTGCCCGGTCACACGTCGTGAACATGCATCAAGCGTACAAGAATTGCGAGGGACGCAGCACTCCGGCGCGCGACAAGCTCGGATCGTTCCTTACGTTTGCGCCGAGCACACCCGAAGTTATCGATCAAGTTTTTGCTACTGACGAACCTTACACCGACAACAACTACATGAATCTAATCGAAAACGTCAACGGCATCAACAACACCTACGACGACGTTAGCAACCTGCAAAGTATCAATCTGAATTTTTTCAAAGCCTTGACCAGTGAAAATTTTGCACCATCAATGGAATGTAAAGCAAATTACGTTGATATTGAACTGCCACCACTCAATGATGAAAAATCCAAAAATTACACACCTGTGGGAAAAGGAGCTGCAAGAAAAGCAGTTTCAATGAACTCTGGAATAAAACGCAATCATAGCGCCGATGATGATGATGATAACAATGATGATGATATTGGTGTCAATACTACAGCAAAATTTTTTGCTTCCGAAGGACCACAACGGACAATAATTAAACAAAAGACGCGCGGCAGATATGGAAAGAGAATGTCGGCAGTGACTAAAGCTAGTGCTCAACAAGTTCAACACGATTCTGCCACTGAGCAATTGTTTGATGAAATCTTGCAAGACCAACCGAGCGACATGCATTTGCAAAACAATCGATTGTTTGCTAGTCATTTGCTCGACACGGGATACTACATGTTTTTGGTGGTGTATGATGAAAATTCTGACGATTCATTTGTGATTCGTTACGTCAATTGTGTTCATTCAGTGTACAACGAATACGTAGCTCGGCACATGCATCACGATCGATTCGTGTTTGTCGTTACGTACGAACGCTATCGCTTCATGATATCGTACAAACTGTTGCTCCATCTAGAAATAGACATCCCGCAACAGGATCAATTCAGCGAGACACAATTGAATAACACCAACACAAAAGAATGTTATTTTGAAGAGGTCAAAAATTTTGAATTTCTAACATTTCTCACAAATTATTTTCATTTGGACAAAGTGTATGCGCAAGGAAAGATTAGTTTGCTTTTGGCTTCTATTGGAGAGTATAAAGCTCGTCTGATATACAATACTTTGACGGAAATGATTAATGATAAATCGTTGTTTAGACTACCATTTCACATGTGCAAGAAAGAAGTAACTGACGATGAAGTGTCTCGTGCTTATTCTTCAACCTACGTCAGCGATATTATTAGATTGACCGAAAACGTCAAATTTAAAGTGCTGCCTGAATATAAAAAAAAGCACGATCGTCCACGAGTTATTAATAACGTGTTGAAGGCTCTAAGTTTTTGGTTACGTTCCAAGGACACAAAAAGTAGTGAGTTTAAAGAAAAAAATAATTTTACCTACAAATTTGGTAGTGTCGTACGTGTATTGTACGATGGCACCGACAAAAATGTCAGCAAACTGTTTAAGATTAAAAAGGAGAATGGCTCTGTAAAGCTAATCGAAGAATATTTGTCTGCGTGTAAACAGTTTCCAGAGTCGCATAATTTTATGCTGGTCACTACAAAATCCGACGAACGCATAACGGTCATCAAAATGGGCACCGAGTTTATCTGGATCACAACCGTCATTAAAGACATTATAGTCGCTGACATTATCAAAAAATACAGATTGTTTAATCATCATATATTCAATTTGAACACAAACAATCGAAAGGAGATCAACAATCGACACAATGGTCTACTTAAACTTGCGGCTTTTTACACGGGCCAATTGATAACGTTTGATGAGATGAAAAGTATAGCAATCGAAAGCTTTAATTGTAATTATGATTGTAAACTACATTTACCACCGTTGACACACCAAATATAATATAAACAATAATGTTTTTTTAATATACTTTTATTTTAAATACATGTATAGTTAATATTTTCTGGCATTTTATTTACACTCCTGTAGATGTAATGAGTTACTCCCGCATTGTTGCGTAATCGTTTAATTTCATAATAGTGCAGAACGCTGGCATTGGCGGCATCGTAATCCTTGGCTTTCTTGATGTCCCGAATACTATTGTCGTCGTTGATGCTCACGACGTACACGTTGGCCTCTTTTTTGTCAAATACGTGCGACCGCAAAAACTTTCGCAGGCGAGTGTCCATTTTCGATTAATGAATGAAATTGGGTCGCATCTTGGTTATATAGGTCTTATCGCTTTAAACTAGTTTTGCACTTTATAAGAATGACGGTTCCGCCCGTGACGGTGTTAACCTTTGTCGATTACATGAATGTCGATCTTTATTGTAGCAATCTACGGCGACTGCGACGCATATACAAATGGCGAACCAAACTGCCGCATATTTTAATCGATTACGAAATTAGAGAAGCCGGTTTCGACGATTATTACATTCCGTCCAAATTGTCCAATCGGGCACTTCACGTTAAATGGACATTTAGTAAAAAAGGTTGCGAAAGCATGAGTTGTTATCCCTACAATGAATTTGGACCCATTGACATTAGCACGCCGGCCAACTATACGCAAACCTCAATGACGTCCGTGCTTTTTGGTCAACCGTCGTGTTACAATTTGGACAGAGCGGCCGCTACAAGAGAAGGGTCCGAACAAGAAATACAAGCCCCCGAATTGCGTTACACGGACGACCGAAAATGTATTCTGGTCGACACTATGACCAAAATGTATTTGAATACGCCATACATTCGAACTGACGAACATGTCATAATGGGCATCGATGATGTACCCGCTTTTAATGTAGCCGCGAGCAACAATCCTTTGTTGCCGGAACGTTTCCTTGGCACTTTTAACGACGCCTATTGTCGACGATTTGGTCGTTCGTTGCAAAACGGTGGCTGTCATTTGCAGTGGTGGGAAAGTTTGATTGGTTTCGTATTAGGCGACACCATTTACATAACTATGAAAATGCTTGCCAACAATGTTTTTAGCGAGCTAAGATCGTTTGATTATAGAAACCCGTCTAGTATTTTACCACAGAGGCCGTTTGTCAATTCTAGTCAATTGTTGCGGGATTGGCAACAAACCCGCGATCCTACCGCCGACATAGACTTTGAAAAACTATTTGTCAACTATTGTACTTATGACGATCTTGACTTGCACGATGGTGAAAAGATTGTGTATCGCGCCGAAGAGGGATTCTCTCGCGTGGCCATTCCCAAGCGTAAATTAGAGTTTCGCATTGCCGATGCCTCGGCGACGACAACACTGCGAGACACCAACTCGCCCTATTACACCGATCTTGATTTCATTATTTCCCAATTTCTCGAGGATAACGCGTTAATCATGGGCATTGCGACTAGTTTTGGTTTTGATTTTCTTTTTGATAACCTAAAATTAATGTTGAAACGCATCAATACCACCTTGATTCCCACACTAAAACGCATCCTATACAACACCAGCGAAAGGGTTACGGTACGTTTGCTTGGCGAAACATACAAAGCGTTTGTAACTCAGACGTTTAACAGGATCGCCATTAAAACTATATCGGCAGTTGCCAAAGCTATGACACGAATTGCGATTAAAGCCGCATCCGTTATCGGAATAATTTTAATCATAATATCCATAGCCGATCTTATCCTTGGACTATGGGACCCGCTGGGCTACAATAACATGTTTCCGCGCGAGTTTCCCGACGATCTGTCCCTGTCTTTTTTGTCGGCATACTTTGACTCTATCACCGGCGGTACGCGCGACTTGATCGAGTTTATACCCGAGTTTTTCGATGATCTCATAGAAGAAGATTCAGAAGCAATCGATCTGGTCACGGGCCGCGACGGTCTCGAATACATTGCTTTGCTCGAAGTTAACTCAAACGGCCAACGGTTAGATCTTAGCGAAGGCGCTGAAATTAACGATTTTGATGAAGCTACTCTAGTTGGTAACGCTTTGGCTTCAAGCGCCCTGTACACATATCTAGATTTTATACAATACACCGAACGACACAATAAAATTTTGTTTAGCGGTCATCATAGTTCAATGGTGGTGCCAGTCATGTTTATTATGGGCGCCATCATTTTAATGCTAATGCCGCAACAAGACACAAACATTGTTGCTCTGTTCATCATTTTCATATTGATAGCTCTGTATTTGATGATCGACGAATCGTTACACTATTATATGGGCTTGCGCGCTTACACACATCGGATCCAAGATAGATGGTTTGATAATCTGTACACGGAATAATACACATTGTATTTTAAACAAAAAAATTTTTATTATATACAATTATACGTCTACAACAAGGGCGGTGGCTTACATTAGAATACACATTACTTTTTTTTGTGTTTATTTTGTTGTAACGGCACGTCCGGAATTTCGGGGTTGAGAATGTCGTTAATAATATTAACCGAGTTTGAAATTGAGTCTAAAGTTGTAGCTTGTCCGTCCAACTTTGAGTTAATTTCGGTTACATCGGGCAAGTTTGTGCGAACATCGTCAACTTGGCCTTGCAGAGAAGTCACTTTGTCGTCCAGAGCCTTGATGTCGGCACGAATCAACAGCAAAATGTTTTGTTGAGCCATAATTGTATGATATAATTATATTTTTAATTATAAACTTATTATTGTGGCGTAATCAGCGGGCCGTCAAATCGAACACGATCAATCTCAAATTGACCCTCGACCAAAGCAATAGTAATTTCATTGGCATTGTGAAAAACGGCAATGGCGCGAGGCAAATCTCTGTATGCTTGCTTGTTGTTGTTTGTCGTTAGGGCAAACTGTTTAACGGACATGTGAGCGCTCTGATAGGGCAATTGCTCGCGACCGTACACTGACATGCCGCGACGCAGCTCTTGCACAATGATGCGATCGTCGAAATTAAACTGACCAGACACCAATCCGCGCGGTCTAATACCCGACACGGGAAACAGCACCGTTTGCGCGTCGTAATCATCGTATCTGCACGTCACCACCGACACCAATTTTTTGTCACGATAAATGGGTGCGCCAACGTAAATCATGCCGGCAATGCTAAAGTCGTCCACGGCAATGGTCAGCAGCTGACCGTACACCATCCGGCCCTTGTGGCTATGAAAGTTGGTAAATACGCGCGTAGCACGCGTTTTGTACAGCACGCCATTGCTCAGTTGCACGTACAGATCGTCACTGCTCGTCACGGGCGGGAACAACACTTGAGTAGCGACGCCGGGAAAATGATGGTACATCGATAACGATTCGTCGTCGTTTGTGTCGCTGTTGGGCGGAATTACAGTGATGTTGACTCGGTTGCCGTCTACTTCGTGGACCTGCATTGTTTTTGCGACATGGTCCACGGAATACAAAGTATTGTGAGTCGTCGTTGTCATTGCCGCTGTCAAGGCACAAAGTGTCACTGCCAACGTTAACGTTTGCCAAGCCATTTTTATACAACACTCTTATCATTTACATGTTGCGACCTATGACATTTTGAATAACTATATAATCCACGAGATTAGGGAGATGAGTAACAATTAGTGTCACAACCGCCGCAGCATCATGCCCATCTTTAGAAAAACTGACAAAAAAATTATTGAAACAAATGCTGTGAAAAAAAGCAAAGACGAGGACCTGCGTAGACAATTAAACCAAATACTACAAGCCAAGAGGCAACTGACAATACAGATGGAACATTGGGAGCGAATCAAACGTATAACCAAGGATCCTAAAGAAGTGCAAGATATTGAGAATAAACTCTTGAAAATGCGAATGGATTTTCTTAATTTTAGTACAGACAAATTTTAAATAAAAATCATTTATAAAATTACTTGTTTTTTATTGTTATTTACAATTTTTCAATAGTCAAATCATGTAAGTCGCGATGCAAAGAATCCAGAGTGTTATTGTCGTCGTGAATGTCGATAAACGATGTTGACGTGTACCAGTTGTCGTTGTCCTCTAGTTCAGTGCTCGGCGCTCTGCATTTTACGGAACGCACATGACATTTTTGCGGTAATGGAGTGTCCGATCTGCGGCGTTTAGATTCGCGGTGTACCAACTTGCACTTGAACTTGCTGCCGTCGGGCCAATATGCTCTGTGGCTAGCGGCCAAAAGTTTGTCGGCAGCGTAACGCGACGACACTACACATCTCTTGCGCGTACATTGATCGGCCTTAATGTCGTGTCTAATTTTACCACCGCAAATAAAATTAATAAATTCCCTGCTGAATCGCTTCTCCACATGACCACCGTTAATGTAAAACACGTACATTGTAATTATTCTTCTATATTAAAAAACACCATAGGTTTGACGGACAAAGAATACGTTTTCTCTTGAAGTGTCTTACAGTTAACTGTTTCGTAATCAGTGTCTTCTTTGCTCTGCTTGAAACCTTCTATGAGCACACCCGCCAACATCTGAACTTCGGATGATGTCTTATCGTCTGCGTTTTGGAATTTAAATACCTCGCGAAAGCGCTCTTGGGTGAACTGCTCGCACACAATCTTCTTTTTCAATTCGCCAGTCATAAAGTTTTGTTCATTGCTCTTTTGCTTGATGTCGAAAAATTTTCGCGTAAACGCTGCCTTGGCTGCCACATTGTTATGCGCATCCGCCGGATTCGTGATACCCGCTGGCATGTTCACGTACACCACATTCTTGAGTTTCATTGTGTCGCACTCCCAACGTTTAAACTCAATAATCAACTTGGCAAAAGCTTCATTGTGCAGGTACATGTTTGACCAATTCATGCTGAGATAGTTGCCAAACGTACTCTCGGCAGCTGTTACGCGAACATAATCAAAAAAGAAAAACGGTATCATTCCGCCTTTGCAAAGTTTGCCCACTTGATAGACTACGCGCGGACTCTTTGGTCTAGTGATCACGATGTTTTGCGATACCGTCGGCAAAAACTCGGAAATGTTATCGTCAATATTTATAGATTCTCGCAAAAAGCCCAAGTTCTCGAACAATTTGCTGTTGTACTGAAACACTGTCATGTTCTTTTCTTTTAGATTGTAACGAAGTTTATCCATCCAAGTCACGTCTCTAGTCATTGTAGGCGTTTTAAATATGCACAACATTTTGTTGCCATTAGGATGGTGCACTTCATCGTCGTCGTCCTCGCCGCCATTATTGTACACGGTCAATTGTTGGGTTAACGGCAAATCGTCGTCGCTACCACTGCCCTCGTTATCGGCGCGTTGTTTGGCCGCAACCTCGTTTCCAATCTCGTCGCTGTTTACACGCTTTGACATTATTGAGGTGTTGTGCGTCGCTGCTTGATATAGTTTGACTAATAATGTAATCTGCTCGTTGGGTTTTATTTATATAGTAAGATACGAAATGGAGTTTAGCACCAGTGATTTACTACAGAACGCGTCGTACTCGGCCAAACACTATTGCAAGTTTGAACATTACATGACTTTAATCAATTTGGCTAAAGGCATCGTGCCGGTCACGTTAAACGTAGAATCGTTAAAAGAATTGGAAAAAGTTCACTTAAAGATTGATCCTCTCACCGATTATATTACAAATATTTTCGATTATGCTCTGTACATACGCGACAATAAACCCGAACTAGTTTACGTGCTCAACTCGTCAAACAAACAATGTGTAGGCACGCTAGCAATCAATTTGAATGGCGATCAATTACAGATTACGGCCACCCACAATGAAGATATTGACGAAGCCACTATCTAATAAATAGTGTTAGCACGCCTAATTGAAAGTCAACATTGCTTAAGCTTAGTGATTTCCCTTAATCACGTTTCGTTTAATAACAGCTCTTCAGCAAACTCGACTACGCCGCGTCTTTAATTTTATTTGATAAACTTTTACTTAGGCTCCGCTGAGGCGTAAGTTAATTTACGTCGAGTTTATTATAAACGTAAACTTAATTTAAATATACGCAACAACAAACTTTTAGCACGCCCAATTGTCAAGTTTGTATGATGCGCATAACTAATCAAACAATCATGAATTTTCATGTTTAGTAGGAACTTTGCTTTTCAGGTTTCAACGAACGCGTACAAAATTTCGTCCGATCATTGCTATTCTTCGTCCATTGTTTCAAAAGGCACTTTGTCGGCATCGTCGTTGCAATGGTAGTTGTAGTATGTCAGTAGTTCTTTAATTGACGAGAAATCTGTAAGGTCTTCCAATCGATTCGATGCAATGATGCGCCACGTAGAAATGCCTAAATACACGTAGTACAGTTCGACATAGCTGATGATGCCCATGTCACTGTTTAAAAACTGTACGTACTCGTCGTTGTGCTCCATATGATTTTTAGTGAAAATGTATTTTTTATGAAAATCACAACGAAAAGAATCGTCGTTATGGTAGCAGAGGCGACACGACGACATTCGTTCTGTTTGTAAAGCGTTTAGGTACAATCTAGCGGCTTCGCTCAAGTCTATGCTTTCAGCAATGCCAAAATCGTCATCTTTCTTGCGTTTCAGCAGTAATTTATTGCGTCCCATGTGCTGTATAACATCGCCTAAACGAGATTTAGGATCGACAGGACATTTGGTAGTGATTCGAGCCGTGTGCTGGTCCAGATCCCGACAAAACTCTACCGTATTCAAGTATGCCATTTTATCTTACACTATCCGTTGAATGAAATAATAAGAGGAAGGTAAAACATAAGCTATGCAAATATTCGTAAAAACATTGACCGGCAAGACGGTGACTGTTGAAGTAGAACCCACAGACACGGTGGAACAGCTAAAACAAAAAATTACCGACAAAGAAGGCATACCTCCCGATCAGCAACGTCTGATCTATGCTGGTAAACAACTCGAAGACTCGAGCACAATGAGCGATTACAACATACAAAAAGAATCTACAATTCATTTAGTTTTGCGTTTACGAGGAGGCCATGTCCGCGGTGGTTGCAATAATAACCCGGGCTCGAATATGCGGATTACACGAGGCAACCATAGTTGGCCATGAGGCACATTCGGCAATTTTAATTGTCACACCCAACTCGGGCAGAATAATCTACGACGGACTACGAGTCAACGCTAGGATCATTCGTCAACATCACATGTTTATAGACTTGTTATTAGAAAATTAAAATAAATTTATTTTAATCGAAAAAATTTTGTTTATTTTAATAAAATATTATACAATAAATATTTAAATTAGGTAAAAGACATTTGGCTATCTTCAATGTGGTCGTTTTGCATGCTAAAAGCGGGCGGCTCGTAGCGCTGTTTGCTTTTCTTAGGATTCTTATTTACCACGACAGCATTACTCTGCTTTCGTTTGCGTGACGCTTTGTTTTCTTCTGAATGTTGCTGCTGTTCAATAACTTCAGTCTTTGACGGTCGCGACACGTGCAACAAACATTTTCGCAAAGCGTCTATGCCCGACTGAAGCATTGAACGCGTCAATCGTTCGGTGCCATTGTGGCTCTTTTTCAACTTGATATCGTAGATGAAACTAGAAGATGGGGCAGAGTGCGTTTCAAATGTGACACTAGTTATTCTGTAAAATTCATTGTAAATCTTGCTGCGCTTTTCGTTGCCCTCTTCGACGTCGGAGCGCGACGCACTGTCGTCCTTTTCAACGTTTTGCTCGTCGGCACTGTCAGAAGCGTTAGGAGCAATCGTTTTGCCTAGTTTTTCCATAAAATCAAAGATATCTACAAACGGCTTGGCGACAGGTTGCGATTTCATAATGTTCCACATGGTGTGGCTGTTTGGCCAGGTTTCTTGTCGGTTCTTGGTGTACCAGCTATTGAACAGGATATATTTGTTGTAACTAATCATTTTCTTGTTCTTGCGAGTGTTTTTCTTGTCGTTGTTAAATATGATTCCGTGAACCATTTGTACAGTGTCATTGTCTTTGACGGGCATAGAAAAAAGATTGTGCTTGATTTTTTTCCGTTCCAAATAATTAATTACAGCGTGCACTTGTTCAATGTGTGCCTTGTCACAGGCAAACTTGCCAACATCGCCATTGTTATTTGTTTCGATTAAAGCGGTTGCTGCCATATTTGTCGATTGATTGTTTGTACTCGGTTTCCAAGGATTTATTCAATTTGAATATTTTATTAATCTTTTTTATGTGCGCAGCTAATCGCTTGCAATGCTTATGCTCTCCACCAACGGTTATGAGCGCTTTGTCAATATTTGCCCTTATATATTTCAGTTGTTCCTCGAAGCCGTCGTCAAAGACATGATCACAAACGTTAGTGAACAGATTGTGATGTTTGCGTTTGTTTATTACCTCCCTGACGAGTGCGTATACTTCGCTGCGCGTCAAACAGCATTGACTATTCTTTTGAGGTTCGTGTTGGTAGTCAACATTAGCTCCCTCGGTGCTCGGCGCATCCATTTGTGGAAAAAATCAAAGCTTTCAAGCTTAAGCGACAGCAAGAAGAATCTGCGTAAATTTTTTTGGTCAAACTTTGCTTTTACACTTTTGACAAACTCAAAAAACTCTAAATAATTACTAGAGTCGTAAGTGACGAGTTGCTTTTCGTTCATATACTGAAAATAGTCTTGTAATGGCAAGATATATAGGTTGCGAGGTATTTCGTTATTGTGCCGGCGCGTTTCGAGATTAATTTTGTAGTCGTTTGGCTTGTCACAGTTGAGTTTCACGCAATAGGTGTTTGGCTCGCGCGACACGTTTCGCAGCAGTCCCTGCACGACTCCCACGTAAATGGCGTATTTGTATGTGACGCCAGCGTCGTTCCACTGTAAAACAAACGGCACGCGGTACACCCAGGCACTTTCAAAGAACGTACCCGTTTCCTCGATAAATTCACGTACGGCGGTTTCGTAATCAAATATGTCGCGACCGTCGCGTTTCCCGCGCGGAATTGATATTTTTTCTAAAAAGTTGACTTGATTTAGCTGATCTGCGTCGTGGTAGTGAACAGTACTGTCGTAAGAGCGGCGCGCACACAAAAGCACGGCCTTATCGGGTTCCATGATCATGAACAAGCCTGCACAACGCATGGTTAAATAATACACACTACTGTTTCAATGGGAAATAAATCATTTATTTTATATACAATCATTATATCCATAACTTATGATTAATTTTAAAGTTATTCAATCGATCCTGCAACTCCTGACACAAAGCGCGTTTGTTGCGCAGGTTCTGCACTATGTGTGCCACGATGCTGTCCTGTGGCTCAACGTAAAGATACGTGAGATATAAAAACATTTGTACCAAATCTTTATTGCTGACAGAATCTTTGGTGTTGAGGCGTTTAATAAAATTAGTTGTGTTCAATTGCTTTTTGTTTTCGAGCACATGCAGACAGTTCGGCAAAGCCACATAGTCTGAATCGATTGTGCTCACGCCGACGTGTTCCCAAAGTTTCATGGCAAGATCGCTGCGTATTCCATCATTGATCATGGCTTGCATGCTTAATATAGTTTCTTGATTATTACATGTCACATTGGCGACAAGGAAATCAAAGTTAACCATTACATTGTCGAGGTCAAGTTCGATGCGTATGATCTCGTCGTCGTTGATGGGAGTTTGAAAATCTTGACAATGTTGCAAATAAAACAGTCGATGATTGATGTTGCGCAGTTTATAAATTTGACTGTCTATAGCCAGACACAAAGTTCCCACTTCCATTATTAAAGGTAAAGTGCGGCAAGTGTCGATCCAGGTTCGCTTTATATACCGATACAATTGATGATTAAAACTAAAAATATTGATCTGGGCTTTGGCGGAACATGATTTTTGAAAGTAAAGATTGCATTAGACTACGTCATCGTTTATCGAAGTTGGATTTGGCAAAACATGTTTTTCGAAAGCAAAGATTGTATGAAAGGTGGCAACAACACGATAACCTTATGTGATAACTTTATCTTTTTAAAACCGACAAACAATTATTGCGTCATCCTTTATCGAAGTTGGATTTGTCCGATCATGTTTTTTCAAAGCAAAGATTGATTAAGTAACAAACAACTTACGTCATTTTAAACAATGTTGGATTTGGCGAAACATGTTTTTTCAAAGCAAAGATTGATTAGACTTAGTAACAAACAACCTACGTCATCCTTTATCGAAGTTGGATTTGGCAAAACATGATTATGCAAAGCAAAGATTGTTAATTTCTTACGCAATAAAAACATAATGTTGCATCATTTTTTTATCGAAGTTGGATTTGGCAAAACATGATTATGCAAAGCAAAGATTGTTAATTTCTTACGCAATAAAAACATAATGTTGCATCATTTTTTTATCGAAGTTGAATTTGGCAAAACATGTTTTTCGAAAGCAAAGATTGTTAATTTCTTACGCAATAAAAACATAATGTTGCATCATTTTTTTTATCGAACTTGGATTTGGTGAAACATGTTTTTTGAAAGCAAAGTTCATTGTAATTAAAAAACAAATTACTTCATGCTACAAAGTTGGATTTAACGGAACATGATTATGCAAAGCAAACATTGATTACACTTAGTAACAGATTTAATCAAAGTTAGATTTGACGAAACATGTTTTTTGAAATCAAAGTTTAATATCATTTAAAAATAGTTTAATCGATGTTGGATTTGGTAAAACATGTTTTTTGAAAGCAAAGATTGATTAAAGTACGTCATTTGTTATCGATGTTGGATTTGGCAAAACATGATTTATGAAAGCAAAGATTATAAAAATTATATAGTTACTTAATTTATATGGCCGCATTATATGTTTAAAATCAACCGTTTCAATGTTTGCTTTTAACAATTATAGTTTGCCAAATCCAACATTGTTTAAATCTGTTACCAAGTCTAATCGATCCTTGCTTTGAAAAAACATGATCGGACAAATCCAACTTCGTAGCATGACGTAATTTAGTCTAATCGATCTTTGCTTTGAAAAAACATAATTCTTAAAATCCAATATTGTTTCATCTTTGCTCGGCAATGATTAATCTTACCATCGATTTAAAAGAGTTTAGAACGAGAATCAATGCTGTCAAAGCAAAGATCGATTAATGTTGGCGAAGCAAAGATAAAATAAACATGTTGAGCAGAGTGATAATTTTATTTTGATTACTAGCCAAAACATTGAGATTACAATCGTATAAAATGAAAGTGCAAGCTTTGCGCAATAATCATATAGTTATCGAAAATGGCCGAGCAAAGATGCAGTGTGATTTTTGTCAAGTCCGCGGTGAGCGATTTAATGCAATATAAATGTGATTACAATCAAAAATTGACAATTTATAAGCACGGCACTCTATTTACTGTACCCGACATTAGTGATCTGGACATTGATGAAACTAAAGGATTTTTAATGTACGTGCCTGTAGAAGTTGCAAGTACTAAAGGAGCGTTTCCGTTTCAACGTGCCGTTGTTATGTACAATGAAGACTACACCAACGATACAGATTGTTGTTTTATGAATAAAAATTCGTTTGCCAACAAGCTGAACGAATTGCGCGCCTACGCCTTCAATGATTGTGATGACAGCGACACTTGGGAGCTTAAATTTGACATCTATCAATGCAGTGCTATGAACGTGGGCGGCAACGTGTTAACTGATCTAGGCCGATTATGCCACAAAAACGCGCAGCTATACGACATGATGGTGTCGATCTTGTCCTACGAATTGTACGCCCGTCTGGATACTTTTAAATATTTCACAAAGAAGAATGGTGCGATCACGGCGAGACACGCTCTAGAACGATTGATATCAATTAAAGTTTGTGCTCAGATAATGTTGGGTCTGTTGTGGTCAAGATCGCATCTGATGCATGTAAACTGCCCACAGTTGGCTGAACTGTACAAACTGTGTATAGAAATAATAGGTTCAACGTTTTTGCCCGATTGCAGTTTAGATTGTTACGAATATGTTTTGAATGCAGCACAATCGATTCGAAAGAACGTTTATCAGAAGTACGCCCTTGTCGCCGATTGTCGACTGCCAGTCGACATGATCACCTTTAAGATTAATAACAATGTTGGCGCGCCCGACACTGTGGACATGTATAGCTTTTACATATATTGTGGAGAATTTTTAAGCCATTTCTGTCAATTGGCCGGCCAACAATACAAGTCGTGTACCAATTCGCAGATATCGTTTAATGTAACATTCTCCGACGCCACACAGTCACAATCAAACATATTGCGTCATATCTGTACGAATAATAATAAATTTAATAAAACTCTGTCTAGATAAAAATGTAGTTTTATTCGAGTTGTAAAAGTCTTGGGCCGTAATGTGTGCCCATTTTCATGCGTTTACCCTTGATAAAATCTATTTTTATCTCATTATCATTGCAGATCACGCGCGACTGCGTGGCAGCGCGTTTGATCGAATTTAATCTTCGCGTAGACAATTCGAGTGGGTTGTAAATCTGGGATTTTTCCAGAGTAAATGAATTCAAATGCCCTCTGTTGTGCCATTCTAAAGATACAATTAGGTTTAACAAGAAAATTATTTCATAATCTTTAAATTCAAAAACAAATTTGTTGCACAAACAATAGTAGTAGAGCTTCAAAGAATTGTACAAATAGAATATGTAGTCGTTTTGTTTAACGTAAAATTCTACATCGGTTACAAAGAGCACATTTATTATTTTGTCCGCAATTAATTTGGACAGTTTTACGAGATATTGCAAAGAATTTTTGTCGTCGTCGAGCTGTATAGCGCAAATGTTTTCAGTGTGCGCATTATCAATAACCGTAAAGTGTTCGTTCAGGCACACTTTGACTCTGGCACAATTTGCCAGATCAATCTCGATGACAATATATTTTAGAGAGCACTTGTGGCGTTTTATTACGTCGGAAATTGATGTGATCGAACCAATAAATTTTTCGAGCACTTTGCTGTTCCAGCCCCGGCCGGGCACAGTGACGGCATCGGTGTTGTCTGAATCTTGTTGATGTTTAAAATCGAGACCGCTCTGTATGAGTTTTGTAGTGATGCGAATGCTCAGTTGTTGGCCCAGCGTGTAATTGTCCTCGTATCCTCGTTCCCACAATACGTTGCAGGCAAACGTTAAAAGGGCCGAAACGTCTTGTTGTAACATCATTTTTTTCAATCGCACAAAATCGCCTTTGTACCAACGATCGCGCAACAGCAACTTGTACACGCGCATGTCGTGTTCCGTCATATTGGGTCTAGTGACTTGGGCGTATTGGTCAAGATCGCGCGGACTCGATGTTGTCTCTAAAAACTCGAGGTCGAAATACACCGATACTTGTTGAAGCACAACGAAACCGTCGTCGTCTACTTGAATAGTTTTATTAAGTACATAACGCGTGTGCGTGACGTCAACCTGATTGACATACAACAGATACAGCGTTAAGGGATCGCTCAAATATTTACAGCATTGAGGCAATGGCTGCGTGCGCGTTACGTGATAGCGTGCAAACGCCATGACCGATCGGTCACAACTATTGCGTTGAAAGTATTAAGTTTACTAAAATGCTTGTGCACGCTCTGGTGATAATTGCCGTATTGATAATTGTTGCTTTGTTCATTCGACCAATCAACAATCAAAATGATTATATTGGTATCGAAACCAACGAAGACGAGGACGATTACGATTATAGAATCGATGAATTAAAAACGTTTGAACGCTACTACATTAATAGCCTGCCCGTAAAATTTAAACAGCGAAATTCGCGAATTAACGATCATGAACTTGGCTCTTTTATTGATGATTACGACGCCATTATTGAAGGTTTGCGACCGTTTGTTAGCGCCGAAGATTTTAGTGTATTGTTACACACATTGATAGCATACTCGGCACTGTTGGTAGAGAATAGAAACGCAGCACTGGCGCAAAGATTGGTCACGGCTTTAGAAATAATCGGTTCTAAATTGCCTAGTACGCAACCGACGCAACGGTTACCGTGGAATTTTGATGAAAAATATTGGTATGTGTTTAGCGTAACTTTGACCGAATGCGCGATGCAGCTGTGCATAGTTTTGCGTTCTTATTGCGACATTGACGATATAGTCGTACGCATCATCGATCAGTACCTGGTGGAGGCGAATTTTTCGATGGGTTGGCGTCGCGGAACAAATTATACGATTCGAATGTGCGTGCCGTATGTGTACGCGCAAATGCTGAAAGGTTCGTCGCCATCGTCGTTGATGCGCCGTCGTTCTGTCGCCAGTGTGTTAGCCGAAGTTGCTTACGAGCTGCGAGAAAGCGGCACAGGCATTCGCGGCGATTATGTCAATTTTGTCGACATTAACGTGCGCAACTATTCGTTTTTAGTCGATAATTATTATGTTCTAGACTATTACAACGCTTTGTTCGGCGCTGGCTTGGTTCGTTTCGACAACATTCACGCCAGCATCAATCTCATAGGCAACCACATGGGTATCGTGCACCCTGCGATCGGTTACAAAAATTCAAGCACAATTATGCCGGCACTCACCACCATCATGGCGTACGCCCCTGGCATCTATTGTGCCGACTTCAGCAAGATTGTGACGGTGCGCAATGAAAATTATTGTGCGACACTCGTGTGTCCCGTGAACGGAGTAGCGTACTATCAGGCCAACTTTGATTATCGCCAACATGCCCTCGCTTGGACTATGACCAAACGAATATGGCCTAACAATTCGATAAATTTTATTAATAGCAATGACAGTGGTGTCGAAAGTGGCGTTTTACTTTTAGTTAGCGATCAAGGCGGTGAACGAGTGCCCGCCGATGATGTGTTGCTGTCGCCCAACACGTCCATGTCGTTTTTGCCCAATCCTGGATTCACGGCCATTGCGGCTACCGATGATTGTGCCGCGATCACGTCATACAGCAAATTTGACGCATTGAATGTCGAATACTATTCGTACACTGTGTTTTATCGTACGGGCATGTTTCAATTGTACGACAGAATTAAAACTTTACAAGCCATCGATCGAAACGCGGCATGCGTGGTGTTAGTGCGAGATTCCCGCGACACCAATAGCAATATATTAATGTACGACGGCATGATCGCGAAACATCACAACGTTTTAAACTACAAAAAAATGGTAGATTTTGACGCTTTAAACGTGGGCAATAATGTTTCGTATGTGCGTCAAGTGATAAACAAAAACGAAATTAATTCTGGCGTAGGTATCGCATGTTACAGTTTGTGTACGCAAAACGACACGAGCACAACGATCGTAACCAAAGCCGACAACGCTCGACACTTGTTTAAGGTTGTAGTGGATGAAATAGAATGTGTATTCGATTTTCCGTTTGTAGTTGTGAAAAATAGCAAAGTTCGCCAGGTCACCATCAATAATGCCTATAGTGTGACTAAAGAGGTTCACACAATACATTTTGACGAAATTCGACGGTTATTAGAGCACATTTCATTGAGCGTGGACAATTTACGTTCCGACAAAATTTCACGAACGGAATTCGCTTTTATGTTTAAAAGTGGCCAATCGAACCAATTCAATTTTGTATACTAAAGCTAAAACTTTTGCAATTTGCTACCGGCAAGTGGACCGTGTTTTCAATGACAAACCGCTACGGCAGCTGTTTGTTGTGCGAACAAATTGTATACATTAATAAACGGTACAGCAATAAAGGATCGGATCAATTTTTCAATCGTTTTCGAGCCGTTCTCAAACACAATAGAGTGCTTTGTATCACGTGCTACCGAGAAGTTTACATAAATAAATACATAAAAATGAATAATAATACTAATTTTTACAAGTATAAATAATTGCATTTTTTTTACTCGTTATACAATTCAAGCAATGGGTTCGTCGTATACAGTTTTAGCCTATCCTCAATGTTCCATCACAACAGGTGATACGGTGACAACCAACTTTGAAATGTTGTTAATGAATAGAAGAAAAGAAATACTAGAAACGAGCCATTTAATATTTCAAATGGAAACCCATCCTGATGTGAATATGTCGACAGTGCCGTCGATTATTACGGTCGGTCCCGATCAAATACAATTAGTGCGTCAATTGAAACCTTTAAAACTAGTAGGTTGGAACGAGTGGAAATTTGAAGATATGAATGAAGCACGAGAATTTTTGATACAAGCTACAACTACATTACTGGTCAAGATGAACAGACAACTTGAAGAAGCGTTACCACAAAACAAGTACAAAGTTGTTAAAGTGTTTATTGTTAAAAACAGTCGTAAATATAAAGAGTATAAAAATTATGGTATAATTCATTTAGAAAATAAATTAAAATTTATTAAATAATAAAATTATAAAGTATTTTATTTGTCGTCTATCTAACCACAGTGTTGTGGCAATGAAGCAAGCTCTGCAAAACGTTATATTCGCCGCTGCACTCGGGCAAATTTGAACCGTTTCTTACACATTGCAAGCTTTCGGCTAGACGGTTGCCCGCCATCGATTGGTTGATTGTCCACGGATCCAAACGAGTGCCTTCGACTTTTTCGTGTCCCGTATAGTTGCCTTTAATAAACTCTTTGAAAATGTTGTCCGGAGTGTTATTGAAGAACATGTACGGTATACGAAAAATGCGAATGGGATTGTTGTCGTTTTTCTGTGCATTACTAAAATCTCCGCCGCGCACTACAATCTTGTTTTCAATGTTTTTAAAACAGGATTGTCGCGACAGATACGATATGGGCGACAGGCAGATTTGCGCGCACGTGCCGTCTTCGGCCATCCATTGTGTCAAATCTTCGGAACCGTTCATGACACCTTTTTGACCGTGGATGCCGCATATTTTTACACCTTCTAAATTGCTAGTTGAAGTGATCATGGTCATTTTGAGGTACACAGTGTTGTTGTTAACGGTTAGCGTCGAATCGAGTCGTTCGACTTTTTGCTGATCAATCTGTCGAAAGTAAATGTAAATTTTTGATACGTAAAAGTTTTTGTTTCGACACGCCTCGATTTTGTATCGTTTGCCGTCGTAAATCCAGCCAATTTTGACGTTGGACACTACCACGCCGGCCATATGTAGCATATTGCCACCCTCGACAAACACACAATTGTTGTTATGGCTCTTGTTGTATTTGACAACGGGTGTTTCGTTTTTACTATAGCTCAGTTTACCCTTGAGTTTGTTTATTTTATTATTGTATAGACGAATTGGTAGCTTGATGTCGGGAATGTACGGATCCTCGGCGGTTTGTAGCTTGTTGTCGCGCACAATCGTCCACAGATAGAACATTTTGTCGTTGCGCATAATCTCGGGCGCCACCACCACCGCATTGCCGGACGGCAAATTGTCCAAAAACACTTCTCGGTCCGCCAAACTTGAATATTCGACGACGGGCATTGCGTTTTTGAGGTTCGTCACCGAAACGATTAGTTTGGGAACCGGCGTTATTGCAAACATGTCCATGTAACCCACGTAGTAGTATTGAAGCAGTTTGGACATGAGTTGAGATACGTGACGATCTTGAACAATCTGCAAACCGGCTACTTTGTTTAGTATCGAATCGCTATTATGATATTCGTACGGAGTTAGTAGGGCAGCTATTGTTGCCGTCGTGTTCGATTGCATGTCGTGTATTAAAAGTTTTTTCTTTATACAAATCATTCCTTCGTGATGGTTGATAAACAGTATTTTGTCGGTGAGTTTCAATTCAATAGGAAAGCGATTTCGTTTTAGTTCGTAGATTATGTAGACTAGTTGATCTCTGCGACACGTGTACACTGTAGGACGATTATTGAAAGCTACGATGAGTTCGCCGTCTTGATCGTCTCCGCCGTTTCGCACAAGAAGGCCAGAGTTTTGCAAAGCGGTAAATTTTTCAGCTACTAGGCCATAATCAACGCTGGGCAAACGAACATCACGGCACAGGAAAAACTTTTTGCCCGCCACCGTCATTTCGCCATGGAAAAAACTATCGATAAACTGTACAAAATCGTATTTTTGCATGAGCATGTCCTGCCGCATCGTGTCGTTCGTGATGCGTACCACTTCATTGCCGATGCGATATTTTAGCGAGGGCGAATTGATTTCAATGTTGTTGTTGCTGCTGTTGTCCTGGTAATTAATAAAGTTCTTTTTTTGTTTGCTAAACGTTTTTGAAACAGAATAAATGAGTTTGCCGTTGACAATGGTGTCGATGATTTTCTTGCAATCCTTTGGAAACAAAATACTCTGCAATTTTTTTTTCCGCATTGGCACGATTGTTTTGTCATTGGCGCGAATCGCACAATAATTCTTCAGAATGGGCTTGTAAATGAGCGACAGCAAATAATCGTGTTTGTATATAATCTTGTTGGCAAGATTGTCAATAGAGTAATTGATGTCTGTTGCCATGATCAATTTAATTTGTTCCACTAATTTGCCGCTTTGTTGTTTGTCAAAGTCGAAAATAAAGTTTATAGGTTCCCATTTGCCGCTGTCTTTAAGGTACATACTCAGGATAGCGTTCAAGTCTTCAGTCACAACGTAATCGCTCGCGTAAACGTCTCTGGCGAACAAGACATTTTCATGTTTGTCGTAGACTAATTGTATAGCGCGATTGATGTTTTTTTCTTCGTCGACGTTGCCGTAAAGAAACATTCGCTTGCAACTCTTCGAGTATAGTTTATCGTAAAAATTGTGAATGAGTATGTTGTTGTTCATCATGATGTTGGGAAAGCTGAGATTGCGTCCATCGATCATGAACGTGCCGTTCAGGTTGCAGGCAGTGTTGGGATCGTCTGCGCGAAACTGCTTGTCGAGCCACGTACCAAAAATGATAAGAACGCATTTGTGCAGCACACATCTGTCGAGCGGATCAACAGCACAGCAGAAGTAAGACCGTCGTTCTTGCAAAAATTTAATGGTGCAACTGTTGATGTTTTTAGTGCTACAATTCAAGTAAAATTTTAAATTGTATTTTTTAGTTAATTTATCGTAGAGTTTGTTAAAATCGTCAATCACGTCCGTCATCGTGCCTACGTCGCTCGACAATGAACACCAATAAACCTGTCACACGTAGTCAAGCGAAAAAACTTCAACCCAGCGTTGTTGTCGTGTCACCGTCTAAAAACATTCCAAAAGTTGGCATCGTAAACGCTCGTAAACGACTCAAGCCTGACACCCCGCCAAACAGCGAGCCGCCCTCTAGGCGGACTTCCGATCAGGAATACGACGACTCGTCTTTGAAAAGCGACACGCGTGTCACGTCAAAGCTCAAGTACGTTACAAGCTTGTACACACTTAATTTAAAGTATGTTGACTATTATAGAATACTGGGCATTTCACGCACAACCACATTCCATGAGATTAAAAAGACCATTAACAAACTGACGCGCGTCTACAAGCAAAACGAACCTTATCAACATGGTGGTGATGTACAAAATGCGACACAAAATAGTTTGGACGACATATTAAAGGTTTTAAACGATGCAAATCACACGCTTACCAGAAAAAAACTACGCGACATTTACAATTCTGTTTTAGACAAAAAACAAGTAGTTAAAAATTACAAAAGAACAGTTTTGAAGCCGCTAGAAAACGATATTACTGCTTTTTATAATAATGTACTGCGCATCAATAACAATTTAAAAGATTTCTACGACTCGGATATTGGACAACGACTAAAAGAAAAAGTTTTAACGGAAATCGACAACAACACTCGAAATAAATATTTTAAAACTACCAAAACTAATCGTATACTGGTGGAATGGAATATTTATAACGACATTGACGAGCAATATCTAAAGCAATATTTTCAAGACGATGGTGTAGTAGGATTAGTGCTTTGTAGCAATCGCCCTGGTTGTGCTGTAATCGAGCTGTTGACACAGAAAAGCGTTAAAAGCATTATTGAACGTGAGGCAAAGGGTACGGTGTTTACGTCAGTACGAGATTACACCGAGGCCGAATTTACTGCAAACAGCACGGACTTTACTGTACAAAAAGATAAATTGATAGCAATCGAGAATGAGTTGAAAGAGTTGCAAGAAAAAATTAACTTGGAACTGGACAAAGTTGAACCTGTAAACGCAAACGACGAAGCCGCGCTTGACATGTTGGTGCTTGAGAGTTTGACCGATGACGATTATGAAATGCAAGACACAATGGAACAAGACGATTACGAATGGGACGACGAGAGTTTATGAAATAAAACACAAATAGTTTTAACATGCTAGTTTTATTGTTATGAAAAAAACAGCTTTACAATCGTGGTTATGGCGTGTCTGCACATGGGACAAGAATCTACGGACAGAGCGCAAGTGTAGCAAGCCACAACGTGTCCGCAAGGCACAAAAGTTGCATTACACTGGTTTTCAAAACAAATCTTGCATGCGGACTTGTCGTCGTCATTTTCTAGGGGAGGCGCCGTAGGCTGAGATGACGACGGCAATGGTTCCTGAGGCGGTGCTGAGGGTGTACAATTACGGCCTTTGTTCATTGCATTCCTGATGTATTTTTCTCCTTTGATTTTCATAACGTACGAACACCGATCAAACCAACGGGCGTGCAATTCGAAAGCATCGTCGCCTTCCGTCCATTCTTTTAGGCCTCCGTCGCAGGCGAAACATTTAACTTTGTCGCTTTGTCCCGTGTAGAAAAATCCTGCCGTGGCTAGTTCGTGCGGCGATACAGGTATTGTGACGGGCCAGTCTTTATTTTTGAATGTTCTAAAGCGAGATTGATATGTGCGATATTGAGGATGTGCATAATAAGGCCTGGCGCCACATTCGTCGACTGAAGGTTCGTCAACAGTGCCGTTTGAAGTGTTATAGCCTCCATCAACGTCGACGAGTTTACGTACCAATTTGCACTGCGGCGCCCACCGTTCGTGGTCTCTTTCGACGTCATCATTCGCCTGCCATTTACATATTTCCACTTTGCAAAATGCACACCTCACATTATCAGAATATACAGAGCTTTGAAAGTGGTAAAACCCGTTAATTGCCAAACAATGCGGAGATATTGGATGATTGGGCGGCCATTTATCAAAACTCATAAGGCGATTGGCATATAGTTTCATTGTATCGTTACCCGATTCCATCGTATCACTGCCAGTTTGTTAACTAATCTTTAAATTTAAATAACATAATGATAATACTTTATCTTACATTTACATCTAATAATAAACGCGACTATACTAAACGAAAACGCAAGCGAACCATGCGGCTGTACCGACCGATAAAGATTGCAGATAAGCTAATCAAATTGCGTAAAATGTCATATTAACAATGTTTGATTTTAATAATCATTATTGTTTAAATCAAACATTGATTAAATGTCTGTAAAAAAAATATTGTTGTCCACATATACATGAAGTTTGCTTTTAAAAAACATGTTCTTCCAAATCCAACTTTGTAGCATGACGTAATTTAATTTAATCGATCTTTGCTTTCAAAAAACATGTTTAGCCAAATCCAACATTGTTTAAATCTGTTACCAAGTCTAATCGATCTTTGCTTTGAAAAAACATGATCGGACAAATCCAACTTCGTAGCATGACGTAATTTAGTGCAATCGATCTTTGATTTGAAAAAATATGTTTCGCCAAATCCAATATTGTTTAAATCTGTTACCAAGTCTAATCGATCTTTGCTTTTAAAAAACATGTTCTACCAAATCCAACTTCGTAGCATGACGTAATTTAATTTAATCAATCTTTGCTTTCAAAAAACATGTTTCGCCAAATCCAACTTTGATCAAATATGACGCAATAATTGTTTGTTGGTTGATAAAGTTATCGCATATACTTATGGTGTTGTTGCTACTTCTCATACAATCTTTGCTTTCGAAAAACATGTTTCGCCAAATCCAAGTTCGATAAAAAAAATGATGCAACATTATGTTTTTATTGCGTAAAAATTAACAATCTTTGCTTTTCATAATTATGTTTCGCCAAATCCAACTTCGATAAAGAATGACGTAGGTTGTTTGTTACTAAGTTTGATCAATCTTTGCTTTTAAAAAACATGATGCACGAAATCCAACTTCGATAAAGAATGACGTAGGTTGTTTGTTACTAAGTTCAATCGATCTTTGCTTTTGTAAAACATGTTTCGCCAAATCCAACTTCAATGCAATGACGTAATTTGTTTTTAAATTAAATCGATCTTTGCTTTTGTAAAACATGTTTCGCCAAATCCAACTTCAATGCAATGACGTAATTTGTTTGTTACTAAGTTTAATCAATTCTTGCTTTCAAAAAACATGATGCACGAAATCCAACTTCGATAAAGAATGACGTAAGTTGTTTGTTACTAAGTTTAATCAATTCTTGCTTTCAAAAAACATGTTTCGCCAAATCCAACTTCGATTAAATTTGTTACTATGTCAAATTGATGTTTGCTTTGCATAATCATGTTTCGCCAAATCCAACTTCGATTAAATGACGTAAGTTGTTTGTCATATAAATGAATCGATGTTTGCTTTTAAAAAACATGTTTTGCCAAATCCAACTTCAATAAAATGACGTAATGTAGTTTAATCAATTCTTGCTTTTGAAAAAGATGTTTCGCCAAATCCAACTTCATTGTATAGGAAAAAAAAACAGATACTCAATTGATGGGTTATAATGATTGTATTTGAATGACAAACAGGGGAAACATACATGTGATACAGAACATTTCATCGTTAAAATAGGTATATTTAGCATTAACATTCTCGTTGATTCGCTGACACTGATAACATTTTGAATGTACAATTTCGTACACTTTATCGCTGCGCTCGTATTCGTACCATATCATTTTCAATCGCTGGCGATAGACGGTGCGATGACACAGCGATTCGCAATTTGTTTCGAAGTAACACACGCTTAGCAAACAGTACGTCATAAACTCTGTATCATTGCCAGACAATGGAAAAAAACATTGCGTGCAAAACTGCTGCTGTTGATCGTTAACATTGTAGCAATAGTCACATTTGGCATTGTTGCGCGACACCATGAGCGTAGATTGCACGCGCGTTTCGCCAATTTCGCTGCACCAATTCTTGTAGATTAGCCGTCGAGCATTGTCGTCTTTGGTGTGTCGATACAATTGCGAGTACTTGATAAAAGGTTTTATAAGCTCCATGACTCATGTTATTCTGGCAGTATCAGGGCAAGTTTCGCCTTTATATTGCTTCAGCAGTATGTTAATTACGCTGCATGTACAGGACAAGAAAGGTTATCTGTACAGATTGTTCAATAAACTTTGGTCCGAGTGCACTATAGAATGTGGAATATGCTTGGATAGAATTATCGATGACGGCGTGGTAGCCGTAACAGATTACAAAACTTTAAACATTGAAAAAATGTTTCATTCCGGATGCCTGCGTCGATGGCAGCGCGAACGCAATCGCGATCCATTCAATCGCAACGTAAAGTACTACTTTAATTTTCCACCAAAAAGCGAAAATGAATGTTCTTCGCTGCTCGATCAAACAATAGGTTTCATCGGAGACGAACATGCCGACCGTTTGTATGGTAACGAATATCGCAGAGTGCACGATGCGACCGAGCTCGATTTAGAATTAGATTTTTCGTCTTTGTTGCGATACAAGTGAAATGTTAAAACTTTAGTTTAAAATCATCCCTGTGCACGCGTAAACGAACCGGTATGATGCGATCGCGATAATTTGTCGGTTGAATACCCACATTGACGGTGTCATCGTTGTTTGCTGTATGTTTGTAGAATACGCAACTTTGTAAATTTAATAAATGCGCATTAAATATGTTTGTCAAGACATTTTGTCGTTTTTTTATCTGGTCTATATATTTTGTAGGAATACTGTTTTTCAGAGTAATCTTCTTGTTAATCAATTCTTGAAGCAAAAATATAATATGGTGGGCACACACGTTCATGAAATGGGTTACAGCTTGCGAAATGTTTGTTTTGCCGACGGTATAGTTAACGTTGACTATCGCGTGCGTAATCGGTTCGATAACATGAAACATGCCCATGTAATAATTGTAAAACATATCTGATACACTATGAAAATTGTGCACGTGTACAGTGTTGTTCTGCACGATTGCCGATATGATGTCGGCATAGTACAGTTTAATGACTTTATGCTGAGTATCGGAAAAGTGTTGTTTTAAAGTCATGGAATTTTGCGAAATATTGACGCGTAACTGGTCCATATACCGTTGTAGATTGTCAATGACACATTGGATTTGTCTAATATTCTGCGGAGTCATATAGACGCAGTTAAGTATAGGCGCAGCTACAAAGATAACGTTTCCAGCTTTCAAAGCTTGTGGCCTAACACACGTTAATTTAAAAGTTTCTTCGGGTTTGTCGACAGTTACTTGGGGTTTGTCGACAGTTACTTGGGGTTTGTCGACAGTTACTTGGGGTTTGTCGACAGTTTCTTCCGTGTCGCTTTCGTCGACGTCTGTTTCCATCATCGGCGAAACGGGACCATGTAATGGTAAACTCAATTCACTAATCACATTGTCGGCTGTGTTGGTTTTTGGATTTTTTGAGGGCGTACTAATCAAATCATCCTGTCTGGGTCTTTTAGATCTAATTATTTCGGTCAGTTTGTTGCTAAGGCCTCTACCATTTCTGCTCATTGTGTAATAGTGATCAATATACAAATATTACAAAATCCTTATATTTGTCTAGAGTAGACAAAGGTGTTAGAAATTTTACTGTCTTATCAGTGTACGTATCTTTGTAATAGTAATTACGATTATCTTTGTGAGCAAATTTATAGCGAGTTAGCTGTGCATATTTGTCATAAGACAATATTTTTATTTTATTTTGCTCAAATATGTCCGAGGTTTCGGCGACAACTGACGTGGTGGCCAACATTCTAAAACATAACCTCGAATTGATTGACAACTCTTATATAATTTTAAATGTCGTCGATCAAACCTGTGGTGCGCTTAAACCGGTGTGTCTTGGAGAAATTAATTCCTTTCAAACCAATAAAACTACAGGGTACCCAGTGTCGGATACATCCGTTGCGAGCGAACTGCAAAGTGATCAAACACTATGACGAAACCACCGACACGACTATAGACAATCATGTCACAATTTTGGATGCAATATATCAAAACTACGATCGTCAACCGTACTATATGTGTTTGGTTAATAGTGAAAATGATTTGGAGATACGCGGCGTTTACGTTAACGCAAACGAAATGTTTGCCTACGTTATGCTGCAAGAGCTGGACGACGATGAAAAATTCTTTGGCATAGACGAAGCGGGAGAGAAAAACATGAGCACCATTCGAACCGTGATCAAAACAATTATAGACGCTTTTCAAGTTTGCCAGGACAAGTTTATTTTGATGATAGACGAACTGCAGATCGATGTGATCTATTCGATATTTCGCTGTATTGTGCTACCGCAACGCATGTATCATTTGTATAACAACGAAAATGAACCAATTAAAGACGGTTTGCGAGTCTTTAGCGTGCCGTTTTCAGACGAAGCATTTCAAAGCCAAGTAATTTACAGGACGTTTTTGATATATAACACTGTGCTAACAATGCTACTTCAGCAAAGTAATCCGTTTAACGATAACAAAAAAAATATATCAGTGATTTTTCGTACGTTAGGCAAGTGTCCCAACAACAAAGAACGTGTCAAATGTTGTGATTTGCGGTACGGTGGTAACGCGCCCGGCCACGTAATGTGCCCGCCTCGAGAAATGGTCAAGAGGATATTTCATTACGCGAAATGGGCACGCAACCCAACAAATTACAGTCGGTATTTTCAATTAATCGTAACACCACCAGTCACGAATCGTGTATACGACGCAAACACTCCGGCTGCTATCAATTCATCAAACAATCTTGTTGTAATGGATTGGTATAATTTTATAGATGATTTTCGTACATATTTTGGTATTGTTCTGGCGTGACGCCCGATCCGGCGCGAGTATTTAATCGGCAGCTTCTGGAATTGAGGTCACAATCTACCAAAGTGTGTCACCTAGTCAACAGTACGCTTATCTCGAGGCGTTATCAGCATTTTTTTGATAATAAAATGGGCGACAAAATGAATTTCAAACTTAAGGAGGTCATCAACGGCACAGTCGACACTAAACTCAAAAGCAAGCAGCAGCACGACAACGTCGCAACGTTTTACGAGAAGCACAAAAACGACACGGCGCGAGTTGGATGCAGCACAACGTACGATGTCGTCGGAAAACGCAACTACAAAACGCTGTTCGACGAGAAAAAGTACAAGTGGTAATAAAGACAGCGGAGGTCGACGCGTCGACACTTACGACCAGATTGTGTACTGCGAAGAATGTGGTTTTGTTTCGCCTATGTCCGTGAGTTTTGAAGAGTACACACGTTTACATAGGCGTTTTAATTTTATTTTGGAACGCGTGTGTGATGTTGAGCGTGAAATTGTTGTGCCTGATTTAATTAAATTAAACGATTCTGACTCTACTGTATAAACTAGAATTTATTTATTAAACATTATTACGTTTACTATTGAATTTTATTACTTTACCCTGTTTATGTTATAAGCGACCTTAACTGGAGGTATTAGGTTACAGTTTTAACAAGATGTTTGTCACCACCGCAAGCGGCCATACGCCACTCTATACAAATTATTTACAAATAGACCCGACTCTCCTCTCTATATAAAAGCAAAGTTGGCGGCGGCGCGCCGTTAGTACGTTTACATTTATCAGTTGAGCGCAATGTCCTCGATAAGCAGCAGATATCTCGAGTTCGACGGAACAATAATTGACTTGAGACATGTGTCGTTTAGTGCAGACGGTCTAAATGATATTGAATACATAATATTTTTAAATGTTCGCGGAGGTATATTTACAAATTTTAAAATATTCAGTGATTTGTCTCTTGAAACATTGGCCGAATATTTATTTACTGAGACAAAATGTAGCGTGGGGAACGTGTTAGTAAACAGACCGGGCGAGCTGGGCGATTGCGTGGCGTACATCGAAGCTGATCGCAACAAATCTATGATGATAACATTGCACAAGGAGGCGCGTATGGTGGTGGCGAAGACCATGTATTTTAATGAAACATACCATAAACGAATAAGCGGATTTATTGACTTTGAAAATCGCCACAACAAACATTATGTAAAGCCGGATGAAAACAAACGTGCCGTCATTGACAGGGAGTGGGAAATTAAAATGCTAGAATTCACTTGAACAATAATTTACTTTTCATGTGTGACTGAGAACCGACGTCGTCTGCGTCACTTTCGCTGGTAGCGTCTTCGTCGTCTGTGCTAATATCGCCATCATCATCATTATCATTCTCGGATGATTCAGAAAGTTGCCGATACACGGAGCGTTTGTGAGAAGCCGTTTTGTGAGAAGCCGTTTGTTTCTGTTGCTGACGACGCTGCTTTTGTTTTGGTGGTGCAACAACGGTGACGGGTGACCCTTCAGATTCGCTCAAGCTATCCTCGTCAATGTCGTGACGGACAATTTCTTCGGCAGCAGTTTTTGGAATCCAGTGATTGTTAAGCATAACATACTCGCGGTCGACCGCCTGCCGCGCCATGTGTAAAGCCACTTCTTCATCGCCGCCGTCGAGTTTGTGATACTTATTAAATGTTCTAACGAATAGCCGTTTAGCCCGCGCGGGCATCTCTTGCTTGTAAAAAGACTCGTTCAAGTGAAACATTTTTACGCTTATATTAGTACACGTAGAAAGTGTCGTCGTCGTCGTCGTCGTCGGTGTCGGTGGTTTCGTCCGTAGTGGTGGTGTCGTACGAGTTTGCGTCAACACGCGGCACCCATGTATGATTGTGTTTAACGTACTTTCGTCGAACCGCCTGCCATGCCAGCTTGTCGGCGGTGGCGTCCGAATGATATTTTTCGTAGGCACGATTAAAGAATTTCATGTATATTATTTTGCCGTTGTACGGCAACTTTTGAGTGGACGTCGGTAATCCTGAAATACTTGTATACATGTCTGTTTGTTTATAATAAATTGATTATAAATTATGGTATTGTTTTTAATTCACTCAACAACTTGACCAACGTATCCTTACCACAGTCGTCGACCAGTTGTATTTTGTTGTGACGAGCCGTAAACTTATCTTTAGGTAATCGCTCTTTGATCTTATTCAAAATGTTAATAGAATTGGGCACGTACTCGCTTTGATAAATTATAGTGGGCTCGTGCTGTTCGGCTCGTTGCAAACGTTTAATGCTGCGCTTCAAAGAACGTAACTGGGTTCTGAGAAAGGCAAATTTATTGCAAGACAGCTCGCACACAGCTAAAGCGTGCAACAATTGACAGTTTTGTGGTTTTACTACAACATCCTGCACAATGTCCACCAACCGCTTAGACAAACTTATACATTGCGAGTTGGCTAGTAAAATTGCATTCAATAATTCAGCAATTTGAGCATCTTTATGCTGTATTATAACATCTTTGTCGGCTATCGACTTTATTAGATATTGTTGGGTTTCAATATGAGTCTCCATATCAACGAAATACTTAGTAATAACAAAAAAACCAGTCTTTGACAAACATTCTTTATTATGCAATAGAAAAAATTAACACATCAGACCTACACGTTGCTCCGCGTCTGTAATAAATTGCTTAATATCGTCCGTTTTCCACGTATTGTCTGTTTCAGTTACAATGCGTTGTTCTCTATTAACAGACAATTTGGCTTTCATCAAAAACTCATCAACGCTCATATTTGTTGTCAACGTACTGTATTCCAGGTAGACGGCAGCAATATTATTCAATATGTTTGTATTGAATACTCCTATTTTGTTGTCACGAACACGATAATGTTCACAAACATATTCTTGGTAGTCTAACAATGAAGGGTAACATTGGTACTCTTCGACGTATTTAATATACATTTTGTACAATGAAACCGTTTTGCGGAGACTCAATTTTGTTGCGGGCTCAATTTGAACGTTATAGTTATTGTCGGCAGACACATTACAACTCAATTTCAGCAAATCCTCATAAAAACTTACGTTGCTCGCGCAGACAAATCGAGGTCGCATAGTTCGCGGGTCAATAACGCTACTGTTCAAAGCCACGTTTGCTGTTTTGTTGTAAAAATATGCAAATTCATTTAAATCAACAGCACGATCAAGCATTTTTGTGTCCACCATTTGAGTATGATCGACATCAATCAAATTTAATTTAATAATGTTTTTTTTATTTTTAATAACATTTACGAAAAATCCTTGTTCCTCCTGGAAGATTTGTTTGAAAATAAACTGCAATTTATTAGTGTATCCTTGAATACGTTTCAACGCGTTAATCGTCAAGAGGATGTCGGCGCGCGATTTAATGGGCTCCTCGTCCAATGTATACGAACACCATTTTAACATTGTTATCATATCGTTTGCGTAATAGGCATATTCGCGTAAACGTTCTTTGCCAAAATGTATCAAGTCGTTTGCAAACAACTCTGTCGAGATATCGACGCAATACCATAGGGCGGCGGGTAACGACACCATTATTTGAGGTTCCAGAGGTTGAAGGCTTAACGAAATTGGACATAATGTTGTAGATATGCGATGTATCACGTATTTGCGAAAATATTCACGAACCTCGGAATTTATGTATTCAGCATTAGTCATGTGTTTGTACAGCACGTAGTACATTAGGCCTTTGTTTACAGGCACTTTTTTTCCGTTGAAGTATGTACTCAACAATACGTAATCATTGTAAGCATCAAACTCGGCACTAGGCACCAATGCCCCCGTAAATGGTCTGCGCGATCGAGGACTAATGGTCACATCATGTTCTAAGAGCGATTTTAGTGTGTTAACATTATAGAAGTATTCAATAGATTCTTTAACGTCTTTGTTGCGCATATAATGCAATGGACACGTTATGGTTTTCTTAAATTTTGTCAAAGTAACTGTATCGTTAATGTCGGCCAATAGATTGCAATGCGTCAACAATATGGCGGGCACTCCACTTTCGTCGTCTAAAATGCAATCGGGAAATTCAATAGTTTGCGCGTTGTCGTAATTCACTTGGTCGACATCCTCTTCCATTACAGAATCAACTGTGTTGCAATACTTTTTGACACGTAAAGCGTTAAAGGAATACGATTTATAATCGTTGTGCAAATAGTTAATCATTGTACACACATTTTTTTCCACTCGAGATTTGAACGAATACGTGTTGTCAAATGTTTTATAATAACTGCTATTTTTAAAAGCGGCCACAAATGTTTCACGATTTTTAGTTTCAAAAATGCTAGCCATGTCAGTTTTTGGTTCTTCGTGCATCAATAATCGATTACGCATCTTTTTCAGCTTTTCAATTTCCTGCAGTGCCGCGGCATCGGTAGAATTCGTGTTTATGAATTGCAATTTAATATACGACAACATTTCTTGTGTTTTTTCATCAAAATTTTCAGGTGTCACTGCTTCGTAATTGTAGGGTTCGGCAAGATTAATTTGATCAATAACCGACGTATTGTACAGTATGGTGCAATCGGATTTGCCCAAAAACGTTGACGCCACCGACAGATCGACATCATCAATGTCGGCACTGATTGCATGAAACACTACACGATCAAACACAAATGGACTACGCTCCATGTAACGTTGGCATATCGATACTGCATTGGAATTTATTTGACCGTCCGTAACAATGTACAACAATCTCAAGTTTGCTGATGTCTTCGAGCATATTTCAGTTTGAATCCATTCAATAATCGTTGCGGGCCACGTTCCACCTCCCTCGGCGTACTCACTGTTTTCGTAGCGTTGAATTACTTGTTGGCGAGTTTGCTCGCGACAACTAGTACTCCAATGCAAATATTTCACTACGGCATTTTTCGAATTAAATCGTTTAACTTCATCTTCAAACAACGTTAATGTTTGAGGCGCGTTGGCGTTATAATGATCCGTGTATGTAGTCGAGCCCGAATCGTCGGTGGCGTAAATAAAATAATCGGTACCATCGTCGGCGGCTGTACCAAACCCGAACAGATGCTTAACGAATTCCATTGCGAATGGTAAATAACGATCCACGATAATGGTGACAACTGCAATCGACCATCGCTTTATATACATACGCTAGAGATTCAACTTGATAACTAATCTAAATTATAGTCTATAGCCATTTGATTGGCCACACAGGATCGGTTAGTCATATGGGATGGACGGCGCTCGACATTTTGCTGAGCAAATCGTAAATGTCGTTTTCGTTCTTTACTATATAAATTTTACTACGCTCGTTTTCGCGCACCATCACGCCTTTCTTACACAACGACACATACTTGTAGTGCGGCAACAGAGCGTCGCGAGTTTTTTTCAATAATTGCTTATGCTCAGCAGAAGCTGCCACAAATATTTTAATAGGCCCGTCAAAATCAATGTCGAGGTCGAAATTTTTCAAACGAACTTCGCGCGATCGATTCTGCCAGTCGCGTGCCGTGGCAGCATCGTTGAGTTTTAGTTTAATGTGATTCTTGTCGTAGTCGCTTTCAACGATTGCCTTGTAGTCGAGATCGAGCAGTGTGCAAATTTTCTTTACATAATTGTTACGAATCTTTTTGTTGAGCAGCCTAGAGTTGTGTACGCCGTACACTTCCACCCATGTATTGAGATGATCGTCTTCCAATTTTTTTAGTTTGCCGTTCAAAATAGTGATGTTGCCCGAGACGTTTCGATCAATTTCGGTTTTAATGAGACTTTTAAGTATCGGCACATTAATTAATTCAGTCGGAGTCGTCATGTTAGTTTACGTAAAACTCAAAAATTTAAATAAAATACCCTCTTATTAAATCGTTGACCTTTAGCGGTCATTCCGCCATGGCTAACGCAACACAACGCACGTGTATCGAGTTTGTGCCTAAAAGTTCAACAACCTTTGATATTTTATTCGACCCCGCCGACATTGATAATGTCTTTTTCTGCAACATCGATCAATTTAAAACGTTTCTCAGAAACATTATTGCGGACGTGAAAAGAATTAAAATTAATTTTTTCAACAGCCTCATTGAACAATTAATTTCAGTGTACCAAGAACGAGACGAGCGAAACGAACACACCGAGATGTTGAGCCGCATATTAATGGCCACCACGATCGTGGTGCGCGATCTGCCTTCCAATGTTTACTTGAAAAAACTCAAGCGAAACAAGTTCACCGACAACATAAACTACTTGATCATACCAAACTTTATACTGTGGGACCATAATGTTATCATATTCCTAAATAAATCGTTCAACAGCAAACATGACGCCGGTCTAATCGACATAAGTGGACAACTACAAAAGATCAAATTCAATCACGGCATTATCAAAGATCAATTTCAAAGCAAGAACGGCTACGCTGGACAGTTTCTGTACTCGACTTTTTTGAACACGGCATCGTTTTACGCAAACGTGCAATGTTTGAACGGAGCCAACGTAGTTGTTCCACCGAAAACGAGCATACATCGCTACTACGGTCGGGATGTGAGCAATGTTCGTGCTTGGACCACCCGTCACCCCAACATTTCGCAACTGAGCACGCAAGTATCCGACGTGCGTCAACCCGCCACTTATACCGATTGGAACGTCAAAGTTGGCCTTGGCATTTTCACGGGCGCCAACACCGATTGCGATGGTGACAAAAAAGTTATCACGTTCCTGCCGCAGCCAAATTCGTTGATTGATTTGGAATGTCTGCTGTATGGCGATCCACGTTACAATTTCGTGTGTTTCGACAAAAATCGCTTGGCGTTTGTGTCCCAACAAATATACTATTTGTACAAGAACAGGCAAAAAGTCGAAAATGTTTTCAGAAGTTTGCCTCTACTCAAAACCATATGGGACACGCATAAAAATGTCATTTTTGCCGCTCGACTTGATTTAATGTTGCGCGATTGTGCCTTGGTGCTCAGTTCGAACACGAGCTATTTGCTTTTTGAGCGATTATGTGAAATAATCGGTGACGAGGAGATGGTGTGTGGCGATCGAGAGTTATTCACGCTCGACGGTCAGTTTCGAGACATCATAAAATGCGGCGCCAAGGGAAGCAAAGATTTGGTGCAAAGCACGCGCAACTACAAAAAAACTAGCAGCACCGATATTGACCTGATCGCCAATCGCGCAATCAAAAGCCTAAATAATTACATTTCGTCGCACAATCGCGTCAAAGTGGGCGGCGGGGACATTTATCACAACACCACCGTTCTACAGAATGTTTACATTAAAAACGACAACATATGCTACAAAAACGACACGTTGATCTTGGCGGACGTGTGTGCTTTGCCGTCAGAATTTCTGTTTCCAGAACATTTACTCGACATGTTTTTAGAGTAGTAGAAAATTTAGTATAAATACTGCTTTGTGTCTGAAATTGTCATAATACGGTCAAGTTTGTGGTCAAATAAACATTTACCATGGCTCTCTGTAAACAAACGTTTTATTTGAATAACAAACCTGTCGAAGTCAAGTTTATTAAAGAAGACCTCGACAATGACAAAGTTCAATTTTGGTTTGCTGCATCAGAGTTTGCTCGTTGTATGGGGTATCAACGACCGGACAACATAATATTACAAAAAATTGATTTAATTTATCGTAAAAAATTTGAAGAATTTAATATTTTATTACATACTTCAACGCATCCGCACACAGTATTTGTAAATAAAGCTGGATTGGTACAAATGATTACAAAATGCAAGTTAAAAAATGCTGATAAACTACAAAAATGGTTGTATGAAGAAGTTTTTCCTAAAATTGACGGCTCGTTCATAGAAGATGCTGCTGAGCGATTAAACAATTGTCCCAATACCGAAATTGGAGTGTTTTATGTTGTTTCCAACGAACAATACCATGAACGAAACTTGTATAAAATAGGCAAAACCGTCAACATATCGAAGAGGATCAATCAACTCAATTGTGGACGGGCCAAGTACGATGTGCTCAAATTGTTGTTTCATTCGCCACCCAGCATACATTATGCGAAAATCGAACGCGACATGAAGTTGGCGCTGCACGAGTATCAAGACAATGGCGAAGTTTACTGTGTTCCTTTACAGGTCATTTTTGATAACCTTCGTCAGATTATTAATAAATACTCTCAAACATGACAACGTGTATCATTTGTGTTTAACCTTTCGACTGTCAATAACGTGTCATCAACATGGCTCTGTCTAAACAAACGTTTTATTTAAACAACGAACCTGTCGAGGTCAAGTTTATTTTAGAAACAATTGACGATGACAAAGTTCAGTTTTGGTTTGCCGCTAAAGAATTTGCTAGCTGTATGGGGTATGAACGACCCGATATGGTTATTGAAAGAATTAATCAAAAATATTCAAAAAAATTTGAACAATTGTGTCACCAGTCTACGACTGGTATCCACCCGCATACAGTTTTCGTCAACGAACCTGGCTTGTATCAAATGATCTTAAGTTCAAAGCTGAAAAATAATCGTGTGGAGCCGTTCAAAAAGTGGGTGTTTGAAGAAGTGCTGCCTACTATCAGGAAAACCGGACAATACAAGATTGACACTGCCGTGGTGCCGACTGCCAATAATGATGCTAACACGGTGGCTTTGTTGCAAACTATCTCGCAGAATATTGTTTGTCTCAAAGAAGATAATGATTATTTGCGTAATGCTATAGTGAGGAAGGATGAGCAACTGCATGAAAACCAAAAAATGATGCAGAAAATATGCGCGGAAAAGGACGAAATGATTCAAAAGATTGTTGTGCACAAAGATCAACAGATTAATCGGGTAATGAACGATATGAACAGAATGTACACCGGCTTCCAAGAAACTATGCAAAAGAAAGACGAACAAGTGACTAGTTTGGTGGAAAAAGTTATTGATTTGTCCGATCGAGCCGTCGAGTATCCAGTCAGCGAAAAGAAACAACCAATTTTGTGTATTGCTAAAGATCAAACGGGCACGACATTTACTGCTATCGCAGGACAAAGACCGTACGTAGAACAACAGAAGAACAAACGTGGCATAAACGAAACAAACATTGTGCACGAAAGTAAACGACCCAATCCTCAAGTCGATTGGAACAATGCTACGCATCAAGTGTCCGAACAAAAGGTGCCCGTAAAGAAGTCAAAGCGATCGCTCAGTTTTGATTCGGCCGAGGACGCAGCGCAGTTTGAACAAAGAATAAAACACATGTTAAATTCTAAACTGATTGTAAAGAAATGATAATAAAAGATTTTATTAATATAATAGTTTTTATTCCAAGTCAATCACATAGCGTACAAAAATACATATTGTAGGGAAATCGTTGATTGGTGACATCCATGATTGTGTAAAGGGATCTATAGCAATAACCACAGTAGTTGTCAATGTTTGTCACAATATTTGTAAAGTTTCGAACATCGTAGTGATCGTAATATGAAAATTTTAAGTTGCCGCAACATTCGGTCATGTATCTGCCGTTTTCGCTGCTCACATACACATCTGCGCACCATTTACACAAATTGTTTTTGCTCTTACACCAGAACACTGCAAACTTTTCGGGCATAAACGATATTTCCAAATCGTTCAAATACAAATACAACACAATAAATTTCAACGTCTGCTTTGTCGTCAAATTTGTAATGTCTTTGTTGATTAAAGTATACAATTTTGTCAGGGCGTTGGATTCGCTCCATACACTAACTTCGACGCATTTGTTTGCAAACAAAAATTTAAGCACATTTCCCAAATTTTTTGTTTCTCGCAAAAAAATTTTTAACCATTCGTAGCTTGGTTCGAGTGACAGCAATTGTTGCCAAAGATGTTTGCGTGTGCGCGTAGCGATGTAGCCGTTTGTCGGTGTGCCACAGTGTAACGTGTGTTTGAAGGCCAGTAGGCTTAACGAATAAGGTTGATGTACAGTGGGCGACATGATGAGTGTGTTTGTGTGTAAGCAATTGAAACGACACGTTATATATGAAACATTTTAATTGCAATTGCACGAATCCTGGTGAACATGCTTGTCGATGTTTGCTCTTAACGCTCGCCGCCAGGTCATGTCGTTGGCAAAGTTCACCTGCGGCATAACATCGTTGACGGCACACTCGACTAGCTTGTCGAATTCTTCGGTTTCGTTGCGAGCGTAGTTTTCCAGAAGCCACGCTTTATATTTTTTGTCGTGTTTATAGTTTGTAATCAACGATCGTATTTCTTTGGCGACGACGCTGGTTCGATGAATGAACGTGCCGCGCCACATATTGAACGCGTGCATGGATAGGTTGTTTTGTCGCGTAATCTCGGGTAATTCTTGCAGTTGCATTTCGTTAATTTTCTCGTAGAGTATAGTGGCGATTTTTTTGAATAGTACATCGGTCAGTTTCGTGACCGTGCTATCATTGTTGTCGGTTGATTCCATCATAACGAGATGACTGTGAGATGAAACTGACATTGACCGTATTATATACTAAGAAGATTACGTCATTATGGCCGATTCTAAAAATATATTTGTTGTCATTCGAAATGACATTTCCGACGTGCGAAACGATATCAAAGCCATTCAGGAAAGTGACAAGATAACTAATTCTACGCTTAAAATCATTGAAAACTCGGTCGACAATCTGCCCATCGGTCAGTTAGCCGACGACACGACTTCTTTGTTAACTATTGTCACCAACATGAAAGACACACTGAAAACCTCCGTGGACAACATTAACACTAACTTAGCTGGAATTGTGCAACAGGTGAACGGTGCCACGGACAAACAATTTGAAACTCTAGGCTCTCAAATCAAAGACACTGTCGCTCGTTTGCAAACTTTGGACACTCGTATAAGTGCCGTCAGCACTAACATAACAGCGTTTACATCACAACTGAATGCTTTTCAAAAAGACAATAACCTTAAAATTGACACGTTAAATACAACCATTACGAATCAATTGAACGCTTTTCAAAAAGACAGTAAAGCCAACATTGATAATGTATTGAGCAAGATCAATGCGATCACAAACATTTTACGACCATTAGGTTAATGCTGCGGCAATCGTTTGCACCGGCGTATAGGCGTTCATGTATTTACATCTATCATAATACCAGCAGGGTACACATAATATTTCCGTAGAGGCATCTTCATGATCGTCGAGACATTGCCAATGGTACGGACACGACAATAACGTTTTATTATTGTTGCCGTGTGAACATGTCATTCCAATGAAACAGGGTTGCTTGGTTGTGCGCACAAACCGTTGGTCCAAAGACGTGGGACAAGTAAAAGTGTCATAATCAATTTCGTTAAACGTAAGTTCAATCGGAACGTGTACCATGTCCAAATATCGACACCCGGGCACCTGCATACATTCCACCTCGACAAACGTGTCGCCCTCTGTAAGTTTAAAGCACATGCCTTCGGCGGAATATGTGGGCACGCCGGTCGCACAATCCACTATAGATTGACAGGGTCGATCTCGATTTCGTTTATGCAGGCGTTTCGGTGTGCACGTAAACTCTGCCGCGGTTATGGTGCTAGGTACCGCCAACGCTGTGCAACCCGTCTCGTTGATGGGCACGCATTTTTGTAAATCATTATCAAATTCGTACTTTTCCGGGCATGTTAGTAAATCGTTTCGCGAATAGTACGAGTTGCACGTAATGCCCGGACGGTACGGATTGTTTCTGCGTGTGTTCCACAGGGATACGGCCACCCATATCGCCACCATCACTAACACCACCAGCCATAGAATGTTTTTGAGTAGTCGTTTTGACATGAAATCTGTACATTACAAAGTAAGTCTTAATGAAGCTAGCAATTATTATAAACTTTGAGCACACAATAAGAGGTTTCTTGAAACAATTGAAATGTTAATATACTTTACGTTTCTCGTATTAATTGTAATCGGATTCATTTTCGACAAAAATGAAGGGTTCTCTAATCTATTGCTATTCTTGTTACTAATGTTTGTAATATTCATTCTTTTGTTACAAATGTACTATATTAAAGACGAATCCACAACGCTCAACCTGCCAACCGGTAAAGCTAAGAGTATAAAAAAGAAACGGGATCTCGAAAAGGCCTTTGACGCAATATTAAATAAGAACAAAAGCTCTATTGACTAGTTGCAGCAACATGGATTTCTTTAAAAACTTCGTCAACCAAGTGTTTAGTTCGATGCCGGTGGCGGCCAAAGTCACCATGGTTAATCTACATTTAAAACAGTACATGAAAGATTTGGAGCGTGACGAAACATTCTGTCACAAATTTACCGAGATCATTAAAATGTTTATTAGACGCGAGATCACCGTTCAAGATATGTGCGACATTATGGATGCGGCCGACGGCATCAAACTGTCGCACGGGCAGATTGATTACTTCTGCAACCAGGTCTACTACAACAGTCATATATTGCAAATACTAAGATCATTCATCAACTATAAACATCTCAACGACGATGAAATCAACGATTTGTCACAATTCTTGGTGAAGGAAATTGATAATGCCATTATTGTAGATAAATAAATTTATTTAAAAATACAAAGTTGTGTTGTGTATTTAACACTGAACGCCACATTTATTGCACATTTGCTGAATATAATCATTGTGGTTTAATTTTTTTGGTTTAGTTTTATACAACGAAAATTGTTTGATGCGTGTCGGCAATTCGCCACTATTGTCAGTGTTCTTAATCGCCACTTCTTTCAATACGGGATACTTGACGTCGTGTAGCTGTTCACTCATGTACACACTACAAATGTTTTCGTAGTAGTGCTTAAATTCTGCACGTTCACCAAAAATCTGAATGAGTTCGTTGAAAAAAGTATTCATAATGTCGACGTGCTTTAGCCAGCTCACACGATGCATGTTCGAGTCGAACAATTTTAATGGAAACGTTTTTTCAGTAATGCTACCGTTTATGTCGAGAAGCAAATAGGGTATGCGATCGCCGTTGCCCGGCAAAAAGTCTGTTCCCGAGTTAGCGAGCAGCTCGCGACAATGCTTCGCAATTGTTATGGGTTTCTTTCTGGGCGCTCCGGTTGAAGTGACGACTTTGGTGTTTTTGCTAGTGGACGTTTCGTGATAGCCCATACTCATACTGTACTCGCTGTAGTTGTTGTCTACGCCAAAATTGTTGTAGTGTCCGACCATTAGATCGTAGAGCAATTTCAGTCCGCACGCAACGCTGTGGCCGAGCAAATACGAATCCACGACTTGTCGAAAAGTTTTGCGCATAAAAATTGGCATATCCTTTTTGACGAGCCAACCTTTGTATTTTAAACGATTCTCACTGTTTAAATAGCAATATTTTTTTTTCTTCAACAAAATCAAACTGGACATTACGTTTTCCAGGGCCATTTTGTAACCAACCCATCCAGAATTTAACTTTTTCAAAACGTAATCGTTAATGATTGTGCGAATTACGCTTTCAACGTTGCCGCATATTTCGTTTTCATTAAACACGACTTGTATAAACGACGAATCCGTGTCGCCGTATATCACTTTGAATTTAATCGAACTCAAATTAAAGTCTTGCAGTATGTCGGCATCATCGCTAGTGGCCTCAATCTTTTCGATGGCTTCCATTAATTTGTCTCGACCAATCTTTGTGACATAGTTGGCGAGCGGTTTAAAGAATATCCCAAAATAGCCGTAGATACTGTTGGCGATTCGCTTGACCGCATTCTGTGTCTTGTCGTATAGATTGTATTGAAACGAACCCGGCTCAAACTTGTCGCGTTTGTTTTTATAAAAAGTTCTCAGGTCGAGCAATGTTTTGAGCAGCTTCGGATTAATAGCTTCACGATACTTTACCAAATACACGTTACAATCGTCGGCCACGAACACGTTCGATAGACATATGCCTTCCTGCATCATAATCGATAAATATAGCGAGTTAAAATCAAGCGTTACAACCCATTTTTTGTAGCCGGGTATAGGCGAAAGTACTTTGCCTCCTGTGTACACACATTTTTGATTTTGATGACACAGCTTGACCGCATCGATGGGCACTTGACTCATGGGAATCGGCTTTCTATGCAGTTGCGTGAGATCGACATTTTGCGAATCAACAGAATCGCCATCGTAATTCCGCTTGCGACCTGATGTCACGCTCAAATCGTATTTATTAAAAAAATATGGGTCCGGCAATGTTTGTTTAGTGACATCGTCCACACGTGTATTAGTGATGGCATTGTAAAAAAACACCACATTCACTTTGTGTGATATATTGCTGAGTAGATCGTCAGTGCTCAAATAAAGCAAAGCACATTGAGTGTACATAAAATCAAGAATTTCAATTTTCAATAGAATATCTATGGGCAAGACGCAATCCTGCACGTTATACTCGACGATGCGCTGCATTTTAGCGTCATTGTACAAGCGCAACATTTCGCTTATGGGCAAATCCACTTTGTTACTCTTCAGATAGTGCTGCGAAACAGTGTTCAATTGAAAGTTTTCCACATCATTCTGTTCAGAATCAATGCTCAAAAATCGATATAAGTCCAAATGTATATAATAGCCAAAATAATGAGTGTTTACTTTATTTTGAAACTTGTCAAACAAAGATTTTGTTTTAATCTCAACTGGCTCTAAATCGTAGCGACGAATGTTGCATATATTGCCAAGTTTTGCGTATTTCTGCTTGGTCGCAGCGCTAGCCTTTTTGGCGCGTTCTAACAAAAACGGCAAATCAAACTTGTCTCCGTTGTAATCGATTAAACAATCCATGTTTATGACAGGCAGCAGATCAAAGAAAGCGGCTATCATGTCGATTTCGTTGTCAAACCGTGTCACCAGCACGTCCGCATGATTAATTTCGGCAAATTGGAGCATGTCGTCGTGCACACCCGGTTTCATGTAGTACAAACATATCTTGGTGGTTTTGCCGTCACGTCTCACCACGATTGCTATTGAAATAATGTGATCGATGGCTGCATTCGAAAACCGCTGTCCGTTTGAATGGGTTTCAATATCGTAGCTCGCAATCACAGGAACAATTTCCCGCGACAAAGAATCGGGATCAACAGTGTTGAACAAGTTTCGTATAGCCTCAAAGTCGGTGAACGTACACATCAAACGATTCTCGAAACACTTTTGTACACTGTTAAATTTGACGTATTGCCCTTCTTTAATGTTTGTCTGTGTGTGTACACGATTGATATCGTTAAAAAAAGCGTCCAAACAAAACTTATCGTGGCGAGCATTTGCCGTTTCGCGTTTATACTTGACGACATTAATACGGTCGCTGTGCACTCCGCGCAAGCCCGGCATAACCATAGTCTTGTAGCTAACGCAGCCCTGGTGACACGTGTTTCCAACGTGCGTGCCGAAACATTTTCGATAAGAGTACAACGGGCATTTGGTTTCCATGAAAAATTGATACATGTCTCCGTTACTCAAGTATCCCGTGAAAAACACAATTAAGTAACCGTCTTTGTACACCATTCTGGTGATTCTGAACACATCGTTCGTGCCGATCGTTACTGTGCCGCGTCGCAGACCGTTGTTTTTTAATTTTCGCAATAGCGCTTCGTATTCTAACAGAGCAAACATCATGAGCGATCGCTATCGCACTCCTCGATACAAGAATACCGACGTGAGCGCAAATACTGTTCACAATCTATTGCAAACAATCAACAATATGAGTCAACGTTCCAAAAATCAAGCGTACACTGATGAGATTCTCGATAGAGTTCGGTCTATTATACTCGTTTATCGGCCTCATCTGATTAATCGAAGCGATTTGCAAGTACCTGAGCTTGTAATGGAAGCCCTAAAACCCGACAGCGCAAACTCTATGCCGCATGCTATCACCCACAATTTTAACTACAAATACGATTATAATACTAACATGCCCAACGGCTATAACCCTCTGCTACAACAACACCAGCAACAACAGGCGGCGATGATGGCACCGCATATAATACAACCAACAAATGAAAACACAAGTACTATGCCTACACAGACAATCAATATTCACCCAAATCCAAGTAACACACCTATTGTTACGACTCCGAATTACATGCCGCAACAACAACAACCACCGCCTCCACCTCCGCCATCATCTCAAATTGTTGCTGTTCCTCAACCCGAAGAATTGATTGCATTAAACGAATCGTATCTTACTGCTGTGCGCTCGCCCACCATCGAACATTTTCAAGCGTTACTTAGCCGTGTAACAATAATAATTACAAATTATTTTAATTATGACATCATCATAAACAGTTTAAAGTATTTCAAAGATTTCGAGCAGTACTTGAATAAAAACATTGCTGATTTGCTGAGTTGTTTAGCACGCAACACGCAATGGACATTAACCAACAACACGGAAATCTGCGATTGTATATCAATTGTGATTAATTCCTATTGTAAAATGGCTAGCTTTGTTATGGGGCAACAATTTGTATTGACCGGTTACATCACTGTTCAAAATTTAACCGCAATTACGACACAAATCGAACAAACTTTAACAACCTATACAAATACCACGTTTCAGTCCCAAATGCAAGCAGCTCAACAACCATTACAAGAGCGTATACAACAGCTAGAGATTCAACACAATGAAAAAGTTGCCGAATATAACAACATTTATCAGACATATAATCAATTGACATTACAGCATAACGAGCTGCAATCTAATAATAACGCACTGCAAACTCAAGTGCAATTAATGACCAATGCGTTTAATAACATTAAAACATATTTAGAAACAAACAATATAGCCGTCGAATTGAATACGTTTGAAGATACTTCTACAGAAGCTATAAAAATTTTAGACAACACTATTCAAGAAAACAAAGTTTTAAAACAACGAATAACAGCGGCAGAATTAACTAACGACGACACGGTGAAAAATTTAAACGAAAAATTAATAGACACCGACATACAATTGACATCGTTGAAATTGAAATATCAAGACTATGACGATCTTAGAGCTAAAAATACAGCATTAGAAAACAAACTTGGTGAATTACAAAAAGAAAAAGAAGTGTTACTATTTACAATAAACGAATTGCGTCCCAAACCCGTAAGCAACGTAGTGCCCACGCGACCTACGAGTATAATATTGCCCGATTCCACCAATGTACCTGCTGCATTAGCCTCAAATCAAATAACAGAACCTGGTCCGTCTGAAATAACAGAGCCTCTGGATACTTTGATTAGCACACCCAATCAAACTGCTTTCGGTAGTGGTCGACCAATCAATTTGCCTAATTTGCCGACAGCCGCAGCCGTTATGCCTTCACCATCATTAGCACGACGATCTTCGATCCCGCCTAGTCAAAGACAATCTAATCTCGGCAGAGAAAGACGCAATTCAAACTTGAGCAAGGTTGTTAAAAATCAAAGAGCTGTAATCGATCAAAAAAGAGCAATAAATGCACAATTATCAAACAAAAATCGTAATATTTCAGAATTATTGCAATCGGTTAAATTAACCGTTAGTCGTTTATCTCAAGAATTAGAAAGCACCAAGACTAATATTGAAACACTGTCAAACAATCAAGCGGCGTTAAGTCCCAACGATCTCAAAATGTTAAACAATAAAAACACACAAGATTTGCGTGATAAAATTGTACGACTACAAGCGGAAAATCAAAGCGTAAGGGATTACTGCAATATAGAACTTGAAAAAGCTAGTAGCAATTTAAAAGAAACCCTAATAGGTGACAAGGAACGCATCGAAAGTGAAATATCGTCTCTTGCAGTAGAAATTGAGCCTTTACAAACTCGTGTACAGGAAACAATTGGGCAAATCAATACCTTTCAAGTTCAATATGAACAATTGGCAAGGAACATGTCTAAATAAAATGTACAAATAATTTCAGTATATAATACTTTATTAACAATATTTGTATAATGCTTTATTTACAATGTTGAATATTTGTAATCGTCTAGATCTTGTTTAGTCAATCCTAAAACATTATAATTTGTAGTTCCGGTCGTATTGAGGCCGGCCACTACGTATATGTAAACTCGTACCACGTTGTTGACAATCAAGTCGTTCAGTTGATTTAAATCAGTTTCCATTTGCAAAAGCTTATCATTTTTCTTGTCGTTTTGTTGTTTCACGTAGAAATAAGCGCGCACGGGTTCGGTTTCTTTCTCGAGCACGTAATTAAACGTGAACCGTTCGTTACTTTGACGCTCGACGGTTAATTTTTCAATTACCCCCGCAATAACGCGCTTGTTAGAGCGGCTAATACTTATAATGTTGTCGTCGTCCTCGCTAATTTTACACACCGGCTTCTCGGCAATAGACATTTGCGTCATATTTTGAAGAGCAAAATTCTTGTAGTTACCGTTGCTCTGTTGACATTTTACACGATATAAATTTACCATTTGATCTTGAACATTGCTAAAATACTCCAACAGCATATGTTCGTCCATAATTGTTTCATCCTTGATACAAGCCGCCCATTTTCTAAAATTTGCCTGGCATTCTACTTGCACAGACGCTGCGTTCTCGTAGCTGTCGCCATAATTAATAACGTACACACACTTGTACAAATCTGAATCGAGCAGCTTAAAACCGTACTTAAACTTTGCCACCACCGAAACAGTTTCTTCACAATCAAACTCGTTTTGTTCAACGAATCGTTTAATCACAACAATCTTTTCCACGTTCTTACATTCGGTTACTTTTGATATGTAAATGTGATTATCAATTTTGTTATCGCTTTTATCGCACACCGGTTCGATAGTGTACGTGGCATCGACGCGCAACTGCTGGAAATGACTCGCGTCACCATAGTAAGTCTTCGAAACATTGTCGACCAATAAATTAAAAAAGTAATAGGCTTTATTGTTCACGCAATAATAATTCTTGGATGTTAATTGGCCAGTCACCGCATTTAGTTTTCTCGGGTTTGCTTTTTCGCTACCCGTCGATCCGGACGAAACGCGTTTTTGCGGACTGTTTTTCAAACGTTTCGCAGACACACTATCGATAATAGCACTTTCGTTGTTGGGGCGTTTAGCAGGCCTGCGAGATTCTTTTTCTTCTTCTTCCTGCATAATCTGCTCCATTTGTTGCTCTACGTCGGACATGGTGCGATGGCGAATGCTCAATTCGGACAGAATCGAAGTGTCGCCCGAGGGTCGGGAACACGCTTGGAAGGATTTAATTATTGACACGCTGCTTGACGCTCCGCAAGATAGCACGTATCGTACGATGATCAATAAAGCAAACTTTGAACACTTTGATTATCACCGGCCGTTGATATATCAGACGAAAGATAAAACTTTGCTCGTTACTAACGATTGTTTAGCCAAAGCACTGAATCGACCTGTCGGTACGCTCTCTGCGATGAATATAATGTCTATACACGTTGTGTTCGCTTTTATTTGCGCAGTTTTGCTGACTGTGGTGGTCGCATTTCAATTCAACATACAAAATGACATCGAACGCTAAATTAAAATTTACCATTGACAAACTAAAAAACGCCCTAAACAATTATAGTCTTGACGAAATTAGATATGCTCGCGACTTGATCGACAAAACTCCGCGCCGATGCTACTACAAACTCAAAGAAATTGACGAAAAGTTTAACGTGTGTCGCGACGTGGACACGTTCGTTGATCTGTGCGGCGGACCGGGCCAGTTTGCCAAGTACCTTTTCACGATTAATCCTGATTGTGTCGGCTACGGTGTCAGCCTGCGCAACGATTGTGACTATACATTTGACCACGAACATTTTCGAAAAATTTACGGCTGCTTTGATTCAGGCGACATCTTCGATGCCAACGTTATGTTTGAACTAATGTATTTTTGTCGCAAACAATGCAATCTTGTGGTGGCCGATGGCGCTTTCGACGTGTCGGGCAGAGAAAACGATCAAGAAACTCTAACATTATCTTTGTTGCGCAAAGAGTGCTACATCATTTTAGAGGTGTTGCGTACAGGCGGCAATTGTGTCTTAAAAATTTTCGATACATTTAATCGGGCAACAATAAGTCTGTTACAATCATTCATCGCCAACTTTAACGAGTTCTACTTTTACAAACCTACACATTCGCGTGCCGCCAATTCTGAAAAATATTTGGTGTGCAAGGGCAGACTCGAAACACCCGTCGGGACTGTTTCTAAACGACTCATTGATGCTTGCACGCGACAGTTTGGTATCAAACAAAAACGTGCACTCAAACAACTGTTGAACATTCTCAAGAATGAACGTCATGCACGCTCATCTAGCTCCGCCGAGCCATTTCAAAAATTCCGATAATCGTCGCGCCAGTTTTGATGGTGTGTTTTTGTCCAACGATTACATAAACAATCTCGTCAATACTGGCATCTACTACAACGGGGCGGATGGCTACAAATGTGCGTATTGTTCGCTTTATTTAAAGCGACTCGATGCCCATCAATTGAAATATCATACGTTCTCGGTGTGCCCGAAAGCGACTATACAGCTTTACAAAAACGTCACGCTGCGCAAAGAATCGTTTCGAAAATTCAAAATTGCTCGCGCTCATTTTAAAGATAATTACGAACAATTGGCGCAAAATGGATTCTATTATTACGGCAAAAAGGTAGAAATTAGATGTTCGTGCTGTCAAATTGTAATTGTGAAATTGAACAAGAGCGACAATGTTTCAATTATACATCGCACCTGGTCGCCAGAGTGTCACTTTAATACGTTGCCTTCGCCAAAACCTGTAGAAAAAACATATGTGAATATTTATCCACAACTAGACAGTCTTGTGCAAGATAAAGTCGTTGAGGATAAATCCACGACAGTTGCTGCGCCAATAAACGATGACACAATATGTAAAGTATGTATGGATTTGCCGCGCGACACATGTTTTTTGCCGTGCGCTCATCTCGTCACGTGTTCGGTGTGTGCCAAACGATGCAAAGATTGTTGTGTTTGTCGAGCTAAAATAAAGGAACGCATGCCAATATATTTACAATGATTGCGACATATAAAAACCTTGAAGTTTGTATATTGTATTTCATTATCAATGTCAAGCTCAATTAAAACGGACGACGAAAGTGGCCGGCCCAATGTCGTGGAACAGATGAAACATGTAACATATTCGGTGAACCATTTGGTGCGTCGTGTCAACATCATTAGCAGCGCCGATCGCGATGTACGCGTACACGTGTTTGGACAGCACGACGTGGTGCCCGAATTTGAAACCATCAAATACCACTATCCGAATGTGGCAAGTGATTGGAAATTTCCAAGATTGCAACGAAACACGTACATCAATGTGTTATTATTCAATTCTATGCACAAGGCCTATTTGAGACGAATGAAATTACAGGACAAATTGTATTACGTGCATCATCACTACGCCAAGTATTATGTGTACGGTCAAGTGCCTGCGGTACTGCAAAAAACAGACATATCTGAGTTTATGCAACAACTCTATGTGAGCGCGCCCATATTCGACGACGCCGGACATTTGGTGTCGGTGGTGTCCGATTACTATGTCGACAACAACAATCAATGCGTGCTACCGATAACGGGCGAGGGCAATGGTGTTCAAGGTACGTTTTCCATCGACGGGTTTGTCTATGTCACCGATCCCGAAGACTTTTTAACACGGCACATTATACAAATTGTGCCGCGCATCGATGTGTACGTGACGTTTGACAAAAAAAACGTTTTTATTAATTTGTTGTATAATGGTGTTACATTGAGTAAATTGCGCATTAGAACCCAATTTGCTGCCAATGTATTAATATTGTAGCAGTACTCGGCGTCCGCGCACCCCGCTACGCACCCCGCGCACCGTATATAAATTTGAAAATTGAAAGAGTGTTTGCATTATAACGTTGTAGTACTCCAGGCAAACGAACGTGTAATTCACCATGTCTCTCAGTAAATCGGCGGATTTGATGTCGTTCAAATACGATTATTACAATGGACTACGAAGATTTACGCCCGACGCAAAAATTACTGTTCCCGAGCATTTGAATTTGCTTACTCGAGAAGAACAAGATGATTTTTTGTTGTATAACAAAATTGCAGACATAACCGATGCAGATGGTGAGCAAGAAGTTTATAGTTTTATTAAACGTTTTAATGTGCTTGAATTTCAAAAGTTACCATTAGCGGACAAGCTAATAACACTGAGGGCGTATAAAAATTTTTACGGAACCGATGAACATAGTCAAGAAATACGAAAATACTATAAAATTAAACATAATTCTATTGAACCTGGGCATGTTTATTATTGTGACGTACGACATATAAAATATGTATCTTTTTCGCGGTTTAGTTTCATTGAAGATATCTTTGACAAGTGTGTAGCGAATACTGCGTTTGCTAAATTATTAATTGACGTGGTGCTATTAGAGTTAATAATTCATTTAATTAAATTACAAACAATTTATCTTTGGGATACTGTAATACAATTATTGGCAAAAAATATAGTGAGTCACATTGATCGTTACGTGTGTGTTAAAGTATTGGCACAATTTTTGTTAGGATTATTACATACAGTACCTCATGACGATAGTGATGGCGACTACGAAGATGCGAAACTAAATGTGTTTCAATTTTGTAAAAATGTTTTAAATGTCGATTATTGGCCTGTAGAATCGTTAGATCCCGTTTTAAAAATATGTATGCAATGGTTCAATGTGCACTATTGTAAAGTTTGTTTGACGACCCCGTTTCAAATGTACAAAGACAAATTTATATTGCAAATATCAAATGTTTTTCATGTATGTTTAAATAGTGACTCAGGCAGTGTGCTTTATAATACCAAGTTTTTAGAATACATGTATGGATTAATTAATATGAAGTTTGTTTCAACATATTACGACGATTCGGGAAATTACATGGTAACCGATGTAATATTTGACAATCATCATGTAGACAATTTAAAATTAGGATATATTAATAATGTGTGTAATAAAAAAAATAATTATTGTGAATGTGGCAAGGGTTTTAATAAATAATTTGTTTATAAAAATCTTTTGTTTTTTTTACCATATCCCCGCTATTAATTAAGCTAACTTGTGTTTTTGTAATGCATATCAAGTCTATATTATTATTTGTCATTTTGACTACAGCCAATTATGGCGCGTTGGCGTGTACCGAAACCGGACGCAATTGCAAGTACAGCTATGAATGTTGTAGCGGGGCCTGTTCTGCGGCTTTTGGATTTTGTTTACACCGCTAAGAATCGTTACTTGAACTTGGACCGCTGATGTCGTTGTCTTCGTTTGTACTCGTCGTTTCTGTAGATTCTTCACCGTCGTCGTCGTCGGTGTCGTCAATGTCCACATCAAACTTGTTTAGGTAATGTTGAGTGCTTTTGTACGACGAATGGTTCATTAGTTTTGCTACGCGTTGCAGAGGAATTCCCTTGTTGTATTGATTACTGCATAAATAATGCCTAATCATGTTTGAGCGCGGTCTGTCCATTTCGACGCCGGCCTCTTCAAAAAGACGTTTAAAATCTTTGAAAGGCGTCGATGTATTTTTTGATATTTGCAGAATCGTAGGATGTTTCGAATAGATTTCGCGAGCCAGTATCAGCGGGGCAAGTTCGAGTCGATGCAGTGGATTCAAACGATTGCGTTTTCGTTTAAGGTTAATTTTGCTGCGAACCTTGCCATCTTTGATGATGGCGTCAAGATTTTCGAGAGTAATCTGACGCGCTTCATTTATGCGAGTGCCGGTGCCCAGCATTATGCAAAAAATTATAGCGCCGCGCAACAGGCCACGATCGTGAACGTAGTCGCTGTTCAAATATTTAATACGTCGTTTGATGCAATCTATTACAGTGTCTAGAATGTTTTTAAGAACAATATTTTTTTCCTTGTTTCGAATGTTTTTGATTTCGGTGTCGCGCGGAAGCATCACTTCTTTTGGTATACGATACTCTTCTATGCCCATACAGTTGACGTAAAAATTAACGGTGAGCTGCAACGTTTCTTTGGTGACGGAACGCAGCTCGTGCATGCGGATGCTCAACTCTTCAGGATCGACGGCAAGTTTTTGCTGTTCGATCATGTCGAACTCTACGTTAAGATCGTGCGTGTCAAATTCATCGAGATGCGATTCGTCGATGAGACAGTAGATAATTTTAATGAAACGCGATTTGTAACTTTTTAATGTGGTGGGCGCAAATGGTTTGTTAAAAATAAACTTGGACCACCGACCGTTGCGCACCTTGTCGGGTGTACATCGTTGACGGTCCGTGGCTATTTGAAAGATTGTTTCAAATCTGAAATGGCTTTGAATTTTGGATTTCCAGCAATTAAAAGAGTACTCGTTTCTTACATTGTTTGTTTTATTAAAAATAGTGTCAGTCATGCTAATACATTAAAATTCTTGGTTCGGTAGGTTTTTGTCTATCTCTTAATATAACAAAGTAATAGATGGCGTACAACAGCACAAGAATACAAAAAACCGTCAACATACCCAAAACTAACACATCGTACATTTGCTTTGGACTAGCAACATTCGTATCGTAATTTCTCTTTTCGGGCACGGTTATGTTCACTTTTGGTGCTGTCGCGGAATCGTTTGAATTTTTGTTGTTGGCAGTTTCGCCATTACTAGTGTCCGGAATGTCGTTAAGGGCCAATTTTAATGGAATGTACTTGACCGTCAATGTCGGGCTCAATCTTTCATAGGGAATGTCCAAACTCATCGTTGCTGCTGCAATTGTAATGTTGATGGTAGATCGTTTTTGTAACTTAACTGTTGCAGTATGAAACGACGCAACGCTTCGTTCTCGAACGCCAACTCCGTCAATTGTTGCTGACATGTGTTTTTAGTTGCGTTCACAATGGGTTTAGATGTGGGCATGGTTAACATTGCGGCACTTTGGAACACGCTAGGTTTTTTGCCAGAATTAGTGGCCAACGAGGCGATAAACTCGAATATGTTTGCCGTTGACGACAGAGGTGCCATAAAACCAATGTTTTCTTTTAAACTAATGACGCGCGCTCGGTTAGTTTCGTTTAAAACATAAAGGTAATAATCGCTACCGCCGGCAAACAGATCGTCAATAACATTGTTCACGAGCTGATTGATCATATGCACTTTAGAGTTGGCGTGTTTCGTATTACCGCTGTTGATAACGTCTTGAATGTTTATAGGAATGTTTGCCCGCTGCAACAGCAAAGTCAAATAATCGTTGGCAAGTTGCTGTTCGAATGGCAACGGTATTGGCGTGTTTGTGCTGACCGCTTGCGCAATCATATATTGTACTGCATAGCCAAGTTGGCGAGCGGCCTCTTCTACACTGCCGGCGCTCATGCGGTCAGCACCTTTATTGTAAAACTTTTGAGCGTACGACGGTACAGTGTTGTATAGAAAGGAAGCTTTGAAAATGTCACTAGTCAACGGTTTGTCGCCGAGCTCTTTCTGCAAACGTTTGTAGTTCGATATGAGACTTGCGTCGCTGTCAAAACGTTTAGTGACGTTCACGTCCACCGGGTACGTGTCGATAAAAACGCTGCGAATGGTGTTGATGAGGCCTAGCATGTGCGGTGTTAATTGCGACATATCATTGGTTTTGTAATAACGAACGATTGTGTTGACATAATCGACACACTTTTCCATCCAAGGTTCATTTTCGATGGCTCGAACGTTACCGTTGCCATTGTGCGTTTTAGCACTGGTAGTTCCTCGTAAATGCGCCATGTTGACTCAGTGTTTGTTTGTGAGGACAAAATACAATTTGAGGAACACTTATCATATAATTGTTGTTAATATACAACAGTATTAACATAAATACTACAAAAAAAATATAATACCAGGAAAACCTAAACATATTAGCAAAAATGGCTACCAGAGCCGCTGTAATCAGAATTGTTTGCAAACTTTTACGTTTACATAAAATGCTTTCGCAATTTTTAAAGGCCACATTAAAACTGTTTTCACCTCTAACAAACGTTCGCAATTCTTCCTTGCAACAGTTGTCGCACATTATCATAATCATAATTGTATTGCCGTCTGTGTGAACGTTTTGAAACGTGCGCGGCTGACTGCCCGGATGAAACTCAAACGAGAATCCATTCGATACGTCCACTTGCGCATAGTAATGCGCTAGTAAGGTGCCGCATGTTTTCTTCACCCTAACTTTGCACACTTTAATGACATTGGTATTTTCGCTGTCTGTCAAGCCGTCAAATATGTAATGTATTAGCAAATTGTCGTCATACTTGACCCGGGTCAGATTCGTCAAGTTTTTGTCGTTTAATTGGGACCGGTTCAGACAATTCGTTGGTGTCTGTGTCGTTGTCGTCGGTGTCGGAGGAAGATGAACTGCTGCTGCTGCTGGATCCGTCGGATTCTGGTACATAGGCGGTATGAGAGTGTTGGCTGTCGGCATGTTGAGAGTTCAAGTCTTTAAGCGGCTCGACTAACATCTTATCAGATGTAACAATATTTTTATTATTATTAACGTTTGTAGGCGATTTGTCGTCGTATACAATTTTAAAAATGCAGCCGCCTTTCTTTAGCACTGTTGGTTTAATATTGAATAGGATGACATTAATTTTGTTGCTATTTTCTGTAAAATTATAACAAATTACGTAATCGCCGCAAGCCACAGTGGTGCCCGCGCGTTGCGCTAAATCGTTTAACAGCTGCGTGTCGAGTATGTTGAGGCTGTAGGCGCCGACGGCTAGTTTTTTTAAGTGATATTCTTCCCTAACTATAAACGAGAGGATATTTTTGTTTGCCTCTTTGTCCAGAGTTACGTGAACAGAAATGTCGACAGTGTTGCTGTTGTTGGTGGCCATTGTGTTGATAATAATCTTTTCAATATTATACTTAATAATACAATTTGAGTTTGACGAAAACGACTTCAATAATAAACTCAAAGTGTTGACCGAATACTCTCGACGCACGAATGCGCTACATCCGTTGCCCGACACATTGAGTTATGTGTCTGAAGTGGACCAACACGAGTATGTCGTGCGCACAATCAGTACCAACGATCTTAGCCAGATTAACGTCGAAACGCATGACGATCGAATTGAAACGTTTGATTTCTTGAACCAACAATTTGAATCGACACCATCGAGCCAAGTTCGCGTCAAAGCACACGCTACCGACCCGAGCAAATATGATATTCGCGGCGACGACGGATGGATGACGATGGATTGTCCCGCCGACGAACATTTTAACGAAAACACTATGCGATGCGAACCTGTCGCGCCATGTTTCGGTCGTGCCCCCGGCAATTATGGTTTGACTGAACGGTTAATCGACGCGTTGGTGTTGCATCATCGCGTCCCTAAACCCGAACCAAACGAACATGACATTCATCCCACCATGTATTTGCGTTGCCTCGAAGGTGGTTCGCACGTCGTCGACGAATGCCCAAACAATCACATGTTCGTCGACGGCGTGTGCGTTTTGCGCAACGATTGTGCCGATCGACCCGACGACTACATTTTGCCCGTGTTCCCGGAATCGTTAAATATTAACGAATACATGGTGTGCAAAGGCGGCGAACCCACCGTTGTGTCGTGTCCGTTTGGCAAAAATTTCGATCGTCGCCTTATGATGTGCGTCGACGCGGAGCCGTGCGCGATTCACGGTGCCGGCTACACTTACATCACCGACGATATTGGCTCGAGCCAATACTATAGATGCACGTCGGCCGACAGTGTCGAACTTGTCACGTGCATCAATCGCGTTTTCGTCAACGATCAATATCAATGTTCGGGCGACGCAAGATGCTCTACGTTCGAAAACGGTTCCGGTACACGCGTTAGCAATTTTGACGATGACGTCATCAAATACGATTATGCTGTTTTGGTATGCGACAATTTCGATGTGGTCAAAGAAATAAATTGCGACAATAGCGATCTTCTCGACGACAAACTGTTCAACGGCAAGTTCATTGTAAACGTGAATCTGCCGCGCCAAGTGTACGACGCCGGCAGCGGTCAATGTGTACCGTTTTCCATGAACGCAATCACCGTAATCAATCCGATATACGGTATCGAAAATGTACCAAACGATTTGAAATTAGAATTTATGTCTGCGTTTGTCGGGCAAACTGATCGTGTCCACGAACTTTTAGAAACGGATCGTTTAAATGGTAAAGTTGAGTATGCGCGCGACATAGACGAGTTGGGCATCAATTTTGTGGACGGTTCGTCGCTCGACTGCTACGGAGAATATTTGTACGATCCGTTTGAAGGCACTCAATTAAACCTGTGCAGCGAAAATGAATTGTTGCAAAACGTGACATTGGAAAAACACGAATACTTTGTGCCGGCTACTGGGACGTTGCGCAATTCAGACACCGACTATCAGGCATTGTGCGCGAGGCGATTAAACGAAACCGACAACTATATATCGTTGGACCACTTTACGACGCGTATATTGGCCAATATACTACAATCCGACGTTTGCGGTCAGATTTTACACGAAATTCATGAAAAATATACTACGATTATGAACAAATATACTACGATTACATTCAAATATAACGACAGTGGTGTAAAAACCACTAAATATATTGAACAATATGGGTCAAATATACAAAAATCTGACATTACGAAAAATATTTTTGTACCGGTCGACGAGAATTATGTTAGCCCGCTGTTTGATCCGTTTGAGTATTATGACATAATGCAACCGTCATTTAATCCGTGGACGCGAGACGAATATGAACATTTGCCCGACGACAATCTGGGCGGTGGCGGAGGCAACGATGAAGTTCCAGCACCACCATCATCACCGCCACCGCCTCCGCCATCTTTGACATTAACAGACAAACTTTTAGATTATACTTGTTTTTACTCGGTGCCCACTTTTAAGTTGTCAGCGTGCGACGTTGCAGACGAACACATTAAAGATGCAATTAAAGAATTGCGCGCTAACGTCAAAGTTGAATCTGGTTGCGAAAGCGCCGAGGGACTAGCCAATGTAATAAACGCCTACGCGTACCTCGGCGACGGCGTGGGCTGTTTATCCGTTTTTGATAATAACATCATTACTGTTCGGCAGTTTCTCGGAAAAACATTTTTGAACATTAATACCCAATCTAACGACGGAGTTCAGTACAATAAATGGGTTCATGTCTCCGAAGACGGCTTGTTTATGGCTTGTCCGGACCACGCTTTAGGAGCCAATTTTACGTGTAATTTAGAAGACAACAAACTATATTATATGGAGGATTTACAAGTGTAAACACAATATACATTAGATACATTTTATTATCACAATAAATATTACAATAAAATTGTTATATTCGCATTTTTTTCGTGTTGGGTACATTATCTTGGGAATCGTCTGTTAAATCTATTACTTCAATAGTTGTTTCTTCTTTTCCTTCTCGTAATTGACGTTTGTAAATTGGTTTTGTAAACTTTTCAATGGATGTCGTCTGCGACATTTCGGCAGTTTTATGAACGTTTTGTTTAATCTTTGCCAATTTTACACTAGCTTGTGTTATTTCCCATTTCAATTTGTCCAATTCTTGTCGTTTGTCAAAAATATTGTAATTTAATGCATCTCGTGTGCTCTTCTTGCTTTCAATTGAATCTGTCAATAATGTCAAATTGTTTTCCAACGTTCTTACGTCATCTTTGAGCTTTTCAAAAATTTTTAAAGTTTCATTATAATTTTTATTCAATTTGTTTAATTGTGATTGCGTTGCTGATTTAATTTGGTCTTCATTTTTCAATGATTCATTAGGCATAACACATGTGCTGTAATAGGTGTTGATGTATTCGACGAGATGTAGGTTGACAGAGCTCGTCGAATATAGTTTTATATTGGCCGGGCTAATGTTTATCATAAACATATTGTTGTTCATAATGCATGTGGCGTGTAAACGGTTGCTGTACTTGCGACATGTAGCGCAATGGATTCGATTGTTTTTCTCTTCAGTTATTTTTAATTTTTCTGCGGTATGAATTTGCAGTTTTTTCAAACAATCCACACAATAATGATGATTGCACGCTGTTAACGTCAACAACGGCACAATATACATAAAGTCTTCATCGTCGGGTTTCTTCACCACGACTTGTTCCAAACAAATATTACACTGAATTGTGACCGACTTCATGGTTTCAACTCAACTGAGCAACATTAGATCAAGTTCGTGTATTTATACTCATTTGTCAATGTGTTTATTGTAGTGTTGTATTTTAAGCATTAGCAGGAACAACAACGGGCGTCGCTGCGTTAGTAGATACACTGACGGTCGGTGTTAACACAATATTTGGATATATCGGTTTTTTGTATGTGTCTCTGGTAATGAGTGTTTCACTGCCCAACATTAATGGTACAACCAACGGATAGTGTTCGTAACGCGACAAAGACGATTGAAGCGCTACAGCATTGCCTTTGAAACGTAAAACGTTATCGACTTTCAGAATATTTTCTTGATATCCCGAAACATACTTGGGTACAACCGGATTATATATATCTGCAGAGGCTACTAGTCCTTGTTCAGTAATAGCGCATGTTGGAGCGTTTCTTAATTGTAACGAGCCGCTTGTATAGTCCATGGTACACGGAGCGACACTTTTAAATATTAAATTTTTAAGAAATCCCGGCAGAGCGTTGTACGTTATGTTCGATACATTAGTATCGTCGGCCGAACCGTAGGTTCGATAGTTGTTTGTATTTACGCGTGCACAAAACCGCTCGGGATTGGTTTTCGCCAACACTCCAGCAGTTTTGTTGTACACTTGTTCCACGACTTGGTACAGGTCAGAATGAAAATTTTCATTGTATTGTAACAATTTACAGATATTATTTTGTTTGTCTGGTTGGTCGTATATCATGTGGAAAATGAGCTGTTCTGGTAAAGACATTGAAGGAAGTTTCAACACTTCTTCATAATTAGTCGCAGTCGGTATTAAAATGCGGTTTTCGTCCGACTCAGACACCAAACTTTTTCCTACGGATCGATTGTAAATAGTGCCTTCGCCGTCTGGTATGGGCAGCACCATTTTTTCCATTCTAAATCGAATCGACAAATGATACTCACAAATGAACCAACCGTCGTCTTGTGACGCGTCACTTGAACACGGATTGCCGTAGGTGCGACACGTGTCAAAAGGCCGTATCGCGCCAAAAATACAGTTGTTGCGCTGTGGTTGATTCGAACCGAGAGGTGTTAGTGCCATGGCGATAGAAAATGAAATCTCTTACTCTATAAATTTGAGCCAAGATTTGCTGTATATTATTTTAGATTCTTATATTTCTAAAAAGTTTCAAGAGTTTGAAGAGTATTGCGATTTTACGGACAAAAATAACATACGTACACGCCTTATCAACAGCAATAAATTTAGCAGTGTCCAAAAATCATGCATCAGTATCGACAAAATGGTGTACGCTCACGAAGACACATTGGTGCCTTTTGTAAATCGTCAAAGCGTCGAGCAGCCTGTTCAATGTCCACATCATTTTTTACGACGTATAGTCAAATGCAAAGTGTTTAAAAGTGTCGAGTGTCCAGAGTGTGAAATAAAATTTGAACATATTTACAAAAATCAAAGTCTAATCGACAAATGTGACGCTCAAACTGCCGCTAAACAAATTCAACTTTATAATACACTGAAAAACACTAACGAAAATCTTGTTAAGGAAAGCCACTTGGGATCGGACGAGATAATGGCTTCTATTCGCTTGGAATACGAGTACGATGACCGGATTGATTATAAAGTTTTAGCTTTTATGGCTAAAGTAATACGTGACATTGATTCGATAACGGCTCATCAAAACATTAGTCCATTACTGCCCTATACGACGCTTCAAAACAACATTATTTATAGAAAATTTGAAGACGAACAGCTAATCCACGACGTGGACAACGTGAAAAACATTTACAAATGGGCTTTAAAATTGGACGGAATCAGAGGCAAAGGTTTTTTCACAAAAACATTTATGATCGTGTTCATGGACGACATGCAAATATTTTCAAGTCAATTTGACCACAAACTATTCGCCATCAACAACGTAGTGGCGTTCCAATGTGAACTCGTCAATAACGTGATGTACGTCACTGATTTGTTGCACATATTCAAGTACAGCTACAACAATCGCACCCAATACGAAGTATCGCTAGACCCATACAACATTGCACCGACTTGCGCAATCAATTGCATTAATTATTTCGCTACCAAATACAATGATTGTGAACAATTAACGCTAACAAATTACGATGGACAAACGATACAAATAAAATTTCAACGTTTCTTTGATGCGCCTATTGTGCACGGAGGTTATGCTACCATGCCCACAGACGGATTCGTGGTTCTCAACGATACTATGCAATATGTCAAATACAAACAATCTAAAACTGTAGAAGTAGAATACGACGCTGACGAATGTGTGTTTAAATCACTCAGCGGACCTTTAAACAACAGACAAATACAGGTGGCTCCTACTGTTGGTCAATTAACTCATCAAAGTATATACGAAGCCATTGTCACAAATAACTCTATATTAATTTTGAAACATCGACCCGACAGGCTGGTGCCTAATTAATAAAAATTCAAATAATTTGTATAATTATGTTTTATTTTATGAGATTAATTTTAATACATAACGTTCTACACACAGGACACACACAGTGGGTTTTTAACCACATAAACAAACATTCTGCACAAAACCCGTGTTGACAAGCGTCAAGTTGAGCAATCTGCTTGTCTGTTTCGACCAGCGCGTCGAGGCAGATGCAGCAAGTGTCGTTAATTATCGGTGTATCTGTCCGCGAGCAATCGGCGCGCATTACGAAATTTCTAGGTTGAAACGTGTCTACCGCCGCCGTTGCCGTCACCGTGATGTATTGTCGAATATCCAACAAACCGTCGTCATATTCGAAATCTTCATTGCCGCTGTCCATGGTAAATTCATAGTTAACGTCTTCCAGTGTCAACTGACCGCTAAGCAAACGTAAAAAATTAATGTACTCCGTAACGTTGAATATAAAATTGTCGTGATCGTCATGATCGTCTTGATCGTCTTGCTCTTCGTATGTAATATTGAACACGGTGTTTGCCTGCATGGACACGTCGTCGTGTGCACTATTCATGGCGACAAATGATAACAATCACTAATCAAACTTATACTTTTATACGACAACAACACGGCATTAGACACGTCCGCCGTCTTTAAAATATTGTCACCATATACGTAAAAAACTATTTTAGTTCTAGTAATGATTTATAGGATGACCATTCCATTGGTTTATAGTTAGGGAACGGCTTCATATTTTGTTGTATGTATCTATAGCTATTAATGTGATTGTGAAACACCATACTGGCGTACAACATGCCGTGTTTCATGAGCACGTTACCGTTGACATTGGTCATGTTTATTTCGTCGACCATGGCAATTTTTTCGCCAAACCGTTCGTTATTTAGGCACACTTGGATACGTTCAATGGCTTGAATGAGATAACCCTTAACGCTCATGTAGTGATCGCGACACATGGCACAGTCGAGTTTAAAAAATAGATTATAATAGAGAGTTTTCATTTGCGCCAGTTGATTCGTTACGAATTCGTATGTCATTTTGTCTCGGTTCGCCACCATGTCGTCGATCATCAATGCCAAAAAATGTATGGTATCCCAGATTGTACGAAAGCTGTACGAGTAGTCTTTGGGTTGTGTGCTGCGCAAGTTTAATTCTTGCATTTTCTCATTAAACATCAGTTTCATTTGCTCAATGTCGAAATCGTGAGACAGCTGGGTCGCCCAAGTTTTGAGCTGTTCAATCTCATTGGTTTGCACATCTTTATACGCAATGAGACAAGCAATCTCGTATAGATAAGTTAATTCGGTGGCCAGTATTTGTGCCAATTGTTTCGACTTGGACGAACGTATCCGGTCCAGGTGCCGGAACGTGTACAGAAAAAAACTATCCTTGTACTGTCTGAGCAACGACGAATCGGGAATCATGGCGGCCGAGTGTCAAGAACGTACAATTTGTCTGTATCTGTCCGATATGCCCGAAGGCGTGCAAAACGACAAGCCCGACGACAATGATGTAATTTATTTCGAGGGTATTATAGAGTGTATCGACGACGAATCGTGCCACAAAACAAGCTTTTTTTCGGAATTGAAAAAAGAGGAAGCCTTATTTATGAAAAAAACTTTTACCGATTTGCTGGAACACAACAATGGCAACTATTGCAAGAATCATGTACTAATCGACGCGCTCATTATGTATAAGACGTATGTTGAATTGGTGGACGAATCTGCATTTGGTGTGAACACGCTAAACTCGTGCGTAGAGTATTTAACGTATCTTTTCAAGTTGTTTCGATTGCAGAGCCGCATTGTGATTGTGGTACCGTCTCACGTGGACTGGCAACAAGATAGTTTAAGTGCACTTTTAAAACATTTACTAAACAACTCAATCATTGAAATTGCTTCAAAATGATCGGAACGATTGTATTTATAATCATTGTGCTTGCGTTGCTGTACTTTTTGTACACAAACAACAAGCTCAATTTCAACTCAATCAATGAATCATCGCCCAGTTTTGGAGAGAGCAGCGATTCCATCAAAACGGACGAAGATAGTGGCTCTGCGACTATAAAATTTAATAGTCCCAAAATAAAATCGCTGCGTGTTCTCCATGGTGATAATAAAATTAGTAAAATCTACGTTGCAGAACGACCGTTAACCTACAACGACATAATCACCGAAGGCAACAAGTCGGTGGGCAACAATTGCGTGTTTGTCGGTACACTGCTCGAGACCGCACAGAGTAGCTCCGCAAATAGGTTAACGGGCAACTTTGACATTAAACAATTCAAAAACATGTTTATAGTGTTCAAAAATCTCGACTCAAACAAGATTAAAGAGTCTGTGAACATGACACGCTTCGAAGCCGACGGCATGGTGTATTGTCTGATTGACGCGTCGACCACGTCGGTGCCCGATCTCAGAGACACTTCGTACCCCATCACTGTGTACACTACAAACGCTAATGTACAGCTTAAACTAAAGGAATGGGACTACACGCAGATAAACGACTCCGGTACTTTGTTCATCAAAAATGAAAAATCATTTAGGCTTCAATAATAGAATACAAACAACAACATTTTTTTATAAACATTTTATTAATTAATCAGTCGTATATTTAAATTTAATAAATACATTTATTATATTTTTTTTATTATTTTAACATTTAAATTCCGGTTGATTAATATTAAAGTCTGCCTTGTTCCAGGCCATGTCTATGTTAAAAAATATCTTTTCATGTTCCCTGTAGTATTTCTTGTATTTACGCTTGAACGCATCGAAAAGCATAGCTGTTCGTTGACTGGCATTGCTGCGTTTACTAACCAGCATGTCGTGCAACATGGTTTCTACAAAGGGCACAGCCAAATCAATCATTTTTTCAATTTTACCCTCATCAACGACTCTGGCGCCTGGTTTCACTTGCACTTTCAGCACGTACAACAGTGCGTTCAATGGACTATTGTTGACGTCTAAACACATAAGATTGTGTTGATGTACGGGATCCTTGTCTAAAAACATTTTGTACGACACGTAGCCGTCGCGTGCGTTTCTTTTGTACATGAGAATGTGCGACAAAAACAGCCGAACCGGTTTTGCCAATTCGTCAATGTAGCTCTTTTCCATGGGAAACGTTTTGTTTTTAATGTGCCAATAAATAGAACCGTTAAATGGCATGTTTTCTTCAAACAAATGATCCGTGTATATTACAGCAAATCTGTTGCGTACACCCTTGTCGTAATCTGATATGTGCAAGGGTTTGTTGTTGACGATCATTAGTTTAAAATTACCCTCATACTTTTGACTGCCTTCGTATTTACGACACACGGTGTTGCTCTTTGTGGAATCCGCGGTGCTTTTAAAGAAAGAATCATCACACACCTTCATTTCGTTAATTACGTACAATTGCGATATCATCTTGTCCGCTTCCATTTCGTTGGTATCTTTTTTGGTGAGCGTATACTTGGCGCTGTCATGTTTGTGCACCACTACAAAGTGGTCGAACACGGCAAAGAAACTAGATTTGCCCGATCCTGGCTTGCCGTTCAGATATAAACAGCATTTTTCATAATCGGTCGGAATGCCGGTGCCAGCACCAAAGTGTATAGTAACTAAACTATTGACATAATTGAAATTAGTAAACTGTCGAAAGTACAGGTAGCCCTGTACAATCTGTTTGACAAACGACGAACAATAGTCTTGTAAATTCAATTTTGTCATAACGATTCGCATATAGAATCGCGTCAGCCATGTATTAAGATCGTCATTGTGTCGTCTCACTATCAACTTGTCCCACCATACGTTCCATTTCTTTAGCATCATGAGCGTATTGTAATAGTTGGCATAAAAGTTTTGAATAAACGACGATTTTTCCAACGGTACCGCCAAATCATTTTGGTTATCATAACCGTCGTCGTCGTCCTCGTAGGCACTGTCTAAATCTCCGTTAGTGGCATCTTTTAGTTCTTCGACAAATCGCGCCGGCAAAGTTAATGCCGTTACAAAGTTATCGATAAAATCGATGCGGTCCAGTTTGCCATACAAATATTTTACAATTTTATAGCGATGTGCGTAAAAATAATCGACATGATCCAACACAAACTGTTGTGTAAACTTGCACGAACTCCCTTCCACACTTGCCTTTAACACAGTGCTATATAGCTGTGACGTGTACAATAATGACCATGCTAGCTCTAATAATCCTTTGCAATGTGAAAACAATTCCATTATCAACACTATTTTAAAAGCCTTAACGTCAATCTCCAAATTGTTGAGGCACGTGCATTTGCGAGATTTTTTGTGTTGATTCTGTTTACATTCGTAGCATTTCAAGTTCATAATTAGGTCAGACATTTTTTTATCGTTCAAATACACACCCATTATAATTAGTTCGTTGTGCGAATAGCTCCAAACCTCGCGAAACAAATCGTTTAACGTATTCTGTTCACAGTTACGGCATGTGCTACAATTGTTAAAGGCCAATATTGCCGACATATTGTTTTTAATGGATTTAATTTCACGACATATTTTTGCCATATGATATATTTTATACATTTCATTCTCGCTTTTTCCATTGTCCAACATAAATTGAATGACTCGTTCGGGCAAATACGTTTTTTCATTCTTTTTCGTTAACGCCTTCAATAGCGTGTTACCCATAATGAATGGACAGCCGTGATGGTAATCGTTGATAAACAAATTGTAGACACCTTCCTCTGTGAAATACATGTATTTCCAATTGTTAAACTTAATACTGGGCATTGCTATGCCGCTGCAGTTTTCGGTCAACTTGAACAGGTCATCATCTTTGCGCACTAACACGTAATGTTTGCCGTTGTACACGAAAGCCATGTTACCGGACGAAACGATTTTCTTGAAAAATCCCGCACACAAAACCTCCTGTGTGGCTCCGCATGTTTTGGCGTTTTCGTATGTATAATCCCACGTATCGTGTTTGCAATAAATTAAAAAATGAATACCGTAATAATAGGCCAACGTTACACAAGGATTTTCATTGATAAACAGCGACCAATGATTGCAGAATCGCATAAACACTTTGGGTGTCAACTTGCAATAAGGTTCGCATCTCAACTTTGCCCTTTCGTAATCTGTACCCTTATCGCCGAATATCGTTTCGCACAACAGCTCAAAAAACAACTTTATGTCGGTTTTAGTCAAGTTGAGCACTTCATTCTTTGATATCACCCGCCATAACACCACAATAATGTAATCAAAATTAACAAAATTGCTCATTTTAAAGTAATTCTGCAATACTCTGTGATCTGCTTGATCGGTTTGTGCCATTACTTCAATCATTTTCTCTTTAATTAATTGTAAACATTCAGTAATGTGCCGCTGCATCAAATCAATGTTTTCGCTCGAAGGTGTGATATTGCGAAACACCTTCAAACGATCTTTAGTCACCAATGCTGTCGTAGGCATGACTTTATCTTCAAACACACGAAGACTGTTCAAATCTACGTGCAACAAATCCTTGTAACCGTCTGCGGTGATGCAACTCTTTAAATTAATATCGTCTTTGATGTAATCAAAAAAGTTTTTGTTGCTATACACTAGATCGGGAATTATTTTACACTTGCTCACACTGTTGTCGGCCATTGTCAATATAAACAGGTCATCGTCGTCTATTTCATTAAACTTGGTTCGGCCGTTCACAAACAATGTTTTATCGCCACTCATCAAGCTTAATTCGACGTTCAAAAAATCTTCAGGATTGTAGATAAACAGATTGACGTTTCCCAGTGCACGATTGTGTACAATTGGTATGCTGGCGCCGACATCAATGTTAAACTTTTTCTTCAAATATATACTCCAGCCACAATAGATGATTGCCATATTTGGCCAATAATAATAGTTTCCAGAGCGCACACATTTGTTTGCGTAATCGGGTTCGTTACTCACGATAAATTTGTTAAAATCCACATGGTCCTTGATGCGTTCATATTGATCTGCGTGCACAAACGGACACACAAACATGCGAAAAATATTTTGTTCGGCAAACCAGTCGTGCGGCTCAATTTTTGTGGTGCCGTGCAACTGGGCACAAGCCACTGGTTCGTTGGTGTCAGTGTGCGCGTTTGTCATTAAGGTGAGAAGCTTTGTAAAATTATCGTAGGAATCAATCACTTTTGCAGCGCCCGTTACGCAATTCCGCAATATCACATTGTCCGCGTTATCGAAAGCGTTGGCCGGCTCGATCGGCTTGCGCTCATCGCAACTTTCATAGATGTTGTCGAAAATTTCGTCAGTTCTAATCGCGGCAATCGCCATTTTATGTCTACTAGTATTTTTGGTCGCGCTGCTCTATTTAAATCCTTATCGAAACGATGCTAAAAAATTGGTACACGACCACGCTCATACTTTGCAGTTTGGCGCGTATATAGAAATATACGATTTGAGCACGCCCGCTCGCGTCGAGCGTTTGTTTGTAATAAAACCCGAAAACGTTATACTGTACAATCTCGACGGGGCGCTGTTCTATTACTTGGAGTCGTCGAGCGTGTTTTGTCCTCGAGAATTTTCCTTGGTCCGATTCAGTCGTGATGAAATACGTTCGGTCAACGAAAGCGGACTTTATAACACTGTTTGCACAAATGTCAACAGTCTTGTGGTACTTGAACATTTTTTGACACTAAAAAATAACGTCAGCGACGAACGAATACTGTTGACGGTCGACGAGATTCACTATAGCATTTTAGACATTATCAATTTGCTCATATATACCGGTTATGTGTTAGTAACGTAGGCATTATCAGTTTGGCTAGCAACAAGATCAAATATGGACAATAAATTAGCGGCTCAAGCTTTTAAGCGCAAATATAATTATCATTGCATCGATGACGATTTGGTTGTGTTCAGTGTACCGACACGCATCTTTCGTCGTTGTTTTGGCGATCGTGGATTTAACACGTTTGTCGTGTGTGCCGACGGCGAAGATTTAATGGACGAACAGAAAAATTATCAATTGTGTGACCGTCAACGATTCCGGTTTCGTCAGTTTCGTCCAATTTACTCGCAAAGTGATTCCGACAACGGGCTACGTATCGTACCCTACGTTAATGGTGTGAGCTGTGCGCGAATGGATTTTCTGCATTTTGTTACAAACTTTCTCGACGTATTTGCTGTTATTAACAACGAATATAAATTTAGTCAACGAAAAACCTTCAACACGATCAGAACCCTTAAAATTTATCGCAAAATAGCCTAATCTATATATTTATATAGATATTTATATAGATATATAACAAGAAAATTGTTAGTTTAATATCAATAATCGAAGATAGTACACACGCGATTAAAAATGGTTCTTGTCAAAGTTGGATTGTTTAAATTTGGCGAAGAGGAGTTTGAATTGCGCTATGTCGTCGAGGATAACAAAAATGTTAAATTTGTTGCTAAAGACATTGCATTAATGTTAAAATACGAAGATACCAAAGGTGCTGTGCAAAAACATGTCGATACCAAATACAAAAGTACATATCAACCAAATGGCCAAACCAACTTTGATGTTGGATCGGCAAAGATTGAAGGGAGCCAAAACGGCTCCCTTCTCAAAGTTGGCGCGGCAAAGATTGTGGGACGAAATAGTCCATTGTATTTACACCCCGCAACTTGGATGATAACTAAAGCCGGAGTGATTCAGTTAATTATGAAAAGTAAACTGCCTTATGCCGTAGAGTTACAAGAGTGGCTGCTTGAAGAAGTTATTCCGCAAGTGTTGTGTACGGGCAAGTACAGCCCTGCTATAACCAACGACGAAAATGATGCAGTACGCCTATACAAAGATTTTCAAGTAATAGTGCAAAAAAAAGACGAACAGCTGCAACAACTCACTGTACAGATACAGAAAATGGCTGAACAAAAGGATCAAGCGATTCACCGCATCATGAACGATATGAATCGTATGTACACCGGCTTTCAAGAAACTATGCAAAAGAAGGACGAAATGATGGCGCAAAAGGATATGATGATGGCTCTTAAAGACGAACAAGTGTCGAAAATGATTGACAAAATGGTCGATTTGTCCGATCGAGCAGTGCAGTATCCCGCCAACGAGAAAAAGCTACCCATGATATGTATAGCTAAAAATGGAACTACTTTTGAAGCCATTACCGGTCAGCGACCGTACGTGGAGCAACAAAAACACAAACGATCCTTCGACGAAGCCAACATTATTGTAGAAGAAAAACGACCAAATCCCGTTGTTGATTGGAATAACGCTATGCACGAAGCTAGCTTGACGTTTAACAAAGACAATGTGAAACGTTTTAAGCGATCTGTGTATTTCGATGTGCCCGCGGACGCTGATAAATTTAAAAATATGCTACAGCAAATGTTAATCAATAATAATCAAACTGTTTTATTAAAATAAATTATTATTTTATAGATTTAATATTTGTTTTTGATTTTTCTTTAATTATAGTTTCTTTTGCGTTAGGCAAAGTTATTTTAATGATAATTATTAAAAGAATTATAATAATAGAAAATAATATACCCAGAGCCCACAAAAGTGGTGTAGGAATAAAGTTAACGTTTGAATCGTCAGAAATTTTATTAAACGTATTATTGTTCCAACGGTAGGAAACCGCTGTATTGTTGGACTGTTCAAGCACACCGTTAATAACGATAAAACGTGTATTTGCCATGTTGTTCATCACTATATGAAGCACGTCGTTGGCTTCTAAAGCAACTGTATACTCAGACTCTTCGACAATAGAATCAATGTCTATTAATAAATTGTATATGAGCCCTTGGTTGCGTACCAAATTTAAAATGACTTCGAGGCCCGGTGCGTTATTATTAAACGTTCGCAATTGTAAAACCCCATTTTTTTCATTTATTGTAACTAGATTTGTGTAATTTATGCCCATCAGGGTCATGGATGTCACTTGAGTGTCCGGTAAAAAATGAGCTATTAATGGTATCAAATTGTTTTGATCTTGCGGCAACAGGTAGAATGCGGAAAGATACACTTCGTTTTGCACGTACGGGCTAGCAATCAAGTTGGGATATCTTTCCGTTACAAACAAGCAAAAATGTAGAATTTTTTCAACAATTCGCGACGACTGATTGGTGTCGCCCTGTCGTACTCCCATTGGAGTGATTGTAAACGTGTTTGTACGGTTTGTAGTGTTAAAAGCTGATATCAAACGTCCAATTTCCCTATGATACAACACTATTTCTTGACCGTAGACCAACGGAAATTTGTATTCCAAAGTGTCAATATCATTGTCAACGCCGAAATATTCAAACAATTTGTGATTTTTAATGTTTACACTGTAATAGATATCATTTGGAAAATAAACGTGAGGGTCATAGCTGATCGGTGTAAAATAAACATATTCGTTTTGGTAGTTAATTTCGAGAGTGCCCGCCAAGTGATCTCCTAAACCGCGAAAGTTAAATGTTTCATTATACAATACAGGCTTTAGCAATGGCATTATTGTTAGGGCGCGAGTCGGTTCCGTTTCACCAAACACAACATACTCTGTATCGCAATAGTAGCGACGTGTAGAATTGCCGGTCACGTAAAAAAATTTATATGCGCCTAGCCTAACGTTAGTGAAGATTTGTGATGTGACATTGGTGAATGTGGATTCTAGTATATTTTTAGTGTTTTTTACTAAACTATAATGAGCACCAATCAAGTCTATAGGGTTGGCGTTTTTAAACGTCAAATTCACGTCGCGTTGAATGCCCAAATCGGAATCGATCAGTTCAAAGTTTACGATGCTAGGTCTAATCATAAAATCAAACACAAACACCGAATTTTGCATATTATGTTTTATGTTTAGAGTTAACAAAGCGTCAAGTTCGTTAATTCCCACTAAACGATTGATGTGTACAATGTCCATATTATTGCGATCGTACATTGTCATGATTCGTTCCATAGTTTTAAATGAACACGAATCAAAAGTGCCATTGTTGATTTGTTGGCGCATATCCATGAACAGGGCACTCATCAATTTCTTATGACCAAGTTTAAAGAAGAATGACGTTAAAAACACTAATCTTTGTCGCAGGCTCCATTTATTAAAAGGAATAACATCAAATATGCGTTTTATTTCTATTAAAACAGCGTCTCGTCGTCCATCATACTTCCAACCTCTAGTCAAATACTCTTCCTCTGTGTAGTTGAGATATTGATAATAGTCTGGCATAATGTTTGTCCATACTTCGCGTATATCTGCATGAATGTAATTCGAGGTAAAATGCGCATCAAACGAATGAGCAATTTCGTGCAAGCAGCCCCAATTAAACTTGGAAGGAGTTAAATAAAACCTGCGCATAGATGGCGAACTTTCGCCCATTGTATATTTGCCGTAGTAAGCGCCACCGACGCCACTGTTATCGGCTTTGGCAAAATATTTTCTCACAAAATCTGTACTGGTCAGGTCGTTATAAAATTCTATTATGCTTGAATAGTAATCGTTCAATTCATCAAGATTCTTGTCGTTTGCAATCATGCCGTTTAAATGTTTTAAATCGGTTTGCGGTACCAACAATTGAATCCATTTACCTTCCACAAAGACATAACTCAAGGTTTCGTTAACACCGTCACTATACTCATTATTACCCATGTTGATACGCGTCAAAGGTTCGTGATCACCGTCTATAGAGTATGTGACACGATACTTGTCATCTGGATTGCTGACTATCATGTTGTTAATAAACACTACGCTATCCACTTCAATGTTTAATGTTGTATTGCTGTTCATATTTTCTATAGTTCTTTCCGTCAATCTATTGTTGTTGTAAACTAATATTGTACACTGATGATTAGTGCTCAATTTCACTACACTTCCAGATTTAATTAAAAACGGTATAGGCTCTTTGTAATGGTGCAAAGCATAATATGAATTGCCAGAATTTATATAACTCGGTGCTTTGAGAACCGGAATAGGAATAGTTAAATTAGACATAGCGTTATTAATATCTTATTTCACAATTATACAATTTATTACATAAATTCCAATTCATACTGCACTATATTATCAACTATAACATTATGATATTTGTCCCAATCGTTGGTGGGCTCGAAACAGCGAGTCACGTTCACGAAATAGTCGTATGCGTAGTCGTTATCTTTAAGATCGTCGACGAGTGTTATAGTTTTGATGTAGTTGATGCCAATCTTGCGCAAATACCATAATACCACACGTGGCGACTTGGGCAAACGGTCTGTCTGTAAGTCAATGTCCAAGTAAAACGGTTTTTCCACAAACACCATCTTGGATTTGTTGTCTACTATAACGCGACTGCTCGCGCCGCGGCCGAGTCGTTGTCCGCCGCATATGGTAACGTCAAAAATATCATTTAAGTTTGTCAAGTTCATAGAGTGTGTCACATGCTCTCGGTTTCCGTACGACCACAATACAAGAACACAACCTTTTTGTTTTAAATCATACAGACTTTCGTAAACATTTGGCGTGCGAATGCGAACTCGATCTTCGTCGCTAATCAGTGTGTTATCGAGATCGAACACTACGACGTGCGGTATCTCCCACACAAATTTGTCGTAGTGCATCTGATACACTTCCAGGTAGTTTTGAACGTACCATTCTTTTAGGAATGCGTACATAGGCATCTTTTCATTAATGACGTACACGTGTCCCAGGGCAGACGTCCTGAACGCTAGTTTCAAGTTTTTTCGAATGTCTATCATGTTGTCGTTGCATTTGACGAGTTGAATTTTGTATTCGCTTTCGTCTATTTGTTGCCTTTTGCTGAACGCAAACACGACAAACTCAAACATTTTCAAATGACGAAAACTAATGCGAAGCAGGTGAGCACTGTCGGCCAGCACAAGCACATGACGGCGGAGGAAAAAGGCGTCGCGCCTTTGCAAGAACGTCCACGCCATGGTTGTTACGACCTTTTTGTGATTTTCAAGGAATTTCGCGATAACGAATCATACAAAGAGCTTATTGATTTTCTTGTTAACAACTACGCGGCCAATGTAAAGAATAAAACATTTAACTTTGTCAACACTGGACACCTATTTCATTCGTTGTACGCTTATATACCGGCCGTAAGCAATGTTGAGCGCGAACGAAAGCAGATTCGTTTGTCCGAGGAGTGTGTACATAAACTATTCGTAAACACCATCAACGATTTTAAATTGTACGCTGAGATATTTGAGTACATTCGCAGGGAACGCTTGCCGGAAAAATGTCCTTGCGAACTTTTAGTGAGACGTTTAAATCAGATCAAAGAGTACGTCAAAACAATTAAATGTAAAAAATTTGACAGCAAGCCGCCCAAACTTAAAAAGGAGCCCATCGATTATATTTTGTTTAAGTACTCGATAAACTGGAAAAGTTTGTTGTTGAAGAAAAAAATTGCCGAAACTAATAGCAAAAACATGAAAAAAAAACGCAAGTTAAAAAAAAGAACCATTTTAACAGACGACATTATTTATTTAAACGAATTATGTTATACATTAGGTTTGCCACCGGTGAATGGTATGTCATTGAAAGAGTGTGCCCATCAGTTTGTCACAATGGAGAAACAAATGCGCGCAGGCGACGAAGCCGTTTCATTCATCAGGTACTGTCAGCGTTGTAGCAAACTAGGCGACTAGTAATTCCGCTTTCTGTAACCGTACGGATTCGAAGAGCCCCTGCGAGAATTACGCCTGCCACGAGGCCTGCCCGGACGACGACGGTATCCACTGGAACGCCTACGACCTCCGCTTGAACGTCTGCGTCCGCTGCTGCTGCGACGTCTGTAACCACCGCTGCTCCTGCGACGTCCGCTGCTGCTGCTGCGACGCCTTCTCCTGCCACTGCTACTCGATCGGCGATACACCATTTTTCCAATAAAGCTTTGACCGCACAAGTTTTTATATTTCTACCTTATAAATTCCGAATTAGTATTTTTTACGTTTGCTGCCGGACGCGTTGCCCAAGAATATGTTCAACGAATCCGATGTTTCGGCACGTTTGACGACCAGGCCGCACTTTGTATCGTACTCGCGCAAATTGTCCATCACTCTAAATATATTGTTATAATCGTTAACGTCAAACTTGCAATTGGCCACAGCATAATTTTCCATTGTGGTGTAAAAGATTGAATTTGCAGCATTATAGAACATACGGTGTAGGCTAAAATCGTCGATCAGCTTGAGCAAATCGTTGATGAAATGTTCGTCATCACAGTACGGTATTTTTGTGCCGCCTTCGCCAGCATTAATGCATTGTTCGGGCTCAATTTTGCTAATTTCGTTGCCTCGCTCCAAGATAAGCTCTTCGATGGTGCATTGTTTGTCGCGCGCCAAAGTGGTCGTTGGCAGCATCATGATGCGTGCAAATCGTGAAATTGGATAGTTCATTGCTTTATTAAATGTACTCTTGAGCAGTTTAATGTTGCCAAAATCTATTAATGAAGTTGGCAAATCCAACAACGATTTGAGTAGATCGATCAAATGATGCATTTGATCCGCCGTATAGTTGGGAGTACATTCGTAATCGTCGTTCATCGACGTTTCTAACAGAGCATACAACGGTTTGTACCTGGGCGCTTTGGCCAAATAAATCATGCACGACACAATATCGGACACTTTGAAATCTGACGTTGACGTGTTGCTCAAGGTGTAGTGTTTCAGTAACTTTTGACAGTTTTTTCGGAACATTACAGCGTTGGCGGAATTTTCATTATTGCGACTAGGCGTTTGCGAAAAAATATTTAATAATGGTCGCGGCGCATTCGTCGTCGACGCTGGCGCAATGGGCATGTTTGGTGCGCTGTGTGCACTCGCCAACGCGGCATTGTCCTCGGATTGTGCAACTCTGGACATTTCTGCCACACTAACTAAAAACATTTGAAATTCTTCATAAGTCAAACTAATCGAACCGTCGGGATCGGCGAGTAAAGGAAAAAATTTAGTCCAAATTGTCCAATTCATGTTGGGATCAACTTTATTTTTAATCCTTTCAATCTCCAAAAATAGCATAACAGAACTCATTTTGACACAGTACACTGATATTCACTTATTGATTGAAAATAACAATTTTATTATCGAATATGTCAGACATTAATTTGAGCGCGTTGATCGAAGTGATCGACCCGAGCCGGAATGAATCGTCGTCTTCGGTAGCCTCTAAAATTGTTTTAGCTATGCCAGAATGATGACTAATTTTCTCTAACGAATAACGCTTTCTTTCGGTTTCATCGTTTAGTATTAAATCTGCCACGGTATTGTTCGAGTTCAGACTGCGCAGCAAGTCGTCTGCGTAAATGCTAGGTTCGCTACTCTCACGTCGTTGCCGCGGCGGTCGTGGTCCATCATGGCTCGCCATTTTCGTTCAATAGCATACACAGTTCTTCGTCGAGATTATATTGTAACACCAAATGTCTTATAAAACTTTCAGAGACAATATACTGTTGCATAGTTTCACGAAACAGATCAGCTTTGATATTGGCCAGTTTGACCATAAACGTTTCCAATTGTTCATCATTGTATTTGTTCAAAATGAAACGACACACGTTTCGCACCTCTAATTCGGCAGCACTTTTTGTTTTATTTGGTGCTGCTTCAAGGTATTGTCTTAAAAAGAAACTAGTAAACACCACTGCCGCAATTTTATTTACTTTCAGTGCTTTTATCTTGGTTTTACGCGCTAGCTCTATTATAAATTGTTTAAAGGGTGTAAACAGTTTGGAATCGCACGAACTGTTGCTGCGCAACATGCAAAGCAATCGTTCAAGTTCTGGATCGCGAAGCGCTACAGTCACGCGTCGACATTCTTTGATTAGGGGCAAACAAGCCTTGTGATCGACAAAATTAGTAGCCGCTTTGTCGCACAATAAATTATAAAAGAATTGCGCAAACGAATTTGTGATTAGGTCGTCGGCATTAAACATGCCATCTTCGACAAATTCAGTTTTTAAAAGCACAAACAAAATTAGGGGCAAACCGAACATTGGTCGCAAGAAAATGTCCCAGCCGTCTTGAATGCTGGAGTCAAAAGTACTGATGCTGGCCGACAAATAGTTGATTTTGCATTTCAAACATTTGATTGTGTTCACTGAGCATTCGTTACAATGCGCACTCAGCTCTGGTATAGAAGGCGTAGGTGTTGGCTTATAGTACTTTTGTAAATACTGCATGATTGTACGAAACTTGGGCACTTGCCCCATAAATTCGTCTTTCAAAAAAACAGAAAATATTTTCTTTACATCGCTGTTGTCTTGTTTGCTCTCAAAATTGCGTTTTACAAAATCGACGCATTTGTTAAACTCATTGAAAAATGTGAGACCTTTTATGTTTACATTATCGCTCTGATTATAGTATTTGGAGTATAAGAATGCCAGAGAATCAATTTCGTCTACAGTGAGGTTAACTCTAAAGTTGACATTTTGAAAAGTATCAAACTTGTTGAAACGCAACGTGTACTCGACTACAGTCATTGTGCTCATTATATATTTAGTCACTTATATTAAATAATGGCTATTCTAAAAGATATTACACGAAACAGTTATCATATTAAAAGATCATACGCTCTCTATCTAAAAAAATACCTGTTAAACCGGTATCCCGACGATGTCGATTCAATTGAATTTATAACGCAAAACATTAAAACAAGCGATAGTCAAAACGATTATGTCTACGCTAGAAGCCTAATAGATTCAGTCGTGGCCAGCCTCGACCGAATAATGTTTAATATAGAACCAACGTCTGATATGTCACAATCTGTCGCCGGCCCATCGCAATCATACCAAATTCAAGTAGAACCACCACAAAATGATGAAACTTCAGTATCTTTGGTAGAAACACCAATCGATAACGACACCCTAATGCCTTTAATTGAAATTAACAATAACGAAGCACAAATGCCTTTTGTACAGGTTGCCCCCACTGAAGATTTATATAGAATAGTCAGTGATTTGCTCGAAAATACTTCATTGCAATCGATTTCTAAACATACATTACAGGAATTAAAACAGCTATTAGAGAATCCGACCTCATCGTTGGCAGATCTTTACAAACAAAAATTAGTATTAGACAACATTGATTGTACTCTATACACGCAAATTAGTGAATTTGTCGAGTTATACAAGAAAAATGGTGGAGTGGTCGAATGTGTTGACATTGACGTAAACTATTACGCAAAGTTGGTGCAGGCAAACTCTCAATTATTGGATACACTACCGCCTACAATCAGAGCAGCAGTAGTGTCGATACTCGATAAAGTAACCAATAAAAAAGCCTACGAAACGTATTTGAACATTGACGCTGCCGAATATAAAAATTTAGACAATGAGCTAATAAAATTACTACTAAACAAATATAAACTAATTAATTTTTCAAAAAAGCGGCAAATTGATCGTTCGGCCGATTTGTCTACGGACGAAGAGCAAACAATCACCGACGACTCAAACACTAGACGACTTAGGAGAGCAAATGTTGCCAAACGTCGCGCCACAGCGGCAGACATTGCTCCAACATTGTCCGCTAACGAAACGTTCATCGCCAATGTTAAACAGCTACACAAAAATACAGTTATAATGCCGCCGTTGTTAGTACATTTGCTTGCCGTGATGCCTACAACTATTGGAGCATCAACGTTGACGTGTCCCAGTGAGGGATTCGGTACAAATTTAATAACCATCTCAAACTACAACAGCACAATAAACAAAATAAAAAAGTTAAATTTGACCATATTAACAAACACAATCTATTTTTACAAATTACTAGAACCGCTAACAATGTACGGCACTGGCGAAAATGAAACTAGCAAAATGATATGGTTTATTGTAAAGTCATCCAATTATTTTGTGAATAACGCTCGCAACTTTGACGCACTTCGCAAACAATTGCAGGGCGTGATCGACGATCCCGATCGTGTTGCCCTCTTCATGATAAGATACAACTTTCTATGGTTCTATCGACAGTTTGCCAGCAAATTAGTCAATCTACCGACCACATCGTTTCCCAATCAAAAGATTATGAATGTACTGTACGTATACGACAGTATAGTGCAAAAAAAATACAACTCTATAAATTATCAAGTCTCAAATCGTGTCTACGTAGGACCGGTAGACAACGTGGTCAAACTGATGGTGGCATCGTACTCTGACATTCTAGCATGATTATCTATGCTACACTGTTGGTTGTAATTTTTATAGTGTGCACCGTAGTATTGTTAACACTAAGACTAAATAAATTTCAGTTAAAAGAGTTGCTGTATTATCAATACAATTACATACCCGAGCCTCTATTAAGCGTAGTAAAAGTGCACAGCTTAAAAAATGACATGCTCGTTTAACATTGCGGTATACATTAGTGACCGTTTTTTTGCGTTTCCCTACGATCGCGTCGAAGCGCAGCATGATGTGGGCGGAGCGTTAGTTCGAAAACTGATCGTGTACGTGCCCACAGAAGAAGATGTCAAGTTTGTCAACACGACATACTTTAAAAATTTTGATTACATATCGGTGCAGCGACAAGATTACAATGAAGGGCTCGAGAGTCATAGTCCTAAAAAAAATCCTAATTTTAGTATTGTCTATTGGAATCCCATTTATCCCATTGTCGAAATTGGCGCGGGCAATACATTAGTGTTCAGCATGATGTTAACGGACAGTTTGTTCTATTGTAAAACTATGGTGGTCGACTCTAACAATCCAGTGTGTCCCATTCAATATTTGACAAGAACCTTACGCGATTACATTCCAATCGCAGGCGAATCTCCCCTCGATCACTTTAACACACTCACCGATGACAGTAAAAACAATTTTCTAATATGTTTTTTACGCGAAACTCCGCGAAAAATTCGTCAATTAAACGTCAAACGCATCCTCACCATATTGGAGTACAGAAAAATACCAGCAAAATTTGCTTTTGAAATGTCCGACGCAGACGTGCAAGATATATACATTGAACTAAAAAATGAACTCGTTCGTAGACTGATCAAAGGCGACACAAACGTCCATTGTCCGTATCTCAACATACCCAACTTAAATTTTATAAAACGAGCCCAACAGCTGCTGCTCATTCCCGACTCGTCGCAAACGGTCGTTACTTTTATTAATATGTTCCAAATGCTCGTGCTGCCATACCAGATTGTACCCGAGATTATCATCAAGCTAAACAGCATTGACCGCAAACGCAACGTTCGATTGTACTGTAAAAACGACAGTTTGGCCATCACGTCTTTCGGTGCCGTTCCCAACAATATGGTCGAGGACAATCCAGTTTCGTTCGATTATGCCGACGTTAACACTCCGTACCATTTGAACACGATGCGCGACAAGTTGTACGAGGCGACACGCATCGACAATCTCATCGTGTCAGCGGCTCGGTACAATTACTTTTTTTAAGACACTGCAATGAGACGAAACAATTTTTTTAAGACACTGCAATGAGACGAAACAATCGGACGAACACCGTGTCCGTGCTTAATCACGATCAACTTGAACAAATCGTAACACGAAATCAAGCCTTTCTGCGTGACTTTTTACTTGTAATATGTTGTGTAGTGGTGTTTATTGTAGTCATCATGTTTATTGTGCTCATGCTAAACATTAATAAATCCGTTGAGATAGTTGAAGCTCGGAAAAGGGAAAGACAAAAAACTTATGTGTCTAATTTAGACTTGAGAGCACGCGAACCCGCTCGCGTAATAGATTTAAATAAACCCATAGCCGTAGCCGCCGTTCCTTCAACAATCTAATACATAAACTTGAATTGATTGCCGTGATCGTTTTGCAAGTAAAAACTGTTGGCGGAACGAGTTATGTTCGCGGGCAGAATCAAACTGTCGACGGACAACGACAACACCGACAGCACGTTAACGATCTTGTCGATTGACAATTGATGGAGATTGCGCGAAATGTTGGTGGCGTCGTTAATAGTAATCTGGCGAGTTTCATCGTCCTTTAACACCACCACGGGAAAATCTATAACACATTGAATACTGTTTGAATTGGTGGCAATTACTAGTATATTACTTTCGGGTATACGGGTTATAGTAGTATTGTCGTTGCCCGCTACGTCCTGCGCTAACAAACTGAAACAAGTAACACCTCCGCCACGGTTCATCAACTCTGCGCTGATAATCTGTTCGGCCGTTTGTAAATTTAACGCGTCAAATGTGCGCACATCAAAGTTTGAAAGACTACTATTGTTAATAATGTTATGATGCTTGGCAGTAATGCCGTTGGCACTGATGAGATTCGAAGCGGACGTCCAGCGAGATTCATTATTGTTGTCGCGCACCAGCACGACGCATCGCGCGTTGTTTGTGATGTGGCGCAACGTCCTAATTTTATCGTACAAATGAAACATGCCGTAGCGATGATAAAGTGTATAACTATGAAATTCGAGATTCAACTCCGCCAACCGCACGTGCATTGCCATCACGCCTGCGTTTTCTGTAGCGGCCAAAGCCGTATACGCTAGCGTTGGATGGAAACTGCTCGTACTAGGGCCCGTCGTTGGGACGTTAACCACTCCGTTGAGATTCGTCGTGAGTAAAATGCCAGATTCCAAGCCGACCGATCGGTATGAAAGAACACGGCCCGTGTTTGACCAGATGCGCCGAGTCATGGCCCATAGCGGTGCATGCAAACTGTTATTAGGATCCGCCTCGTAGTAGGCAATGTCCGGCGACTGACCGACAACCGAACCAAAGTAACGATTGTTGCGCACAGTTAAAATTTTACTAAAGTCGCCGCTAAAGACACCGTCGACAAATTCTATCAAATGTGCCAGGACCGCAGAATAATTGGAACCGTTGCGCGACAAGAGTGCCGGATTCACTATTCCTTGATTACTGCCGATGAGCGATAATGAATTGTATACGTTTTGCATGTTCACCGTTTCTTCGCCAAACAAAAAGTTATAATAGCTAAACGTAAAGTAACTATTGACTAGATAACCGTATGCGCGCACATCAGTGTGGTCGAAATACGCGTAATCGTAATGAATACCGTTGCCGGATTTTACAAGGGGAAACTTGATCAAGTCCAATACATATTGTACCTGCGTTTCCTCACCAATCTCGGCAAACGTATAGCCGCGCAACAATTGTCCGTAACAATAGGGCAAACACATGCGCATGGCGTTGCCGGCCGTACGCCACCAACCCATCGAAAGTGTCGGCAACGGCAAATAATAATGCAGCAGCGATTCTGTTAATTCGCGCAAATCATAATGATTGCGCAAAACTATACATGTGTTTTGGAAACATTCGGGCATGGTGATGCTAAAGTGATACCAATCGGTACGATCGCCCCATGGAGCCGAATGAGTTGGCGCCGGAATCGGAAGGTGTTCGTAAATCAAATGCATTGCCTCGTACAAACGATACGCTAGCTCTTCGTTTTCGTACAATTCGTCGTTGCGATTGTTAAATCTAACACCGTATCCTATCAGAGTGTGCAAAACAATGCCAAAGTCAACGGCGCTCGACCACGTGTTCATGTTGACAAAAATGTTACCGTCATCGCTAAACTGCCGAGTGGCGTGCGCTACTTTTTCGGCTTTTTGCAAAAACTTGGTTTGTAACGTGTCCAGATAGTATTTTTCAAAAACTGCCAAGTCATTTTTGTAATTATTGTCATCGGCCAAATCTACGTTTATGATTAACGGATTTATAACGTTTGTAGCTAAAAACACATCGGTTTGCCATATTAAAATTAAAACAAATATTATAAACGCCACAACAATAAAAATGTACAACCACATTCTAACTACTGCTATTGTATCAAAGTTATAATGCCTTCTTATCACATCACAAATGTGTAATAATTGTTATTTATATTTGGTATTTATAATAAAAACTGACAAATTATATATTTAATCTTTTTTATTGGTACATAACAAAACACCTCCACACATACATTTACATAGTTTAAAATTTAGGTCTTCAGTTAATCTGTGCATATGATTACAATCTGAGCACACGTAGCACGCGTCGGTGTCAATGGTGTAGCAGTGTTGGTGTTTAATGTCAATATTTTCATATTCCCGAATCACTTTTCGTACCCAGTACAGCCAATTTTCGTTGTGAGCTACGCTGGCTTTGTTGTCAATTATGTACACGGCCACGTGACACATTTCGTGCGCTAACGTGTCGACGAGGCGCGATTTGTCCGTCAGCATAACGCTCGACAGCACAATTTTGCACGGTGTGTTGTTCTTTTTTTTCTCCCAACGGCCGGCGACGCGACGCAACCGGTTCGACCACACAATCTCCACATCGCGCAGTTTGTCATTAAAAACACTCTTGTTAATGTCATCGAAAAGATCGAACGCCAGATCGCCACGCATTTTCATAAACGTATCGGGCTCCAATATGTGATAAGTTTTATTCGGTGACATGTTAACGTGAATTGCTCAAGTTTCACTAACGTTACAATCATGTAACTACGGGTTTTATACACACTCCGTCCCAATATTAGTATCTTGAAACCATTTCCAAATATACACGTCTGTATACTCAATGTTGCGCAATTTAGACAAGTGCCAAGGCTTTGCGTCTCCGTAATAATTGATTACGTACGGATTACCGCCGCCTTTTCGCAATCGGTGATAAGCGCCGGCGTTCCACGTGTACAACAACGATAGCTGGGTAACGTTCATGCGCATCTCAATAAACGCCTGCAACAGCACTTGTTCGTCGAAACCATTGTGATAGTAACATTTCACTAAACAATTATTTGTCGGTCGTAATAGTTCGAGAATTGTGTAATAAAGCTGCAAGCTTGGCTCGAACAATACTGTACCACCCTTGCACAAAATTTTGTTGTAACGCATAAATCCGGCCAAATTGTTGAACGACACGACGTCACCGAACATTAACTTTTCGTAGTAACTGTTGTTGTCGTCGGTGAAGCACAGCGCCGGTGCTTTTAGATGAAACAAATGTTCAATGTTTTTAACCACGAGATGATCAGCGTCCAAATACAGTATTTTCTTGTATTGCAATAGCGTCAGACACTGCCATTTCGTAAAAGCGTACGAAATCCATTTTCCGTATACTTCGTTTTGCCGTTTCGTTAGCATTGGAGGACATTCGTAGTAAATATAGTCAACGACAACGACATGCGTGTACAGTTTAGCAAGTTCGTTGCGCGCCTCTTCGCTGACATCAGGCGTCACCATGCACACCAAATCGCGTTTTGTACCCGTGTACAATATACTCTTTGCTAAAACCTTTGCGCCTTCCACATACTCGTCACCGAGCATAACCAAAGTTACATACGCAAACATTATCGATTACCCTTAAAAACAGCGACAACAAAAATATATTCATTAACATTCATAAATTTTTGTTGTTAAATAGCGTTAATTGTCGCTGTTTCAACGCCGACGACACCACATCTACTAAATCTTCTCGATTAAAATCGTCCAAAAGTGTTATTTTATTATGGCGAGCAGTAAATTTTTCCTTTGGTATGGCTTCTTTGACTTTATTGAGCACGTTCATGGCATTTGGCACATAGTCACTGTGAAACACAATGTTCTGCTCGTCGACAAGCAAACGATCGAGGCTGCGTTTTAAACTTCTTTTTTGCGGTCGAATGAAGGCATACTGGTCGTTACCAAGATCACACACGGCTAAAGAATGCCTGAGCTGGGGATCGGCGGGTTTGACTACCACGTCTTGGGCAACGTCGACTACACGATTAGCCAATTGGGTCATATCTTGACGTGCCTTTTCGCTATCTTTGCGAGCTTCGTTGACCATATTCAGTGCCGACGACAGGTTTTGCGATAGCAATATCAATGCGCCATTAGCTTCGGTAAGCGACACTGTCAATTCTTCTATTTTATCGTCCTTTTTCTGAATAACGTGTTTAATTTCATCGAATTCTACTTGCCAAGGTGCTTCTTGACCGTTGTTACAGACTTTGTGAACCACGTTCATTGCTTCAGAAGCCGCAGTAGGCGCATCGGTTTGCATACGATATTCGCCTGTATCGGACAATTTTACCAACAAATCAGAGTTAACCCATTGTTTAAATTCTTGAGCTTTGGGCATTTTTGATCCTTGAATCAACTCAAACAATCCTGCCCGGTTAATAAATTTCGATTTGGTTTGTACGTATGATGACGTCACATAAGTCTGCCCAGCTTGGGAAGACTGTAATTCTTCAAAATATTTTTGATTATTATTACTGACGTACGTAGAAACGGCCTTTGGAGCGTTGGCATATTGCAAAATTCTTGCAAAAGGATTTGCGAGCAACCACAATTGATCGTTGCTATCTCTAACGCTGACAACTTTAAGTTCTTCGTTTCCAAAATTAACCTTGACTACGGCCATTTCACAAATAAAATAATTTATTTTAATTAAATAATTTATTATTAATAATAATTGAATACAATAATACGTTTATAGCGCTCAAGTATATAATCACTTGTGACATCATCTGCCGGTGGAACCGAAACCGTTGGTGTCGCGCTGCGTCGTCGACAATTGTTCAGTTTCAATTAGCGGCAACTTGCAGTATTGGTGCACAATCATTTGTGCGATCTTGTCCCCGCGTTTAAATGCACGACTCTTTTTGCCGTGATTGAACAGCAACACATTGATCGTGCCACGATAATCATTATCAATCACTCCGGCACCAACAACGATTTGATGATAAAACGCCAATCCTGACCGACCCGTCACTTGTGCATAAGTGTCGTATGGTAACTCAATGGCGACACCAACGTCGACAATGTGTTTGTCGCGAGCCTTGATGACAAAATCGACGGGCGTGCGCAAATCGTAACCTGCCGCACCGGCCGTTGCCATGTGCGGTGGAAATGCATTTATAGACTTTTTAAATTTTATCACACGTCCGGCCATGGCAAAAATCAATTCGATTTTAACAAAAACAGAATATTTTAATAAAAATCATTGTTTGCTTAGTCAACATTGTTTATTACATGATTGGAACGCCTGACGCTATTGTTAATTGTATTTATATATTCAAATTCTGCGTTGGCTTCATCTTCGTCCAGCACTTCGTAAGGATCGACAACTGCCAAGCACCAGCCGCAATTATTACATATGTAATTACACACGCTGTTAACGTTGACATCATCCATATTTTGCAACGAAGTTTTCTTGCAGTTGAGGCACAACGCAAAATAGACACTGAAAGGTTCATCGTCAATATTGATTGTTTCGTCACGCAAATGCGTGTATACAATTCGATTTATAATCATACCCAGCAATCGTTCGATGTCGGAGCAATCAAATTGTAACAAATGACTTGCAGAAATGTCTTTTTCTATTTCGGTGCGCAATTGTAGCAACGACTCCAAATCGGGACGTACATAATCTATGTATTGATAGGCTTTGTCGTCTGCAAACTGATTGATTAATAATTTGTTAGCCATTTTAAAGTATACTTGGTTTGTTGACTGTGCTTATACATGAAATGTCAAACACTCTTTACTGTTTAACTATTTATTAGGTTTCATTAAACTCTACTAACCTACACCGAACTCTGCTTTCAAAAAACATCATTTACGAAAACCAACTTCATTGTAATATGTAAATCGTTTGTTAAATTGAAGTTTGCTTTTGAAAAACATAGTCTTTAAAATCCAACTTTGTTGTATAAAGTGATGCAACAATTTGTTTTTATTGCAACATTAAATTTAACGAAGTTTGCTTTTCAAAAACATGTTCCGCCAAATCCAACTTCATATTAATTTGTTATTAAATCTAATTGATCTTTGCTTTTAAAAAACATAATTGTCAAAATCAAACATTGATTAAATGACGCAAATTGTTATTAACCTACTATGAACTTTGCTTTTAAAAAAGATGTTTCGCCAAATCCAACATCGATAAGATGACAAACACAATAATGATGCAACATTAAGTTTTTATTGCGTAAGAAATTAACAATCTTTGCTTTGCATAATTATGTTTCGCCAAATCCAACTTCGATAAAGAATGACGTAAGTTGTTTGTTACTAAGTTTAATCGATCTTTGCTTTTGTAAAACATGATGCACGAAATCCAACATTGTTAAAATGACGTAAGTTGTTTGTTACTAAGTTTAATCAATCTTTGCTTTTAAAAAACATGATGCACGAAATTTAACTTGAAGCAATGACGTAATTTGTTTGTTACTAAGTTTAATCGATCTTTGCTTTTGTAAAACATGATTCGCCAAATCCAACTTCAATGCAATGACGTAATTTGTTTGTTACTAAGTTCAATCGATGTTTGCTTTTGTAAAACATGATTCGCCAAATCCAACTTTAAAGTATGACGTAAGTTGTTGTTATTAAGTTTAATCGATCTTTGCTTTAAAAAAACATGATACACGAAATCCAACATCCATTAAATCTGTTATTAAATCAAATCAATGTTTGCTTTTGTAAAACATGATGGGCCAAATCCAACTTTGATAAAATGACGTGTTATTACCTCTAATCAATGTTTGCTTTCAAAAAACATGTTTAGCCAAATCCAACATCGTTAAAAATGACGTAAGTTGTTTGTTTAACCGAACTTTGCTTTCAAAAAACATGTTTCGCCAAATCCAACTTTGATTAAATCTGTTACTATGTCTAATCAATGTTTGCTTTCAAAAAACATGTTTCGCCAAATCCAACTTTGATTAAATCTGTTACTATGTCTAATCAATGTTTGCTTTCAAAAAACATGTTTCGCCAAATCCAACTTTGATTAAATCTGTTACTATGTCTAATCAATGTTTGCTTTCAAAAAACATGTTTCGCCAAATCCAACTTTGTAGCATGACGTAATTTAAATGATCTTTGCTTTAAAACAACATGATTCACGAAATCAAATTTCGAAGGAATGACGTAATTTAAACAAACTTGGCACGGCAATGATCGATTGACGCTTTTAATTTGCGAATATCGATTGCAATAATTGATCTTAGCCGTGCCAAGATCGTAACAATGTTTGCTTTTAAAAAATATGTTTTTGCAAATCCAAGTTCATTATTATTGTATTAATGTTTGCTTGTAACAAAATGATTTATTAAACACAAGTTTGTGTTAACTATAGTGTACAAATTGTTGTCGTCAGAGATAAAATTAACTATCTTTGTGTATAAAATGCAACTAAAACAATAGGATGACATCAGTAAACAGCCAACTTTGCAAAATGTCGTATAATCTCGCGCTCGGCGGCGTTGCCTGCACTACGAAAACTACCATTCTTCAAAAACTGGGGAAATGCGAAGGCATTACAGTACATTTTACAGATTACAAAGAGCTACATGACAAATATCAATTTGACCATCGTGTCGGCAGTCTGTTGTATGCAGCGCACCGTTTCAAACAATACGAGAGGCTGAACGGCATTAATTGTGGGGTTCATGTGTTCGATCGTCATCCTATGGAAGCGTTAGTTTACGAAACGGCCAACAAAAACATTAGCCTTGAAGATACGGAAACAATTATGCGTCAATGTGTCGACATGGGCTTCATGCAACACTGGAAATGCCTAGTGATCCGCATCAAACCACATACTGAATCGCAGATTGTTCGTATGATGCGCAGACGCAACAACGGAATCGATCGCGTCGATGAAACATATGTTACGGAACAGAACGCACGATTTGGTGTGTTCGCCAAAGTCGTCGGTGCCGACGAGTATGATATCGATTGTTCCGGCAACATTGGTGAGCAACAACAAGAAATTGAACGTTACATCATGTCGTTGATTAACAAATGGCATGTTGTAGACGATTCGCTGTACGTGTACGAACGTCGTTTGCCCATTGTTAAACCCAAAATTGCCGCGTTCGATTTGGACGGAACGTTAATTGAAACCAAAAGCGGTAACATCTATCCGATCGACGCGCACGATTGGCAATGGAAATACGCCAACGTTGGACACATGCTGCTGCAGTTGCTTATGGACGAGTACACGATTGTCATTATTACTAACCAGTTGGGAGTGTCGACGGGCAAGTTGAGCGAAAAAGACATGCGTACGCGAATCGAGTCGGTGTGTGAGCTGCTGTCGATTCCAATGATAGTGATGGCGGCGACCAAAGCCGATAAATATAGAAAACCGTGCTCTGGCGCTATGCAGTACTTGCTGACGCGCCAGCCAAATATTAATGTTGCCGAATCGTTTTTTTGCGGTGACAATGTTTGCGGTACGTGCAAAAACGACTCTGATTTTGCTAAAGCTTGTGGTATGAAATTTGTGTATGATCATGAGTTTTTTGATTAAATAAAATATTTGTAAATTACAATAATTTTTTTTATTACAATTGAAACAATGGTGTGGCCACTTTGTATTCTACGTTTTGATGTTTACGCTTTCTATTCTTGATGGCAGCAGACAGAAGCGGCGTGAGAGCTGGAGTTTTTTGTTCCGACTGGCCGGTGGCGAATTCTAGAGGACTTTTATTGTTGTGGCTGTACAAATCAATAGTTTCTACAAAAATTTTCGTAGCAATCTCTTTGGCAAAAGTAATTAAATGATGCTCGTCATTCTTGGGACTATCGAGATTCTCAAAACATTCGTTGTAATGTTGAAGTAGAGCGCGCTTTGAACTACGTAAATCGGGATTGATTGCGTCTAGACGCTTTATGGCCACCTCGAGAATGGCTCGGTACTCTTTGAAATGTTCTTTGCCTTTGTTGAGACCGAATTTAATTGCAATATGTAGAACGCGCCTACTGAAATCCTTGTAGTCGATGGAATCGTCAAAATATTTAGTTTGACTAAATAGTTTTTTAATGTTTTCATAATTTTTTGCGTTGGGATTTTTGAAATATTCGTCACGAACGGTGCGCAGTATTTGCATATTATTTTGTGGTAACATGTCGTGCATTTCTATGAGTGCGCTGCACTTGTCGGCGATCAATTGCCGCGCGAAATCGTCAATGTTAATTGATTCCATGACTGCACGCGCTCACTTACTATTACTCATTGTACAACGGCAAAGTTTTGTTCAGGTTTACGGCGGCCGACACATGCATATCGTAATTGGACAGTTTATTGTACAACTCTGATATAGTGTATGTTTCCAGAAATTTAATGGCGTATTTTAAACTGAGCATTTCTTCTTCGTTGGTCGAGCAGAATTCATATCGACCCTCTAAATGCAAACACACTAGCGCGTCTATAAGAAATTGAAATTCTTTATTGCCCTTTATCATAAATGATATATTTTTAAAGATGGCTTGTTCGTTGTTTTGCAATGTTAACTGCTCAAAATAAACGCCCGAATACAATTTTGAAATTTCATTGTCCAACCGTGGCAATTCGTTTGCGTAGCCGTTATGCATAATAAAATTGTGCAATGTTAACGTTTTGTACGACGGCGCGTCCAATGCTCGTTGAGCGCCTTTAATTGTCGAAGTTAGCACATTGTACTGTTTAATGTCGAGCACCGTATACGATTCCATATTGCCGAGCTGGTGATTGATAAATTTTGGTAGCACATACATTTCGGGACAACGCATGAACACAATGCTTTCGTAGTTAAATCTGTCGCCATAGACACTGTTGCCCACTTTACCGTCGACAAACAAAATCGAGTATTCGTTAGATTTTGCCTCGGGATTAGAGCGATACCTATGATATTGCACAAACTTTTCGACTGTAATGTCTTTTGTGTTAATGCGCTTGAAATTTTTTGCTATTGTGATTAATGATTTGTCGATAATATTATGTTTTATTGTGATGGGAACACTAATGAGAGTTACATCTTTGTTTTGCATCATTTCGCACACGTTTAGTATGTAGTGCAAAATACATGACAGTTTTTGTTTTGTATCTTCGTCTGAATAATTAACAATTTCGGTGAAATCTATATGTCTTATTTGGCGTCTAATCAAAGCTTGTACTATGAGAGCGGCACATTCAATGCGATCTAAATATATTTTGTTTTTTAATTTTATTTGAAACTGATCCATGACGAGCAAATATTGCAATTCTTTTTCATACGAGACATTTTTAAACTCTAACTCATTCAACTGATCGCCCCATTGCCTGAATAACTCGAGCACATTATACTCTTTGATTAGATCGGGCTGTGCAATAGTTGCTACATTTTCAATGCGTATTGTGGCTCGTTTATTGTTTAATATTATTAGAAATTTCCTAATAACTTCAATATCGCTTTCTGCACAATTTATTAGGTAATCATGATCTCTTTTAATCTGTATTTCTTTAATGTCTTTTAACTTGAGAAACATTATTTTAAAAGTTTGTTGTAAATCGTGTAAAGTGTTAATGGTGGACGTTAAACGTGTCGCTTTGTCTTTTTCGTTCGTTATTGTTTCAATATTAAACAGTTCTTGCGTGGCAACAAACAAATCACTTTGATAATCATTATAAATTTTTAGTACAGATTTTTCTTCGTTTTCATTCATTATTGAGGTTCTCTTATTACAAATACAAACTCAAATTTATTATAAACATTATTTATTATAAACATTATTTATTATTACATATATTGTCTAAATTACATAACACATTTATCAAGTCGCACCAAGACAAACTGTCCTCCGCTAATTCGTACACACAATACTGCTTGTACAGGTCACGCGCAAACTCGTACAACTGTTGAGGACGGTTAACTTTACCAACCAATTGACTTGCGTACTGCAAATGTGGCTTGTGGCGATTCAACGATAGCACATTAGGATTGTGGGCATATACAGTCTTTACCAACGCCCACACAATGGCTTTGATGTTCTCAACCACCCGGTACACCAGCGACACGTCGAATGCAATCAATAATCGCTCGAGCAACAATTGAACGTCTTCCTTTTTGTGATCATTCACGAAATTAAATAGTACTTGACGTTGGGCGGAATCGACAAAGAGGCAGGCACGACGAATCACTAAATACGCAAACATTGTGTTGCTATTACACGACCGTAGTGTAGATCTTGCTGTACACATTTGCGGCTCGATCAGGAATACACACTGGTATGGTGCGCGCTAATGCGGTCTGGTTAAATATCATTTTTGTAAAGCCCGCGGCACAGGTACAATCGGCCGGGCTGAATTGTCTGTTGGCAAGATCGAGGTCCAACGTTCCGCCACCGCCGCACAAATACGGTCGAGGTTCGCCAAAGTCGTCTACGATATCGCGATACGTGCTGATGCACAGATTGTCGACAACAAACTCGCTGGCCACAAATACTTTTATTAACCCCAGGCTAATGTCGCACTCGAAATCGTTGGGTCGGCCGGTAAGTGAAGCGTCTCGGTTCATGCAGAATCCATTTTCGCAGACTAGAGCACCGGTGGCGTTTTGTACAGCACAATTGTCGGCACATTGACGATCCGTCACGCACGGCAAACGCGTACTAGTGCAATCCACGATACCGTTTCTTTCAAACACTAAATCTAGCAATGAACTCGACGTGTTCGGCCGCAATCTGTTTAACTCACTGACACCTTTCATCACATAATAACACACGATTAAAAGTGCTATAATCACCACTACAATACCCCAAATGGTAGTCGGCGACATGATAATGTGTCATCTTAAAACAGTGTTACACCAACGTTTCGCGAACGACGTTAACGAAACCGCCGTCAATTGCTCGACCGTATAAACTACCTATAATAAACAAACAATCTCGGCAGTCGGACGCGTCAATGATTGTCACGAGTTTTCTACTGCAAACGCTACATTCGTTGGACACGCCGTGCATCAATGTGCTGTTCCTGGACGACAATTCGTTTAGCGTATGATGCTGGAAACGAATGTCTGCGTGGTCGAGTTCGTTTACCCTCAAAGATGCACACGCGATACAATAAGACAGTCCGTCTAGAAGCACGCAACGCAACGTGTAACAACAAAACATTTGCGACACGTTCACTGTGATTGTTTCGTTATTGTTTTCGTTGTGGTTAATCATGTTGTACTGCTAAACTAAGACTGGTGACATTGAATCGTGCGACGCTCTTTTACATAATGAAAGCCATATGCATCATCGACGGCGATGTTTACGGAAAAATTTACTTTGAACAGGCCGGTCCGTCTCATTTACTTCACATCACCGGGTACATTATGAACTTGCCGAAAGGACTGCACGGTTTTCACGTACACGAATTTGGCGACATCAGCAACGGCTGTACTTCGGCCGGAGAACATTTTAATCCGACGGGTAGCAATCATGGTGCGCCCAACGCTGCGGTGAGACACGTCGGTGATTTGGGCAACATTGAAGCAAAAGTGTCCAACTCGCTTACCGCTATCGACAAGATTGATAATGTCATGTCGTTGTTTGGCGAATATAGCATTGTCGGTAGGAGTTTGGTGGTACATTCGGATCGCGACGATCTTGGCCTCACAGATCATCCGCTGAGCAAAACTACCGGTAACTCGGGCGGCCGACTTGGTTGCGGAATTATTGGCATCACTATATAAGTTATGTAATTGTATTATTGTGCATCAGTCATAAGGTAGTTACAGTGCAACGAATCAACACGTTATGGATTTACGTCAAAATATCACCCAAGCTATCGAAGCGCTCATCGAGCAAAATGTTATCCCCAGCAATACCGATTTGGACGGTTTGGCGAACACGATATACGTTACACCTACAATTGAAAGATTAATTACTTTGAAACGAATCGATCTTAAAATGATTTTATTGATGGAGTTTTACAAAGAACGCGCAAATAACACAATGCTCGACGGTGGTCTTGCCGTTATTGAACGTATCAATAGAGTCATAACTGAATTGCCTGCTCTTGAAAATTCTGCTTTGCAACTGACAACAAAACTAGTAAATACTATGTGTGCAAACATGAGTGATATATTAGTTGATCACTATGAATATCCTACGAACACGAATTATTGGAAGCACTGTAAGCAAGAATTAATCGGCATGTTGGGTCGGGACGAAGTGTTGCAAATGTTTATTGCTACAGTGTACGCCGAGAACAAGAAAAAGTTGGATGAAGATATTTTTGAATATGTCGCTAATGAATGTATTTTGGACCGTGCAAGCAAGGACGACAACGAATTTATGCACAATTGGCACTTTGACGTTTACAAGCGATTACGTGTGCACGTAGAAGAAGTTATCGAATGTGCATGTTAGCGTAAAAATGCAAGATTTCAGACAACATTTTTGCAAACAACACGACACAAAACAAGCAAACTTTTGATTAATCTAATCATACTAAAATTAATATTAATAATATTGATAACCTGTAACCTTTATAAAAATATATATATATATTAAAATTTGATTGATTTTATTTACATTTATACAAGATGTCAACCTATAAAGATTGTTTGGACAATGCTCAAAAATGTAACGTAATTAAACGGGTTATAGAGCGAGAAATTAAAGGTGATTTACATAAAATAGACACGGCATTATCGTTGAAACGAGATTTTTGTTTGAATCGTTTCAATAAAACCACCAAAATGAACACAATCAATAATGATCACCGTCGCTGTCCGTCGTTGTACGAGGCCGAAGCGATCAACGACAGCAAACATTATTATCGCACTAAGGATTGCGTCAAACGATGCGTCAGATGTAAAGGCGCCCTTCTATCCGCGCTCGACATCAACGAAGCGATATGTTCCCTGTGCCGCAACGATCGCCATGCAGTCGGTCAGCAACGATGAAGCTAATAACATTCGTTCTTGCCATTTTTAACCGCGACAATCTCGACCAGCAAGCCATCTACGAAACCTACCTGCGCCACTTTGACGTCATCGACGCTGTCATGTGTTTAAACGGTGATTGTTTAGCGGTATGCGTCAGCGCCGCCGACTCTTTGGACCGCCCGCGCTCGTTTGTTGATTTCAAGTGTAACAAACGGCACATCATTAACATAGTGGACAGACACGACAACGTTGAAGTGTTACTAGATCGGGTTTACAATATTGCAGAACAGTTTGACGAAACTTTATATTAAAGTTTTTCATTAAACATATTCTGATTTATTATAATAAGTTGACGATAGATACAAAACTACTTTTGAGCAAGGGTACCAAAACGTTACCCATGGTTCAAACGTTTTACCTAAACAGGAGCTCAATAAAAATTAAAACATTAGTGTTGTGTTAGCTGTAAGATGTAAAGTCTATATGTGAAAGATTTTTCAATAAATATTTACATGTAAATGTGCTATGTTTTATTTTAAAATAAGTAATTCGGCAAAAACCTAGATTTTCCTACAATATAATGTCGTTATTTACTAAAAAATGTCAAGATTTGAACGTGTCGGTGTATTTCGACCAGTTGTGTATACTCTGGGTGAGCGCCGACGACGTTTTGAGTCTATTACGACTACCCTCATCGTCTCTACAGACAATTCAGCAACGCCATAAAAAGTGCTGGATAGATTTTCGATGCCAGAGTCAATGTTCGCACGACTCTAGTAAACTTTTTATAGACTTGTACGGTCTCGGTAATCTGTGCAATCGCGTCAACTCTCAAATTTCAGACTACTTGATGACACTCTTTGTCGCCGAAGTGTACTTGGAAAAGTACCGCGAATGCAGACGTTCACCTTCGCCAAGGCGCAGATCACCGTCGCCGAGACGTCGTTCGCGTTCTCGTTGCCGTTCACCATCGCCCAGGCGTAGGTCACGTTCGCCTCGATGCTGTCCCCATCATCATCATCATAATCAAAACCAAGAACTGTTGGAGCGCATTGCTCGGCAAAACGACACTATACTCAATAATCTCAACCAACTCACCGTAAACAATGCCAATCAACACCTAGAATTGTCTAATGTGCTGAACGCCATACGTCTACAGAACGTCAATATAGCTGCTCAAATCGCTCAAATCCTCGACATAGTAGAGAATCAATTAGGCGGAATTGGCGGTGACATTGAACGTCTTCTTGCCGAACTTGACGCTCGCTTTACGGCTTTGACAAATGCACTCACTGCGGCAATCGCGCAATTGTCCGATCAACTTCGTAACGAACTGACCAACATTAATTCTATACTCAACAATCTGACATCGAGCGTGACTAACATCAATGCAACACTAAACAATCTGCTTCAAGCTATAAACGGACTTGACATTGGCGATTTGATCACTGAACTCACAAACACAATTAACACAATTCTAAACCAACTTGAAACGATTCTTGGCATACTCAACCCCACGTTGCCTTTGGGAGGAAAAAAACAACAATCTTTAGTGTAGATTATGATTATGAACAATAAGTAAAAATGTCGTCCCGTCGGTTTGTTAACGTTAATCAACTATGCAACGATTGCGAGTACGTAACTCCTATATCGTTTACCACAACAAAATTACAAAAAGCTCCAATTAGCGTTATTTATTTCGTATTCATCATAATAATTTTTTTATTATTAGTTTTATTTATTTATTGTGCAATTTTATCGTACAAAAATAATAATCTAGAAGATTTACCTGTTGAAGAAGAAATAATTGAAGAAGAAGAGGAAGAAATAATTGAAGAAGAGGAAGAAATAATTGAAGAAGAAGAAACGATTGAAGAAGAAGAAGAAACAATTGAAGAAGAGGAAGAAATAATTGAAGAAGAAGAGGAAGAAGAACAGATTCCTGATATAATTTATCCAGTCCGAACTGGACCGACATGCGATACGTTTTATGATTCTATCGATAGATTACACACTTGTCCTGTTAACACAGAATTCAGTAGTAGTAGTCAATCTTGCGTTCGTATAACAGAAACGGGATGCTTTGGTACACAAACACCTTTTGTACCCAACGCTAGCGAATTTAGTTGCGACGAGGGTCAACTACACAGTAGGAGTTTTTTTAATGCGTGCGCGCTTCGAGTGTCGTGTTCTAACATGCACGCAGAGCGTCAACACGAAGAAGGTTTGTGCTTCTCATACAACAATGGTGTGATGCAAAACATTGCATGTTCCATGCTGCCTGGTTGCAGACATCTTAGTCCGCTGTTTGCCAATTTACAAGCCGACATTCCCGCTCCTCCTGTTCGCGTTGCACAATCTTGTCCGGTAGAAGAAATCGCTTATAGATGGCCACAACATCCCTGCAAATCGGCTGCATTATGCAGAGGTGTTAACGAATTTAGCAGAGGGCTTCATGTTAGCGATTTGCGCACATGTATTTCTGGAATGCCACCTGTGTTAGTTGATTGTAGTACAATGGAGAGATGTGCATATTTTAATGGTGATATACCGATGCAAACGTTTGCTGATAATCTTAGTCGTAGTATGAATAAAACGCAACAAATATTATTATAATGTTTTATTAAAACTCGTTTAAAATTTCAAATTTATCCGAGCCCGTACCAAACATTTTGTATTCGCCTACACGTCTTTCGAAAAAGTTTGTTTTGCCCTCCAACGATATGTTATTCATAAACGGAAAGGGGTTACGTGCATTATAGTATTTCGGTTGTCCCAGCTGCAACAACAATCTGTCTGCAACAAACTCAATGTACTCGCACATCATGTCTGCGTTCATGCCCAACAATGCCACGGGTAAAGCGTCCGTGAAAAACTCTTTTTCGATGTCGACGGCTTCTTTGAACATGTCCAAAATTGTTTCGTATGATAATTTTTCATTTACGCGCGTATTGTAGTACAAACACGCAAAGTCTGTGTGCATTCCTTCGTCGCGCGAAATCAACTCGTTGCTAAACGTGAGGCCGGGCATTATGCCTAAGGTTTTAATGTAAAATATGGCTGCAAAGCTACCGGAAAAAAACACACCTTCAACTATGGCAAACGCCACTAAACGTTCGGCCAAAGTAAGTTTTTTGTTTTTAGTCCATTTCAATGCCCAATCGTCCTTTTTACGCACACACGGAATATTATCGAAAGCGTTGAGTATTAAGTCTTGTTGCTTTTTGTCCGGAATCAATGTAATAATTAACGTTCCGTACATTTGTGTGTGAACATTTTCCATGGCCGCTTGAAATGTGTAAAAATACACGGCCTCGAGTTCCGGCACCGTTTGCAACATGTAATCCAGAACGTTGATGTTGACAATCGAATCGGCGGCCGAAAAAAAACCCAACACGTGCATGATGAAATGACGCTGGTCATTGTTTAATTTAAGCTGAAAGTCGTCATAGTCCTTTGATAAATCAACCTCTTCCATTCGCCAAAAGCAGGCCTCCGCACGTTTATAAGCCTCGTACAAGTCTTCGTGCACAATCGGGTACAAGGTTTTGCGTGCGGCAGACATCGTCGTTGTCGCTTCAACACTATTGTATATAATAATAATTATTGTTTGCTGTCACGCTTTATATATTGACAATGAGTAGCAGATATCCGGCGGTTGTGTCGTTCGACAAACACATTAGTGATCTACGATTTGCGCAGATTGCCTACGATCAGTACAAGCAGCGTTACGTTATAGCTGTAGAGATCAGAGACATGGACGAGGGATACTTGTTCAACAGCGAAAACGACCGCATGATGAATTTGCTGGTGCCGCAACAATTTAAAGTGAGACTCGATCAAAATTTCTACGATGTTGACACGGTAGAGTACAAACCTGTCGGTCGTCTCAAGCTCACCGTCATGTCGCGCACAACCAACATAATGAGCGCGGCGGTATTCATTAACATGAGCTATTTTGATCACGATCGTGCACCGTGGGAAATACCAGAACAGCTCAAGTCAGCCTTTGGACCCGACGAAGATGAAGAATATTAAATAAAAATCATAAACGTTTATTGAAATAAATTTGTTTATTAAAAATTTTTTTGTTTTTGTATAGTATAGTTGTAGCCAAACACAGAGTTAATAATTGTCAAAAATCTTTTCCAGCATTTCGAGTAGTAATTACTCTCCCAACGATGATAGGGAAAGTTCACTTGATGTGTTACACATTTGATGTCGTTGTTGAAACGATTGGCAAAGTACAGTTCGAGCAAAGATCGCGGACCCAACGGACCCAGCATGTACAGAATTTGTTTGACGTCGCGCACACTAAACCGTTCGTTGGACGCTTTTAATGTTTCGTATCTGGTTTGTTCTTCAGTTGTTGGTTCTGTGGTGATAAGCTGCGCTAAAGCACGTATTCTTGCGGTGCGTGTGTCAATTTTATGCCAATGATAGTTGAATACATTGAACATGAGACATTCAATCTGGTCCGCAATCAAATACTTTAAATCTTCCACGTACACATCCAAATTGTACATGCGCGCCAACACATAATGATTCGTGTATGGAGCTGGACTCCGCTTTACGCTCAAATCCAAAAAATAAATGTCGAAGGGAAAATATTGCAGAGTGTGTTGACGATCGTTGCTTTTGTGCAGCCACATTGGCGATCGACTCGTCATGTGCACATTAAACGAGTGGCGCACTAAAAAGTAATCTTCGTTCACCACCGAAACTGTCGTTTTAAACGGCATTTTTCTGTTTAACGTAAACATAATCTTGTCCGGTTCCACTTCGACGGCTTCGTTTACGTACGATTTAAATATAACCATTCTGTCGCGGCTATAATTATTGTTCATCAAACAGTTCATATCAATGTTGCCTAGTAGCGAATCGATTTCGTCGTAGTATTGTTCGCAAACGCTTCTCAATCGTTCTTCGAGCCGACGCAGCGCCACAAACGAGTGTAGATTGTTCACATTGGCCCGATCATCGTCGACGTACACTTCAATATCAATGTCCGACAACGGCATTTCGTGACAAGTTTGTTTATTCATGTGTGCCGCGACCGCCGCTCCTCCTTTAAGCACACACATAGTGTCCAGCGCCAAGATGGATTGTTGCAAAACGTTACGTTGAAACGATTGCGCGGTGTGTTTCAATACGCGATCGGCAAGTTCATCGTTAATATATTTTTTTGAAATGTAAGGGATAGTTTTGTGAACAAACAAACGTTGTAGCATTGCTTCCATGATGATGCTGAATGTTGTCAAAATGAAAAGCGCTACTCAAATGTTAGATGTAATCTTAAATATAAACACTTTGGTGGACACGTCTAAAAGCAACGGCCAACGCTTGTTCTATGCACTATGCACGTCGTTTATAAACAAAAGTGTTACGGGCCAAACTGCTTTAAACACTTTAAAGTGTGCTATAGATAACATCATTCTGATAGAAGATACCCTTTTTCATAAACGAAAATTTTTAAATTACGCACTATCGTTTTTAGCCGATCATAGCGATGGCGATAACATTCAATGCCGCATCAACGTGCAGTGTCTTGATTATTTAATGAAAAAATATGTATAATGCACAATGTTTTTGTATGGTTGGATTGTTAAACAACAAAGTTTTATAAATTAATTGAACTAGATTATCGAAACTTTTAATAAGAAATTGGCAAACATTAATCATGTCTTGACGAAAATTTCGATGAGCAATGATTGTTGATGAAAATTCAACGTTATTTTCGTTTATTGATCGGCAAAAATTGTCGTGTTAGTTTTTAAATTTTGTCATATGATAAGTTGTGTTCAAAATGGCTGCACGCGTATTGAGCGACGAGGACTTGGAATTATTTAAAACATATGCGTATAGCAATTATGTAACACGACTGGTGTGCAACAAATGGCGATTGCCATCGGAAGAAATAATGCGAGTAGAACGCGCCACGCGCAATCAATCCAAGAATCCTTTATGGAACATGCTACGCTTGGATAGACAAACCGCTTCGGCGAGTTGCCAAAATCGCGATCCTCCACAAAACGAGGCGATGAATTACGGCAGTCATCAAGAGACTGTTGTGAAAAAAAATTCCGAATTAATGGCAATGATTGAAAATCTAATAGAGTATACTTTAAAAGTAAAAATTAAAGACAAAGTCCTTGAGTGCGGCATGTTTTTGTCGCAATTTGGTTTGTTTTCAGCATCGCCGGACGCATATTTTGTGCTAGAAACTGGCGTGTTGGTGCCCATCGAAATCAAATGTCCGTGGACGTACAGAGAGAAGAATATTGAAGACGTGCGTCGAGCATTACGCGATCGTCAACCGCGGTATCGTGTTGAAAACACGTCATTTTCGGTCAACAAACGCGGCGCACCTTTGTTTGTTGTCGAGAAAACCACTCCACATTACAGACAAATGCAGCGACAAATGTACGTTATGAACTCTCCAATGTGTGTTTATGTGGTTAAATTTGGCAATGAATTTGTCGTAAACACTGTGATGCGTGACGAAACGTTTTGCTTGCAACAATACGACGCCGAGAAAAAACTGTTTGACATGTTTGTGTCGAAAAATCAATGCATGCTACGTTTCAAAAACGTTGCAGCTCGCGTACAATCGTTTAAGAATCAACGTTACAACGACAAGGATATCGGACTGTTGGCCGATTTAGGCTTTTATTATGCTTTTGGCCAGTTAAAATGTATTTTCTGCGAGAGTGTGTACGACGTGGACGTCGCCGTCGCCAAAGTGTTGCAATTGCACGCCTCTTGCAACAATGGTAAACCTGTGCAAGTGTCTTCGTCATCGGCGCAAGAATATTTAAACCACAACAAACGCGTCGAATCGTTAACAAACAATGGTGTGACAGACGTCAATTTAGCTAAACAAGGCGTGTATCATGATGGGGTTCAATTAAAAACTTTTTGTTGCAATACAGATGTCGGTTTTAATAATGCAGTAACACATACAAAGGATTGTTATTATGTAAAATTATTATAAAATAAAATATATATAAAAACTATTTAAATTTTTGTATTTTTTACAATTTAGTTAGACCACATTTTATTTTACAAAAATAAATAATATACATTAAAAAGTAAATGCCAAACATTAGTGTCATTATTCCGGTACACAAACGCGACATGTCCTTTGGATCGTTCCAATTTAAACACTTGTACACTGCTTCTCCGGTGACAAAATGAAACGTAGCCAAAAAAATACCATACGACACCGTAAATAATACAGGTTGATATACTTGTATCAAACGCACGGGCACTGCATTTGCAAACATTTCCGCAAGCGCCGCTAATGAATTAACCGTATGTATTACATGATTAACGGGTCGTTTAACACTATCAACATACGAAAACGTTATACAAAAGTATATGATGCTTGACAATATATTGGCAGCGCAAGCCACCCTAAAAAGTACTCCGTACACTCGATAACACCAGGCAACGTCATCGTCTTCAGACTGTGTAACGCGCAGAGTGATTGCGCTGCCCCATAAAAACATCACCAATAACAGTAGCAGAGACCAATGTGAAAAATACAACCAAAAATGCACCTGATTAGGCGCGTAGTATATGGCGAAAGCAATCAAAATAGTTGTGAGCACTGCCATGCCCATTCGCAACGTTAACATAACTTTCATCGAAGGTGGCAACAATTCTATGCACGAACATGCCACATAATGATTTTCGCGAGTCGATCGCCACATAAAAACATGATCATCGAAGACGCTCATGACTATTATCAATGCAGTGGAGCACACGACCGCCTTGGAACGATGCCAACCAATGTACTGCACATAGACGTACCAATTGCACTGTGTGTGGTTAATTATAGATATGGGTGGCCTCATTATTTTGCCATGTTTAACATGTTTATGATTAGTGACGGTGCGGCCTTGATGTCGGCGTATAAAAGTCAGGTGGTCTTGCATTTAATAAGTTACATCGTGTCGGTGTATCGGTCAACATGTACGTGCCAATTGTGATCTTTGCCGCCGCCTGCTGCATTATTGCACATGGCAAGCCGCTTGAAAATAATTTAACAACTCATACCCGGGAAGGATCACAGAATAACGTACGGATCTTTATTAATCATCATTTTTTGCGAATGAATCTGGACAAGACCGTGAACGGCAGTCAAGTTGGCGATTCCAACGAAACGGTGTGGCATCGCGTCGCTCATAGTGATGGAGTTTTGCTGCGTTCGTCCCTCTACTGCAATTATGTTTGCATCAACGAGTGCGGTTATGGATATTCAGCATTGATACCAAACAACGAATGTTTGTGGACGGAACATTACGACGACAATCATTACCGTTTTATATACAAGAAATTTGGCAATAGAACTGCTTATTTAGCGGTAAATTTAGAAGGAAAATTAAAGAGAACAGTACTGTTGCGAAAAGAAACTTTAGGAGATAATTTACAACAAAGCCACGTTTTACTGAAGGATTACGACGGCGAAACGCTAAATGTAACATGCCAACCGGTAAACTACAAAAAAATTGATATTCAACCGTTAAAAACGTGTAAAAACCCACCGCGACACAAGAAAGGATTAAAACGAGAAGTGGAAAATAAAGACTCTGAGGAAGTCAAATCAGAGGTACTGAATAATACTGAAAGTGTTTCGACAATTCCGGCAGTAGTTATGGCCGACATGGTAAACAACACGATTGTTTCGATGGTTCCATTAAACGCGACCGAAAACATTGCTAGAACTAATTTAGTGCCTGTTATGAACAATGATGTCCTGCAACCAGAAGAAGGGAATAAAACATACACGTACGATATTGATCCTAGTAGATTATATTACAAGGAAATTGTACATATTCAACCTTTAGACGTGGTAAACAGAACAACTAACATTATTACGCACACGGAAAGAACAATTGTAAAAACCACGGAGATTTCTACATCGATTGTCGACGATCCTGTTACACAAGCACTTGTTGAAGAAATACTTAAATTTAACGGCACCAGCAGCGTGTCTCACAAAGAAATATTTGGTATTGTAAAGTTTAGCACTAGCAGACAGTGTTCAATGTTTGTTTTTAATTAACATTCAATGTGTATGTATTAATGATTTAAAAGTATTATTCATGTATTAAAATGTATTTTTTTAACAATAAATTATCTTTACGTTTATTTAGTTTTTGTCTATTTGTTGCACACTCTAAGGTTTTTAGGTCACACATAATTAGTACATCCCCGTTCAGTTTGCGTTGCTTAATCCTGTTGAGAAATAATGTAGCTAAATTGTTGCACTCTATTGCTTTGTCGTAAAAATGCAATTGCTCAAATTGAGCGGCAAGCTCTAAAGCTTCGGTAATGTCGTTCATGTTACCGAATAGTTTGCGTACGTCTTTAGAATGTCACGAACTTGGTTTCGATGCGTCGGCAGGGCTTCTCGGCTAAACACTATATTAATAGTGTTGTTGGTCCTATCATTGTTATCTATGGCCCACAACAACCTGTTGCGTAGAGCCACCGGAAACTCTTCAGCTCTGTAGCGGTCGGGAGGACTCCAAATTTGTATCCAACCTTCGTCGCGACTCAAATAACACCAATAATTGGTAAAAAACTCTGCAGTACCGACTTGAAAATTGGCGTGTCGCCTTATACACAAATGAGGATTGTGCGTAATGCACCGACCCTCATGACCGGGAAAAAAGCAAGGTTCTTGAGTGCGGATCGAAATTGCACGATAACGCGTGTACAAATTTTGTCCGATTGCTCCGTTAGAATTGAGTGTGTACAGCATCGAATATGAAGTAGACAATTTGAATATGCGATGATCAGAGGGAATGTTTGCGGCGGGGTGTGGTGTAAAATAATTGAATAGCATGCGTCGATACCGCGGCGAACTCAATTGTGATTCTTGCACGGCCGCAATTACGTCTTCGTCAGATCGTGTCCGATCCGTGTGTGCCCAAAAGAATTTATAATCGATCCTTCTTAACGCAGAAATGTGCACGTTAAACGGTTTGAGACAGGCATTGGTCACTTGGCGCGGTGACGGTCTAATCATGTTCAATTGGTCGTTGTACACGCCAAACAACCCATCCGCAATGGGACACACACAAAAATGATAGTCTTCAAAGTTTAGTCTGTACGTTTGCAAATAGCCACTGTGGCGTTCGCCGCTAATTGGATCGACCGAACATGGATCTATAACGCACAAATCTGGAATTCCAATGTTGGTATTATAAAAAGGTTTTAGGCCTGTGTGATCTAAACGTATGTAACCCCTTTCGCATGGTGCCACGGGAAACGCGTCTGTGTTTTCGATCATGTCGCGCACGCGCCTCGATCTACAAAATGGCGTTTGAGTTTCAACGTTGAAGTCTGGCACAAAGCCGGTGTCGCATGCGCATCGCATCGGCGACTCGTAAATGCTGACAATATTACCGTGCGGCTGGCATCCGACGGGAACGTCACAATCGTTATACAAACTGAGCTGTGTTACTAGACCGGGCGTTAGGCAGCTGCATAATAACGAATAACCTACTGGACTTTCGGCTAAAATCCAAACACCGGTGTGCGGATTGCACGATCTTGCCCGTTCGCGATCCAACGCCAAGCAATACGATTCGCCAGCCTCAATCGTGAACGTTTGCTCGGTATTTGTTTCGGCATCGGTGATCGTAATTATGGCTTTCTCGTCAAAGTACTGGCAATTGGCAAGGCCTTCGCGACAAATGTCACAATCGAGATGCGTTTGGCACGGAGTCAATTGTTTATGGCATTCGTGCTCGTTGCCCTCAATAACGATTTCGGTGGGCGGTGTGATGAGCGGCACCCCAACATTGTTAAAACGTTCCAGTGGAAAGATTGTTTCGTCTTGTGCGAAAGTTAATAGCGACACATAATTGTACAAGACGACAATAATGAATATGAGTAGAACGGCAGCTACGATTAAATACATTTTTGTTACTTAGATCAAGTCTCGGGCTGTGGTCGCGGATAGCCCAACGTAACTCTGTCGCGAATGTCCATCATGAACCGCCACGTGACTTCGTCGATGCCGTTACCGGAACGAGGAAACGAGCCCGGCACCGTAAACAATTCGGCATTATCGGTGTTTACGTTAAATATTGTGTCGTTGCACCAAAGCATGTCGCGCGTGTACAATTCGAAAGGCATGTCAAAGGACACACAATCAACACGAAATTGCAATGAATATGTCCGCGGATCGTAGGTGTCTGTGACAGCAGCGCACATCGAAGTGCGATCGCCAGGCACAATATGGCGCACTCTAGTTTGGTTAAAGTCGCCGCATTCGCATTCACCCGTCTCGAAGTTTGGTCGCACACCGTCAGCAACACTAATTACGTTGGTGCACACATTCGGTAAACATTCAATGGGATTGAGAGGATTGACAAACATGCGATTATATTTGCTGTCGAGAGCGTTACAGCGCATCTCAAATCGTCGCGTTCCATCGGGCAACAGCTCGTCCCAGTGGCTGCGAAACGTGTTGCGCGACACATCGACATTGGTGCCTAGCAATCGATCGAAGAGCACATTGCGTTGCACCTGACCCGGCGCAATCTGCTGTGCATGCTGTCTACCCGCGACTTGGCTCATGTTTTGAGGTCCTGCATAGTAGCGTGGATCTTCGGCAATGCAAGTCCACTGATTCAAACTGTGCACGATAACGCTAGTTTCGCGATTACAATTGCGCGGTACGCTGCTCGTGGTGCAGTAGCCGCCGCGTATCAACATTTCCCCGTTGATGACAAATTTGTCGTATTCGCTCACGTAAAAATATGCGGCGGCAGGATTATCGCACAGTGTGGCACAATCGTAGTTGGGTGTGTTATTGAAACCGACAAACACAGGCATAGACAGGCATTTTAATTCGCCCTCGTTTATTGTGCCCAGGTTTGTGTTGAATTGTATGTGCGGTAGTGCACTGAGCGGCACGTAACGTCTGCGTCTCAAAATCTGTTCCATGTACGCTATGCGATCGTCGACGGTTTCGTTGTATTCTAGCTGTGCTCGCTTGATTTGCGCGTGCGCATCGTACACGGGTTTATACAATAAAAACAAAAATATTATTACGCACACTAACAGTAATAAATACATGGCGGTGTCACTTAGTTGTATCGTGCTTAGCACGACGCTCAACGTAATCGGCTGCATTGCTGTAACTATAGGTTGTATGGGAATGATAAATCCCAATGCAGCATTGATCATCGATTATGAAAATGGAACGGGCATGTTTAACTGCAGCGGTTTCGTATTCGTCTATGGCGTGTTGCTGATCTGCGTCGGACTGGGCATAGTGTTTTTGCCAAAGCTACCTTGGCATTTGGCCACGACGCTGCTGTGTTTAATAATCATCGTATGCCTGTGCACTTTGAGCTGGATTGTTCGTTACGGACACGTGGCAATATTAGATGTTCACGTGCGCGAACACGATGTTAGCGCGCCATGTTGGGGCGGTGTCTATGTAAATGATTTCAATAATATACAAGTTCCACAGACCAATTGTTTTTTTGCTGGTTCAAAAATGTATTGTGTGAGGTGTCGTAATGAATATTATCACGATGAACCTACGTTTGTGCGCACATACAGATTTACAATCGTATTTGTGATGCTTGCGTTGCTGGCATTGAATGCGTGGTCGTTTGCCGTGTCGTATAAAATGTACATAGCGGCAGTTTCATCGTCGCAGTCGATTAGTACGCAAAACACGTCCGCACGAAGCAGTCTGAACAGTTCATCGTCGCATTACATGGTGCCAAAAAACAATCAGCCGATTGTGTCGTACGATTTGTTGCCGCCTCCTCCGCCTAGTTGGATATTCCATGATAAAGTATAATAATTATGCAAATTGCTGCGTATACACTGGCGATGACGAGCGTCTACGATCACGACCCAATGTTTATTAGCGGCGTACTGAACGAATACTTTTGCCCAGTGTTTGCGGCTCACGGATTAGTCGACACGCTGGCCGTATGCGAGGACAACAAATACACGGAAAACAACGTTGTCAGTTTCAAGCATTATGATGATTTTTTGCAGTCGTCGTGCATCAATTTGGTCGCGGTCACCATTCAGGAGCATGGCGACGTAAGCGATTCCGTGTACATGATTGCTAAAATTGTTAACATAATGAATGAAACCGGGGGTCGAGTTATTGTATTGTCTAATTATTACAATAATTGAAAAAAATAAAATTATAAATGTTTATTTATTGTTTTTGTTTTTATATACAAGTTTTTCCATTACACAAAGATGATAAATTACGTTGGCTTTTAGCATGACAATCTCTTCTAAAAGTTTTTCATTTTCGTTTCTGTAGTAAGCGTTTCGCTTATCGATAAACTCTTTCAACACTTTAATAAAGCGTTCGTGATGTTTATTGAATACTTTTTGTATCATTTCGGGCTCTTGGACAATTTTGTACTTTATTGGTAATATTTCATTGTTGCCCGCATACAACTGCTCAACTTCTTCGTTTGAATAATTTAGTTCGTTTAGATTGTCTATAAAGTTTTTTTGTTGCTTTACACTTAAATTGTTGCACATAGAGAACAGCTGCTCCTCCAAACCAAATTTTTCCGCAACCATAATAGTAAACTCGTGTGTGGTGCGATCGGTGAACTTGCGCTTCTTGATTGTAGAAATGACTTTGGCATCGTAACTGGCGCGCAAGTTTTCCTCTTTTGCCTGCAAATCTTCGATTCGTTTTTGCATTGTGATGTGTTTGTTACAAATTAGAAAGCCTTATTATCAATCTTTGTTTTCTTTTTCCAAAGAATGTACCACGGTTTTTCACACAAACCCCACACCCAACAACGGACAAGTAACACTGCTTCTGTTACAAGTTTAATAATGGTCCATTTACTGATACCAAGCGCTTTTTCGTCAGCCTCGCTTAAACTTTCCAAATTTTCGTTTAAATCAGTGTTGCATTTGTTGCATACGTAACGTTTGAGAGCTACAATTTTGCGAGCATTAGTGTCGGCACGTTCGCACTCTTGGCAAGTTCGGTAGCATATGACGCTTTTAGGCAGATTATCGTCGTCGTCGCCGTTCGCCAAATGAGTGTGCACAATCTCTGCAACTATGTCTGCAATAAACTCGTGCTCATTGTCGTAATCAAAGTTTTTGTAATCGTTTTTTGCGACATGTTTACGTATAAAAGAGCAAAGTTCGTTTAGAGCGCCTAATTTTGTTTCTATAGTATCGCCAAGTTTAAACATAAGAATTTGCGTGTATTGTTCGAGGGTCAGCGACGCCATAATTACAAAATTATTATTACGGCTTATTTATTACGTAGCGCAACAATCTTCACAAATGTCGTGACAAGGTGCCGCACAACCATCTTCTACACGACCGCACTGACTGCCATTAAAACAAAATCCGTCACTGCAATATAATTTTATGGGTGTTGAACCGGCACACAGAAAATACGATGTACAATTGTACGGATGTTTAACGTTGCCAAAAGCACCTGGTGGGCAAATTACAGCAGGATCGGTAAATGTATCCGTAGAACGATCACATTTTTGTTTTGACACGTCAAATTTTTGACACGTAGGAGGACACAATGATATTTCGCCAGTTTCACAATCTATCCGCACATCTTTATATTGATGATGTCGCAGCAATTTAAACGGGCATCCTTTAGTTTTATCGTTTAAAGGGCGTAACAATAAAAAGATAATGAGGACAAACAAGATTACTAAAAGCACGTACTGTGATAAACGCATGGTAGGTATAAATACATTTTATTGTACGCAATTTTATGTAGTTAAAGTGCAAGAATCATGCGGTGCTTATCGGTCTTGATCTTTACGTTTGTGATAAACTGTGCATTGTGCACAAACTTATATGATGAAAATAGTTTGAAACAAATTGAAGTACGTTGCGCGAATCACAACGACACGTGTAGCGATATTATGCAAGCTTTCACCGAACAAAAATTCCAGTTTCGTCATGTTGCGGCAATAAAATTGTTTACTTTGTGGCTGCGAGTGCTATATACGATGTCGCCACAGAAGGGATCAGTGTGTGCCGTGGCAAAATTTACGGACAGGATCGTGCGCATCACATCGAACGTTACTCATCAAATGCGATTGGCGAGCGACGACATGTACTACAAAGTGGCAATGTTCTTGGCAAATCAACATTCGCGTGCGTGTTTTGAATCGTACCAAAATTTCTTCAATTCCTACGTTATATGGGCTCCAGACCGCTACAAGACTTTATTAGCCACGTATGCATCATTGCGATCAGATTATAAACATTCCCGTCGCTACGTCGCAATGATCGACAATGCTGCGCTACAATTGATGACGATTACGTTACAATACCCGTTGGTGACGATGCGTCCGCAGCACGTTCGTCAAGAATCGTACATTTATTACGTATCAAAATTGCCCGACGAACATAAGAAAATGTTTAGTGGGCTGTATGAAAGTGTAGAGCAACAGCAATTTCCGCAAACGACAATTCTGCATGCGGGACCTGTAAACATTACCGTGCATCACGACATTCGCGAACTTGACACGCTAAACCGCATGCAAGAAGAATGCAACTTTGTGTATAGTAATTTTGTGGGACTGTGGCAAAGATTGAACGTAACGTATTCGCACACAATCATGAACGTGAATATGTACGTTTACAAAAACGTTTCTGAATACAAACGCACGGGATTAATGTACGCTACCGACATCGATAATGGCGGCGTGGCAATGTATCATTATAGTCCTCGCGCCATTGTGACGCTTGTGTACATGGAAGACGATAAAGTAATCCCTCACGCTTTTGGTCATGAACTCTTTCATTGCATGCTGTACTCGAGCAATAGAAGAGTGCTAAGACGTTTAAATTCGGACTGGTTTGTAGAGGGAGCAGCAAACCGATTTGGATTTCGTAAATGTATATGGCGAGATCACATGGACTTAAAAATGTACAAACAAAAAACAATAAACGAAATTGTCAAATCAAACTACTACAGTAGTTATTTGTATGGCATGGGAAGTGCGTTAGTGGCGTTCTTGTACGAAAAAAAACCTGATATTCTACGCGAAGCTGTCCTTTCGTTTAACTATTCTATTGTAGCAGACGACATATTGGAACAAGAATTTACGCGATTCAAAAATAACAGGATTCAGCAGTGTAACTACGTTCGAGCGCATCAACAAACACCTTCAAGTCCTACAGTACAACAGCAATATTTAGCCATTTTGCCCAACAACACATTCAATGGACTTTGTCAGAATTACATTCGTATTGATTTTGACAATGGTTGTGTGTTTATAATGACTCCGAATCGCCTTTACAAAACAAGCAACCTAAAAAATGCATCACAACTTAATGTTCAATACGAACTGAGAACCAACAATGAAGACGTGTCGTCGTTTGACTTGGAGTTTTTCTTGAAAGGCGCATTCAAATTAGCCGTAAAATACATGCTCCAAGATCCGTCCGATCCCTATGATATTGCCAACAAATACTTTAGCGTCGACACTAAATACTCGTATGCGTGTCGGGCGTCGTGTCAAAACAGAAATGCCGATCCGTCACAAGCTATCGTTAATTTTGTGCTGGCCTCACCAATTATTAATAAAAGCGTATTAAGGCACGTGGCGAGACCTCGTGAAATGATTTCTAGTTTTGAACAAGCCGTGTTGGGTTGTCAAGTGTTCATAGCACCGCCAGTGATGATGCTTTTGGGACAATTTCGATCATATGTCGAACATGTTGAGCAGTTGCGCGATCAACATATCGCCGTGGTGAATTTAGTGAAGCCTCTCGACGCGAGCAACAATACTATAATGCATTTGGCGGCTTTGCATAATCCAGTGCTGTTTGAAAGAATTTTGGCGCAACACAATACTTATGCGACCACTGTCGTAAACGCCGACCGCCAAACGGCCATGGCCATGTTTGAGAACACACAAAAGTATATCAGACGGTTTCGACATGCGCCCAACAAGTATTGCACAACCATTGTGCCAGGAAACTATACATATACATATCGTCGCATTCAACGACCACTAAACTATACTAAACGATTGACACACAGAAGTGGCGTGATTGCGCATGACGTCAACAACGAAACCATTAGTAATGCATCAAAAATGTTGTTAGTATTAAATAAAAATGTGACTCATAATTTTGACAATAATTTATTAATAGTTACTACAGAGGTAATAGTAGGAATAGTTATTGTAATATCAATAAACACAATTTTTACAATTAAATTTGTAAAACATTACGTACGTAAAACTAATAGTAACAAAATTGTTAGGTACAATTCAACAAATAATTTTAACAAACAAAAGTTTTACAACGATTGTTCTGAATCATTGTTTTAATAAATATTTTATAACTAACATTGTGTATAATTTACCTATAAAATTGTAAATAAAAATTTAAGTCTAATGGTAAGCAAGTGTCTACCCGTTTTACATGACACCGGAGCCCAACGCGAATTATTGACCTGTCCGCGACGCAAAAGCGCCAACTGTTTGTCTTCGTCAAAGTCAGTTTTCATACGATCCAGCAATAAATTAAGCTCTGCGGTGTCTTCTTCTTCTTCTTCTTCTTTTGTACTGCTGGCAAGATGAAATGGACAGTCGATACTCTCATTTGCAAAAATAGCCTCGTTTACAAATATCTGAAGTACTGTAGGAGATTCCATAGCTCGGGCCATTTCGCGCACGCGCAAACCGTGATCAGGTTTTAGAGCGTTTAAATTATTCTTTATTAGGAAAGCATTAGTACGAGATTCGTCTTCAATATCAACGAAACCATCAAAAATTACGGGTTGTTTTGGTGTATTAACTATACACATACTCTCTTGACGGCACTTGAACACAGCTTGCAATCTGGTCGAGTTATCTGTGTCTAATTTGACTTTAAGTCGAGCCGCCGGTGTTGTCGTCGATATGCAATATTTGTATGTGACTATACGATTCGTGCAATCGGCGACAACAGAAACAAAAGGCGTTTCCGCATCGTTGACAAACACTGTTACATGGTTACTCTTGAATTTGAACATTATTGTTTGTTATGATTAAACATTACTCTAACCTCTTTGTCGTACGCGTCAATATCGTGTGCGTGTTTAAATTCTAAACAATTATTATCACGTAGTTTGACACTGTCGCCGCAATTTGATTTCGCCAAGGCTATACATAAAGCCCTCTCCACGGCTAAACTTTTTGTCAAACGACAAAGCAGCACTTTGCCACCTCCGCTTTGGCTGAGTATTTCATTGACCTTCTCAAAGTCTTCTATTAAATGTACAACGTTATCCTGTCGTACTAAAAACAGAAAAGTCGTGGGAATGTCTTCTTCCAATTGCTCAATTTGTCGCTTTTTGTGAGATAACGCACCTTCGAGTTCCACTAGCTTTAGCTTATATTTGCGTTCGTAGAAAACGTGCATTTGTTTTAACACTTTGCTCAGTTTCGCGTTCGACTGTTGTAATATGGTAATTGCACGTGACACTTTCTTTAAATCTTCGACGGGCACTTGTCTAAAATTCAACTGTTCCATAGTGCGCAACAAGCGTTTATTCCTAATTGTGGACATGATGTGTGTCGCTCTCAAAACACGGCGTATACTGAATGAAGTTGCCCTCGCCAACAGCCATTTATAAGCCAAACTTGCGCAGTGGGCGTTTGCGCATGACTAACAAAAAAGGTATGAACAAATGAATATTAATTACGTTGTTAACATTTTTTATTGTTTTCAAATTAGTTACACCATATTCATTTTCAGTAATTGACGCAAATGATTCATTACAGTAAACATTATAAACGGCACAAATACGTAAGACATGATGTAATCGCTATAATTAACGTTGGCAGCTCTGGTTTTTAGCATAGTAGGAACAACGCGACGACGGCTTTCAATCACGTGCTCCGTGTACCAAACCGCCTTTTGGAGCGGTGTCATTGGTTGGTGGTGAATCATGTGTCGCAATTCGCGCAATCGTTTGCGGTATTTGGGGCTTTCTGCTACGTCAACGATGGCCTCGATGAGTTGTTCCGCATTCACACGTACGGTGTCAACGACTTTGCCCAATCCGAGTTCGACAATTTTATTCATATTGTAGGCTTGATCGCCCATCATTGGCATGCCGACCATCGGCACGATCGCTTCGACTGCTTCGTCGGTGCTCTGCACGCCGCCTTGGGTGACAAAAGCACGAACGTTTTTATGATGCAACAGGTTGTATTGTTCGAACCACGACTGTACAAACACGTTGGCGGGCATTCTGTTCATGTAGCCGTCGTACTTCCATAGAATGCTATACGGTAGTTTTTCAAAGACTCGCAGCAGCATTTCTATAAACTCTGGCTCCATATCTTCGGAGGATATTGCCGAACCGAAACTGACGTAAATAGCGCCTGTTGTTGCGTTATCTAAAAATTCACGAACCATACCGTACATGCTATCCGGTCGCTTATCGTGCAAATGTAATGCGCCCAAATATTGCACACTCGGCGGTACCGGCCTATTGTTATCGAATATGGCGTGTGTGTTAACAAACAACAGCTCGACTCTATTGCGCAACTCTTGAATAGTGGGAGTGCTCTCGCCAAACTGGCGTTTCAATAGTGCATTCTGTTCGTCGGCCAATTTACTAAATTCATTCTGTAACGCCAACTCAACGTACATTTCATTGATTGTTTCCCACACGTTTAGTCCGCTAAACTTGTCCCGCCACAAATTAGGATAGTACACGGGATGACGACTGACCGCTCCCATAGTTTCAAAGTTTTCAGCCACAGCGTATCCCGATGAAATTTGCACCACTGGCAGATCACCAAACAAATGTGAGAAAACAAGAGGATAATCGATGTACGCCTCGGTTATTAACAAATCAAATTTGTGCTTGTGTGCTTCCTCAATAAAACTTTTGACAATGGGCAAATCAAATTGATCGCTCATCATGCGCACCAGTCCCATGTAGTTGTGGGCGGTGACCGTGGAACTGTCGGCCACAATGCCTCTTTTCCGAAAAACTCCGGCGTGACGCATTAGACGGCCATAGTATTCTTGAGAGAGTGAAGCGTCAATTTCAGAAACGTTTCCTCTCAAGCCATTTCTGTTGGCATAGTTGATTCTGTCGGTAGATTTAATGACCACTACGTCGTGGCCGCGTTCGGCCAGCGCCTCGATGTACACTTTGAACACGCTGTGATGGCTGTACGCCGGAGTCGGAAACACCGCCAAGATCCTGACTGCATGTTGCTGATGCACCATAACCAAACACAAGAACAATGCAGCAATAGCTCCGTTCATGGTGAGACGCCAATGGACAATATGTAGGTGACCCATAAAATTCTTTATATACAAGTAGGCCAACGGATGCGCCCACGCACTAATAAGGTCAATAAAACACGTTATGACTACTAATCAGCGCAGACACAGCGTCATCTTAGGAGAAGGTGACCCCATAAACGTGACTCGAATAACGGATAAGCTTTATTTGGGTGCCATAATATACGACGTAGACACGTTTAAGCGTTTTATAGCAGACGAGGGCATTGACGCCATTGTTAGTGTGTGGGATGAAAGAATGCTGGCGCTTGACAAGTTGGGAGTGTCGCACGAAAACTACATGTACATTTATATCAGCGACAACGAACAAGCAAACATAATGCAACACTTTGACGCTGCATACAATTTCCTACATCATAAAATTGACATTGAAAAGAAAAAGGTGTATGTGCACTGTCATGCAGGTTTGTCGCGATCGCCTACTTTGGTGCTGTGCTATCTGATGCGTCAACGTCGAATACCTTTAGAGGAAGCGTACCGTTTTGTGTCGAAAAAACGATCAATACGACCAAACAATTCATTTTGGCGCCAACTGCAAATGTATGAATCTAACGTGAACATTATGAACGATGGGCATGCTTCAAATGATAATCATCAAAAATGACATCGGCACAATTGTAGAAACCCTCCCCAACCACATCGTTGCGTTGCCAGCGCACAAACAGAACGAATTGATTGTTGCGGAACGGTATGCGTATAGGTATGGTGTATATCTGGTCACTGACGCACGCCTCGTCGCTACCGTCGTTTTTGACCAACTGCGATCCTGCCCCACCGATTAGCTCCAAATCTTCCCAAGTTAATTCTTGCGAATAATTGTACTGGGGTCGGCTAATAAACACTTGAAAAAAGCTAGGTTCATGAACGGCCGTAGGGCAAAAATGCAAAACTGTCTGATGACCGCTTTGATATTTTTCTTGCGAACTATGATAAAAAATGTCGGGTCGCCATGTCGGAACGGGTTCGTCAATACCGGATTTATCGCCAAACACGCCAGACCGGTCTCGGGCGCCCGCAGCGCATAGATTGTGAGGCACCACATGCTGTTTTATGTGTTCGAGGTCGTCGTAATTTGGGCCGGCTAACGCGGCATACTCGAAATATTGTTGAAACATGTATTGAGCCGCGTTGGCGGCCACGCCCGACGACTCACCTTCTGTGCGATACTTGGCGTAGACAGTTTTGAAAGCGTTTCGACATGCCGGATCGGGTATGTTGTCACCCGTTTCGGGCCACCAGAAATTGTTGTCACGAAAGCATTTGTATTGACGCGCAACAGGATATGATAGATATCCGTGGCCTGTGACCACACTTATTAACGTATATGAGAACAAAATTAAGTAGTACATGTTTTAAACTTACTAAAACAACTGAAATGTATGTAATATAATATTTATTATTTACAAATTTTCGTGTATAAAAGATTTGGCCGTGTCCACATTACAGTCTATATGCATAATACGTCTGGATTTTTTCTTATAATCTAAATTTTTTAAATCTAATTCTTCGTTTATACATTGCATTGCTAATTGAGGATTAGGATGAACACTATCGTAAATCATTTCCATGTCGCTGTATTTGCGTTTCAGTGCGCAGATCCGTCGTTGTTGACCGGCAACAAATGCTACCTTTGTACCGCCTTCTTCAACGGGCTTTACGAACACAGATAGTCGTGGGTGTTTTGATGTGTCGCGTGGAAACCGCACAGTATCGAAACGAATGCATCTTTGGTCGTGGTCGTCGTTGATAGTGTTTGACGAGGACAAAAATGACATGTGTTGTGGTCGTTCCAAAGTGCGATGATGTTCGCGCAAACGACGATAAAGATCATCAACGTTTTCGTACATGTTCATCTTGTCGTTTAATTCGGCGACACGACGATCAAAAGCGTCAAATTTTTCAATAACTTGCAATTTAAATTGTTCGTTTGTTTGTGCCATTTCGCTGTTGTGTTGCTGTAGTTTGTCGATAGCTTGTAGCACTTTAGTCAGTTTCTCGTCCAAAGGCGACGGCACAAACTTGGCCTCGAGCTCGACGAACACATTGTCCAAAAGCCATGCCGTAAATTCAGCTTTATTCACAAAGTCAATATTATCCAACAATTGTAGGACTCCATGTTTGTTAATGCACACAACGCTGCAGTCTTGCGAGCCGTTAACGTTAAATAACAATTGATTAACGCTTCTTTTGTACTTCTGGTCGACATGATCGTGTACGGCGGCGTCGGCATCAACAAATCCTATGCCGTCGGCGAAAGCGCACGCTGCCAACCAAAGTTCGTCGTTGTACAGATAATGCATCGTAAACGAAAATTGCTCGTCGAACTGCAATCGTTTCTTTTTAAACAAATACGAAAATCCGGCCAATCTTGGCTTTTTCGCGGGTGGACTCGCGGCATCATCGTCGCAGCGACTATTTCCAAATAAAAATTTATTAATAAAATCAAACATCACAACAGTTGTTTTGAAAACTTTTTTCCTTTAAAATTATAACTGTGAGGTATGCGAATCTGAGTTAAATTGCAAAAGACGTGTTTATCAACCGTTGGCCAAAAACTTAATAACGGTTTGTCTCGACACTCGCTTATCTCTTGCACAGCTTTTCTGTACGCTAGCGCAAAGCACCCTTCCGGCAAATCGGTGTTGGCGTCGAGCGTCTTGGGCGGCACAAACACCTTATAATATTTTTCGCGATACTGCTTCGACGCATGCATGGGAAAACGATCAATGCGCAACCACACGTGAATGCCGCGATTTCCCGAATGCATTATGCGAGCAATGTTGTCGCCAAAAAATTTAGACATTGTCGCTACGGCAACTTTGATCTTGACGTTTAACTCCGTTTCATCGGCAGCTTCCACGTCTACGTCGATCACCCATTCGCGTCCGCCGTTGTTTTCGAGCTGTTTCGCGTGCACGTCGCTGATTCCTCGAGATCGAATAAACTTTGCAAAATCATCGATGTCGTCGAAATGTTGGTCAGGATGGTACCAATGTTTGCCGTCGGAGAATGCAAACTTGCGGCAATCCCGATACGCGACGCTATTCCACATTAGTTCGAGTTGCGCTTGCGTGTACACGGTGGCCGATCGCCACATGTTTAAGGTGCGCAGGGCAGGATAAGTATGATGGCTATCATTACTACTATACCGACATTATATATCGATATGATAAATACTACTACGCTTCAAGATAACGGCGACATTGACGAAGAGATATCGGATTTATTTGTCATGATTATGAACGAAATAGACAAGATTGAAAAAAACGAAAGCAACGATATCAGTTACACAAAAATGATACTTGGCCTCTTGATACTCGTGGCGTTGTTCACGCTTAAAACTAAAATATATCGAGCCAGTACTTGTTGTTTATCAAAAAGTAAAAAAAAATTAAAAAACGTTGACGAAATACCGCTCGACGGCATCACGATTCAGGAGCTAAATTATAATGTGACAATTGAACAAACTTAAGCGATCTGAGCACTAGACGCCAGCTCGTTGATCATGCCGCATGAATTAACACCGCGACGAATTCGCACATAGCCGTTTTCGCCGTAATCGGGACCCCACGAATTCTTTATAGTCCAATAGGGCACGTTGTTTTCAACACCGTAACCGACGAGCAACACGGCATGATTGAGACCGTTGTTTTCGCAAAAACTTATGACGCCACCGTAATAATCGGTGAGATCGACAGCGTCCACGGCAATGGCAATGGGACCAACATGGCGTAACAGATCTTCGAGTCGTTCTTCGCTCAAGAGCACGTAACGATAACAGTTTCGCACGCCTACGGCAAATTTGTGAGGCTTTACGGCGCACGGCAAACGTACCGCCTTATACGGATAGTCATACTCCTGCTCGACCCCGCCAATGTGCATTATTTGTTCGTAGGCAGTGTGAATAAGTCCTCCATCACAGCCCATGTCGACAAAATCACAATCGACCAGCTGTTGTTCGGCAAGGTCTATTAATCTATCGTACTTGATGGCGTACTGACTCTCGAGCGCGCCTAGACCCGCAAACGCCCAACATGCCCCGCACATGCCTTGGTCTTTTACCGAGGTGACTTTATTGTAGTTGCGCCAATCAAAATTAGCGGGTCGTTGTCGTTGCCCCGGGCCGTCGACAACGATGGTTTCACAAAAATTTGCCCCGGTATCGCCCGACGCCAGACCGGTGTGACGATTGACCACCTCGTTCTTGGTCATGTCTGCGAATCTGTTGATCTTGTAAACGGCCGAATCGTTGCGACTGTTTTTCGCGTTGATCGATTCAATATTGTGGCGAAAAATGTTATATCGATATTTTTTTTCATCTTCGCTCGAATACTGCTTGTTGTATTGCGTAATAAATTTTTCAAAATACAACGGGGCACTATTTATGTTGTAGAGGTTTGGTTTCGTAGTAGTGGTGGTGGCGACGGCCACTACTTGATCGTGACTCGTCAACACAGCGCTGACCAGCAGCAAAAGTATTAGTAATTTGTTCATTATACATTCAATAAACAATAGGTACTTAGTATATTATGTATCATAAACCACCAAGTTTGATTTCATGATGGTTGCGTCATTCAACTCGTATATAAAACGATCTTGGCCGAGCAAACTTCATCAAACTACAAGCAACATTACGATGGTGTACATCAAATTCGATACCGGCAGCCGCGCCAAGGGCTACGCTACATCGGCGAGCGATAACGATTACGTTATTGTTACAAAGTGCTCCGAAGAGGACTTCATGTTATTTCTCGAGAATCGTAACAAACTGGTGAACCGTCACAAGAATGAAGATGGCAGCGATTGTACTTATGTTGATTTGTTCAACGCTTTGATGGGAATTTACAAAGGCACCTATTATTATTTGGGAGTGTTTGCAAAGGAGAAGGATTTTGTGGACAAGAACGGCATTGACAACAATGAATTGTTCATGTTTGTTCGTGAGTTGACTGCTCTGCGAATGCCGGCCATTGCAAAAACCATGTGTCTGAATTACAACATTAAAAAAATGAAAACTAAACATGCAGCAGGAGGAAAGAAACCCAAGAAACCCGAAGATAAAATCGATGAAGAATTTAAAAATGCACCTAGCAATCCCAAGAATTTGTTGGCCGCAATGCATAATATGGCCTATGTGCAACGCTGGTTGCGTCTACGAAAATACGTCGAGCACGAACCGTTACCGCAACTGTTGGGAAGCAATAAACAACGCATCGCGATGTATCATGCACTGATGGACAAACGTCGATCAAGCGAACCGGCCAGCGACGAACAGATTCAATTTATGGAAGATTGGCAAGAGACGTTGTACGAACGATTAAATCGCATTCCCGATCTGCCGGAGCGTTACGACGTGCGCAAAGTGATTGCACTGTACATGATGAACGAGCGCGGACCAATCATGCCTATGCAACGACACATCACTAAATTGCTGTACATGTCAATCCAGCAGCTGTCTCGTTCGGTGAGCGGGCCGCTGTGGCGTCAAGAGGTGCATTTGCAAGAAAAGCTGGATGGTTGCAATTTTCGCATTATCGTAGACAGAGGTGTCATCACGTACGGCTCAAAAAACACTTATCGTGTGCACAACGATTTTATGGGATATCATGCGATTCGTACACAGTTGGAAGCGTGTGCTCATCGGCTAGCCGCGATTTTGAATCGCAACTCGTTTGTTGTGTACGGAGAGCTGGTTGGTTGGCAGGACGACAAACGCACTAAACCATTAAATGACATTTCTTATGTGGGTCAAAAAGAAAAGTTAAAGTATTATGCCTATGAAATTGTGTGTTGCTCAGAGCCAGAATTGGATAAAGAATGCACCACTGAGGACGTGGAGTTTACGTTGGCACAGCAGCTGTTAGCTCAAGCGCAATTTGACGTAATTCCATATAAATCGTATCAATTTGAAACGTTCGCCGGTAGCGAGATTAAGTATCGTTCCTTGCTCTTTCCGGAACACGGTGAAGAACTGGTAGAGGGCTATATTCTTAGGTGTAACGGGTTGAAATTCAAGGTGAAAAAGGAATACGATTTAAAAAGTCTGTCAGAGAGCAATGCGACTAACGTTTTGACAAAAGAATTTATTGAAAAAGTAGTACCGTGGCCTGTGAATGAAAATAACTTTACCGAAGCGGCGATGCTCTGCTACAAAGCTGTGCTACCCTACAACGAGACAAACCCTTTGCCTGCGAGCAAAATCTTTGGTAAAATTTTTGGTATGTTGTGTGAACAATCCAACTTGTTGCACAAGGATTTTAAAACAAAGTTGAATGAATTTTTGTCGGCAGTAAATAATAATGATTGTGCATAAATGTAGTTAATGTCATGTATTTTAATAAATTTTCCATAATAATAAATAGTTTTTTTATTAATCTAAACTGAATCGGTATATATATATAGCCAAGTTGTCGTTGGTTGCGTGCAGTTTACTGTATATACGCAAACATGAAGCGCACTAGTGTCAGCAACAATGACAGTACTTGTAGCAAATTACAAAAACAAGAAACAAACGATAGCGTGTTGTGCTTACACACACCGCAAATCTTAAATGAACAACAGCAAAAGTTGTTTGATTATGTTGTGAATCGCGATCAGTTTGAGCCCATTTTTGTGTCAGGCAGTGCTGGTACGGGAAAAAGTGCTCTTTTAAAAACGCTGAAAGCGTATTGGCAAGACTTGGGCAAACACGTATGGGTGGTGAGTTACACGCATCTGGCGGCCCGCAACGTGGACGGACAAACTATTCATCGACAGTTTGGCTTCGACCTCAAAGGCAACTTGCGAGATTCCGCGTCGTCGTTTCAACGGACTGTGCCCGATTATCTGATTGTCGACGAAATATCTATGGTTTCGGCCAAAATGCTTGAAGGCATGAACATTAGATTGCAACGTATGACCTATGAAATCGTTCCATTTGGCGGCGTAAACACCCTCATTTTTGGTGATTTATACCAATTGCCACCAATAAGCAACAAAAGGTACGGCAAAGATGACACATTACCACCGTTTAAGGCTCCAGTTTGGAGTTCGTTGCGGCTGTACGAATTAACCATTAACATGAGGCAATCGGAAACTGATTTTATTGAAGCCCTAAACATGTTGCGTGTGGGCAATGTACAATGTTTGAATTTTTTTAACCAAAAAGCGCTGGAGCAAACACCATCAATGGATGTGCAAATGTCGTGCACTTCGTTGGTGTCGACGCATGCAGAAGCCAATGCCATTAATGCGCGTTGCTATAAACATTTGCAAAACACAAATAAAAACGAACAATTTGAATTGCAAATTACTCAAAAAAATAAATCACGTAAACTATTTTCTATGGTGTACAACAAGGATCAAGAACAACTCATTTTCAAAGACAAGATGATGTATTGCGTCGGAACACGCGTGATGGTCACGTTTAATCTGAAAAATAGTCCGTTTTGCAACGGCGACATTGGCGTAATAGTCAGCATCGACGATAAAAGTGTACGGATTTGCAGAGAAGCTGATTGTGTAGAGGCTGACATTGCTGCGGTTGAGGTTCCTTTTGAGCTCGCCAAGTACAGCAAAACAACTGTCAACACCATTATAGGCATACCCATTACTTATGCGTGGGCGGTCACTATTCACAAAGCGCAAGGAATGACTACAAAAAACCTCATTGTATATCCTCAATGCATTTTTGAAGAAGGTCAAGCTTACGTCGCTTTGAGTCGCGTCACGCATTGCGACGGACTAAAATTGGTGTGCCAATTGACGGCTAATTGTGTAATGAAAATGGAGGCTTCCGACCATGTCTATAATACACAACCCAAACTTGTGTTATAAAAAATGCAACCAACTCAATATACAATAAATCAAATTATATAAATATCATCAGCAGTTTATTATTTTATTAATAATTTTCCATATTTTATAAAATCGTCATAACAACTCCATTGTTTAGACTCCTTTAGCGTCTTAAACATTTTCTCACAATTTGTTTTGTCTAATAATATTGAAAATTTTTGTATATAAATCCGTTTTATATTTTTGAATGTCAGTTTAAAATTATGGCACAAAACAAGCAAACGTCTGAGCTCGCTCAGTTATTTGAGAATCTATCTCATGAAGCTATGATTGATCGTGCAAAAGTCGAGTTTCAAAACAGAATTGAAAAGTGCAAAAACTACTATGACAGCGACGCTGACGATAGCGACAACGATGTCGAATATCATTGCTGTGCAAAACACAATAGATTGTGTCAATACGCAATGGATAAATACGACATGATCACACTGTTGCAAACTGCTGAAACTTGGTACAAGGAATTACATTGTCTTGAGCTGGACAATGAAACATTTCTAGAGTTGTTTATAAAATCTTTGCCCGACAACGTGTATGTGTTACTGGACCACGTGGAAATGGATATGTACGGCTCATGCTGTAATTGCGACGAGAATACCGTCAAAGGTGACAACGAGGAACACTACAACTTTTATACTAGCGTGGGCTTAGTATCATTGGCCGAATGCTTCTGCAGCAAATGTGGCGACGAGCTACTTTACAGTGATGAAGAAAACAAATATAATGTAACAATCGATTGTGAATGTGAGGGTGACAACGTTATATTGCTTGCTTTAAAGCAGGCTTATTGCAAACAGTGTCGGCGCGAATTTATTTACGATGTGCCCAACAAAGCACAATAATAAATTTTATTTAAACCTTTACAATTTTATTAACAATTATTCAAAATAAAATTCTAATTATTTTCAACAAAATTTTTTATTTAAATATTGCCTATCGGTACATAAAGTAAAATATTGTTTGTTAATTAATTACGTTGAATTCAGTCTTTTTCTTTTTATTGGTATTTCTTCATCTTCCTCCTCTTTTTCCTCCTCTTCTGTTTCTTCTTGTTCTGTTTCCTCTTGTTCTGTATCGTCTTGCTCCTGTTCTTCCTCTTTAATGCAATATATACATTCGCAAGATTGATCGTCATTACTAAAACAAACTTGTACGTATTCTGCATTTGGTACAATTTTTAATTGTAAATAATCCGGACACATTTTCCAGCAAGTAAAAGAATCACTTTTAATAACGTTTTTCTCCTTGTTTAAAAAATATATTTTTACTTGACCGTCGAAACCCATCGTGAAGGTGTTTAGACTGCTGGCTGTTGCGACTCAAAGTGATATCAAGTAAACGTGAACGTCGTATTTATACTCTTATATCCATACATATCTAGAGATATATCTAGTGATATTCCACTTAGATTAGATATGAATAACATTATAATCAAAACGTTGTATTTAGATAGTATTTTTACTAAGAAAATAATAAAAAATGAGCGCCGAAGACGACGATAATATATTTTTAGTGCTGTTGGAGGCCATTGATGGCGTGGGCACGAAAGTGGCAAACAATCATACGGCCATACTTGGAGTGGAAACAATTGTGCAGCCGTTGGGCGCGCAAGTGGCCGACGTCAAAACAGACATTACCGCTTTAGACGGAACAATGTCGAACGTTGATTCTACTTTGCAGAAAGTCAACACCAACGTAAATGGTATTAGCACTACAGTGAACGCCACAAACTCAACTCTCAATACGTTGAATACAAACGTTAATACTGCAAACGCTGCTTTGACAACCATTAACACCAACGTAAACACTGCAAACTCTATTTTGGGGACCGTGAATACAAACGTCAATAGCGCCAATACGGGTATCAGTGGCGTTGCTACCCAAGTCGCTTCGACAAACACTAAAGTTGATAATCTTGCACAATCCACGACGGCATCTTTCAATAGCGTTAACAGCAAAGTCGATGCGGTTGCGGGTCAAGTGACCAGTCTTAACACGTCTGTTAACACGCAATTTGCCAGCTTGGCGGCTCAGCTGACTGCATTGCAAAATTACACCGCAGCTCAATTCCAAGCAATCATTAAAATATTGAAACCAGTGCTGCCCACTAAATAATAATCTATGTTTTTATTCAAAACCAGGGAATTATTATAATAAAATACATCAAATTGTGTGCATAAATTTTATTTGTGTTGTACAATAAATAATATTAAACAATTAGTGTATTATTTTTTTAAATAATATTGTATTTCGTGACGCAACTCTGTATAATATCCCAATAATGTTGCACACAAAATCTTGTTGCGTTGCTGGTGTGAAGAGGCTGTTTTGAAATCGAAATATTCGCAGTGATCAATGTTTTTCAGCACAAAACGAAAAAATTCTGGCAAATGCAGGAACCTGGATTCATCACGATCGTTTATATATTCACAGACCATATTCCAAGCATTGTTCTCGAGTCGCACAAAATGATCACGATTCATGGCTTGAGTTTTGTAAAAAAACGTTTGCACGTCCATGTCTAGCGCAAGATACTCGTGTGCAAGTTTTTTAAATTTTTGCGCATCGCTTTTAGATTCAGTTTTTGATGTGGCATACACTCCTAGTATAAACAGGTAATAGCACGATCCATATATTGGGTCGTTGGTCACATACAGCTTGGCCAGCCGGTATTGTTCATAATACGGGTTGTGAATACCTTTGCAGCACATCTTTAAAAAACTTTCAGCAGATTCTTCCAAAACCTTCTGGTCAATGACAGTCAGTAGTTTAGCTTTTAGTGTTTCGTTGCAATCCGGATGAATCTCGTTGGTTTGGACATAAAGCTCCGCGACTAACTTGCTGGTGTCCCATTTGTGTGGCAGTGCCGCTCTATTATCCAATAATGTGTAAATGTCACAATAGTTTCCTCTTTGTAACGTTTCGTACTCATGCACTAGTTTATAGGCATTGCTATCTAGTTGACGCAATTGCTCCTCGCAACACCAATTGTAGTAGTAATGATACAAGGCCAATTTTGTTTGCAAATTGTTCATGTTGAACGTTTACTCGATGGGATACGAATGGTCAGACTCGAAGCTGACTCTGTTTATATAGGCTATCATTCATCATTATTATAATAAAAAATACAACAATTCATTTGTAATATTTTAATTTTATTAAATCATTATAATAATCAATAATATAATCGTTTCTGATGTACATTGGTCCAATCTTGTTTGTGTTTAATATGCGTTCCGTCGGTCCTTCGTAGTCGATACGATCCATATCGTCCGTATCAATAGCAAACTTCATGCCATTGTATTCGTCGTATGTGGCAAACTTCACAGGATATGATGATGTCTTTAAAAACTTTTTCATTTGATGACGATAATGGTCGGTGTGGCCGCCTTTAACGTTACGGTCCGCAACCACGCACAAATGATGTCCGCTTTTTACTAAATCATCGAGCACAGCTTTAACTTTGTGTTTATCGTTATCTTGAAGCAAATGCTGGCTCAGCAGCACTAAACGCGCAGACGAGGAGTCAAAATTAATCGACTGATATAATACTCGAGCCATGGCTGTTGCAATACAAATTCAATTACTGACTGTAGCCAATTTATATTACTTTTTATCAAATCTTTCAAAGCTTTTTTTAGCTAAAGCCAACTGCCGTGTAGTCATTGTAGATGATATTACGTCTACGAGCTCCTCTTTTGTCATGTCGTTAAGCAGTGTAATCTTGTTGTGTCGAGCAGTAAATGTGTCTTTAGGCAGGGCTTCCTTGACTTTGTTTAGTACATTGACGCCATTTGGAACATAATCGGATTTGAACACGATATCGCGTTCTTCGACCGCCAAACGATCCAGACTGCGTTTTAGACTACGTTTTTGGGGTCGCACAAAGGCGTATTGATCACCGCCCATCGAACACACTGCCAACGAATGCAAAAGCTGAGGATTGGCAGGTTTGGCGATCACGTCCTGGGCAATGTCGGCCATACGGTTGGCTAGCTGAGCTGTTTCTTTGCGTGCATTCTCGCTGTCTTTTCTGGCTTCATTAACTATATTAAAAGCTTGCAACAATCCTTGATTGGCAACAATTAAATTTTGATTAGCTTCTTGCAAGTTAACAGTTAATTTTTTATTTTCTTCGTCTTTCATAACAATAATTTGGTCTTTTAGCGCAACAATTTGTTTTAATTCTGACAAATCTTTTAACCAAAGTGCTTCTTTGCCGTCGTTAGTAACCGAGTGTATTACGTTCATGCTTTGAGTTATGTCTATTGGGGCATCTTTGACCATGTTATAATCACCATCGTTGCAAAGCTTTGGTAATAAATCAGAATTAATCCAATTTTTAAATTCTTGCGCTTTAGGCATGCGAGAAGATTGAATTAACTCAAACAAGCCTGCGCGATTAATAAATTTAGTCTTTGGATGCAGTGATGACGTAATCTCCTCAAGTCGAGGAGATCGAATGTTTTCATAACACAGTTGATTTTTATTACTAACATATTTGGCAATTGCATTAGGAGCATTTGAATATTCAAGAATTTTAGCAAATGGATTGGCTATCATCCATGGTTCTCCATGTTCGTCAACTATAGTCACAACGTTTAACACTTCGTTGCAATAATAAAATTTTGTTGTTGCGGCGTTAATACCTTCGACGATCTCCATTGGTGCGTCGGTCGCCATGTTATAGTTTATATCTTCGCACAACTTTGGTAACAGGTTTGAATTAATCCAATTTTTAAATTCTTGCGCTTTAGGCATGCGAGAAGATTGAATTAACTCAAACAAGCCTGCCCGATTAATAAATTTAGTCTTTGGATGCAGTGATGAGTCATCCGCGTCGATTTGACGCGATCCAAGCGATGACGTAATCGGTCCGAGTTGGACTGGATGTATTGTTTCCAAACAACACTGATTTCTGTCCGATACATGAATTCTTACGGCTTTATTTGGGTTGTAATATTCCAAAATCCGTGCAAAAGGGTTCGCCAACATCCAAAGTTCACCATTGTCGTCGGTCAAACTGATGACTTCGAAGTTTGTGTTGGCAAATTCAAATTTTATTAAAGACATTATAATTTAATTTAATTAAACAAATTGTAACAACAAACGAGATTACGGTAGTGCTTTTGCGTGCCGATTAAACTTTGATAGTTGCCATGTGCTTTTATAGATTGGCATATGGCGTGATTGCACACCAATGGGGTGCGTCGGTTATGGCGTGATATAGAGTAATTAGATATAGAGTAATTATGTAAATAAGGTTTATTTATATAATGCGATATATTTGCGTGCTTGCGTTGATGTTGACGGTGGGGTGGGCAAAAGTGCCCGGCGTGCCCAGTATCGATTGGGCCGATCGCAATTATGCCCTGGTCAAAGTCAACCAAGAAGCCACCGCTTACGAAAACTTGGTGAGTATCAGTAGGACGGTGGACGTGCCGGTATCGTGGAACGTGTGGTCGGGAGACATTGGCGATGTAGCATACATACTTTTTAACGGCGAACAATTATACAAAGGCGATGCTGCCACTAAGAAAGCCGTCGTTCCCGTTACTAAGGGCGGCAAGTACGATATGACTGTGAAACTGTGCAACGTCGACGGCTGTTCGACTAGCGCACCGGTTAAAGTTGTCGTGGCCGACACGGATGGATCGCATCTCGAACCGCTCGTCTACGATTATCTCGAAAACAATAAACGGTTCGAAAAGCGCTCGGACAAGATTATAGGTGCATACTTTGTCGAATGGGGTGTGTATCCGCGACAGTTTCCCGTCGATAAAGTGCCCACACCGAACTTGTCGCATTTGTTGTACGGTTTCGTGCCCATGTGCGGTGGCGACGGCATCAATGATGCCCTCAAAACTGTCCCGGGCAGTTTCGAAGCGTTGCAACGTTCGTGTGCCGGTCGTGCCGACTTCAAAGTGGCCATTCACGATCCTTGGGCGGCCATACAGAAACCCCAAAAAGGTGTCAGCGCATGGAACGAACCGTACAAAGGCAACTTTGGCCAACTTATGGCAGCCAAATTGGCGAACCCTCATCTAAAAGTGCTACCTTCGATCGGGGGCTGGACACTTTCGGACCCATTTTACCATATGCACGACAAGATCGTACGGCAGACGTTTATCGATTCAGTCCAAGAGTATCTAGAAACGTGGAAATTCTTCGATGGCGTCGATATTGATTGGGAGTTTCCAGGCGGCAATGGCGCTAACCCCAACGTCGGCGACGCCGAACGCGATCGGGCCACGTACACGATCCTGCTGCGTGAACTTCGCGGCATGCTCGACGCCCTAGGCGTACATCACAATCGTTACTATATGTTGACGAGTGCGATAAGCGCGGGCGACGATAAGATTGCTGTGGTCGATTACACTGAAGCGCAAAAATACCTCGACACCATATTTTTAATGTCGTACGATTTTAAAGGAGCCTGGTCTATGACGGATTTAGGACATCAAACCGCTTTGTTTGCACCTGCATGGAAACCCGACGAACCTTATTGCGCGGATCGTGCCGTAGAGGCGTTGCTTGCGCAACACGTACCGACAAGCAAAATTGCACTGGGTGTAGCAATGTACGGGCGCGGTTGGACTGGGGTAAAGAGCGATAGTGATAATCCATTCGCGGGCACGGCCACCGGTCCCGTCGCCGGCACTTGGGAAAACGGTGTGGTCGATTACCGACAGATTGTGCACAATTTGACCTCATACGATTACACTTACGACGAAGTGGCCAAAGCGGCATTCGCGTATCGCAAATCGGACGGCAATCTTGTGTCGTACGACGATCCAAAATCAGTCGCCGATAAAACAAAATACGTGTTAGACCACGAGTTGGCGGGAGTGTTTGCGTGGGAGATCGACGCGGACAATGGCGACCTTTTAAATGCTATCAATAAAGGCTTGGGCGGCAAGCAAATTGACTATTTATACGATGACAAACGCAAAACTGAGTTGTAAAAATACAAAAATAAATTGTTTGTTAATAAAACTGTGTACATAATATGACTTGTTTAATTTTATTATGGGTTTGCAATAGCCGTGACAGGCGTGTACGCTAATTTATACAAACACCTATCGAATAGTGCGCAATCTGCGCAACGCCCTTGATCGTCTATACAAGAATTATTAATAAAACAGTAAAATTCAATTACTTCGTTTCGATTCATGCACTGAAACCCACTTAAGCATGGCTGATCAGCATTGCGATAAAATCGAATTGGTTCGTTGGATGGCAAAGGACACGGCACTTTGTCAACAGGTAATTCATTATCAAAACTTTCAATTTCGGGAATGTGTATAGCGTCTAAATGCCGGCAACCTGGAACTTGCATGCACTCTTTTTCAACGTATGTGCCGTCACTTTGTAGGTCAAAACAATAACCTTCTCGAGAAATGGTCACGTCCGATGTTACACATTCTCTGATCGCCTGACAAGGCATTGTGCGTAATCGGATGAAACTTCTATTAGTACACACCATTTCGTTTGCGGTTATTTTGGTGGGATTTAAAACCGCGGTACAACCGGTTTCGTCTATTGGTACACATTCAGTTTCTCTAAATTCGTGTTTTGCGGGGCAGTTAACTAATGTGTTGTTCAAATAATAAGTGTCGCAAGTTGGACCTTCGGCAACAACGTCGGGACCTTTTACAGGCTCATTGTTTGAGTAAAATAATAAAATTATTAGTGTAATTATAATAATTACAACAATAATAAATACTACTAATATCATAATAATAAACTCTTAAAAAACAAAACGCAGCAACTGGCGGAATCGAACCACCATCGTCGCGATTATAAGTCACTCATGCTAACCATTACACCAGCGTCACCGCTCTAATCGGGGTTAAATAAAACGTTACGTCTCAGTTATTCCTCATTTATTTATATGTTATATAATTCGCGATGAAAACATCTGTTGCACACTTTTCTCATATCGGGCACACGTTCTTCATCTTTAATTGTGCAAAAATATAAATTATATATGTAATCACCGTAAACGTCATACAAATCCGTATAGTTTTTGTGGCAATCGTAACACTCTTGGTCAACTATACAATCAAAACAATTTTCGGTTAACCACGTTCGACCGGTAGACTTATTGTAAACTCGCACTGTATACACAAACATCACATAACATCTACACATTGCACAGTAGGCTCGAGTACGCTCTGGACATTCTGTGCAAGCGTAGCGTGGATCTTCATAATAGCAAAATTTTTGCGTGTCGTCTAAAACGGACTTTTTTCTGATGCACTTGCCGTGCATGCCGCAACATTTGCACACTCTACATTTGATGCACAGGTCAACGCCGTTGTGGTCGTATAAAAAATCCTTATCGCATCTGGCGCATGGTTTAGTCAACTTGGCCAAACCGTAGGGTAATTTCAGAGTACCGGGAATAGCACTCATACACAGTTCTTGTAAGGTGTACAAGGGAAGTTTCTTTTGTTTATAGTAAAGATCGAGACAAGTTTGCAACATTTTGTATAAGAGCTTGCAATACTACTGATTGTTTAGCAGCAAAACAGCAGACTTTATACAGTGTAATGTGGTGCTTGTATCTGATACGGGCCAAAGGCGATATGCTGTACACGGGCATCACGAAAAATATATCGCGTCGTTTTTATCAACACAATAAAGGTAGAGGCGCAAAATGCCTACGTGCCAGTAAAAATGCACTACAATTGGCTTACGTGACACCCAGCACGTACACTTATCGGCAAGTAGCACGCGCCGAATACAAATTGAAACGCAAGCCAAAAAAATTCAAAGAATGGGTAGTTTCCACGCAACCTCGTGATATTGTACAGATAATACTAATGAATGATAATGATTTGGTATAAAAATTTAATCAAAGTTGGATTTAGTGAAACATGATTTTTGAAAGCAAAGTTCGGTTAAACAAACAACTTACGTCATTCTTAATCAATGTTGGATTTGATAAAACATGTTCTAGCAAAGCAAAGATCGATTTGAGTTAGTAACAGATTTAATCAAAGTTGGATTTAGTGAAACATGATTTTTGAAAGCAAAGTTCGGTTAAACAAACAACTTACGTCATTCTTAATCAATGTAGCAAAGATCGATTAGAGTTAGTAACAAATTAATCGAAGTTGGATTTAGTGAAACATGATTATTGAAAGCAAAGTTCGGTTGAACAAACAACTTACGTCATTCTTAATCGAAGTTGGATTTAGTGAAACATGATTTTTGAAAGCAAAGTTCGGTTGAACAAACAACTTACGTCATTCTCAATCAAAGTTGGATTTAGTGAAACATGATTTTTGAAAGCAAAGTTCGGTTGAACAAACAACTTACGTCATTCTCAATCAAAGTTGGATTTAGTGAAACATGATTTTTGAAAGCAAAGTTCGGTTGAACAAACAACTTACGTCATTCTCAATCAAAGTTGGATTTAGTGAAACATGATTTTTAAAAGCAAAGTTCGGTTGAACAAACAACTTACGTCATTCTCAATCAAAGTTGGATTTAGTGAAACATGATTTTTGAAAGCAAAGTTCGGTTGAACAAACAACTTACGTCATTTTTAATCAATGTTGGATTTAGTGAAACATGATTTTTGAAAGCAAAGTTCGGTTGAACAAACAACTTACGTCATTTTTAATCGAAGTTGGATTTGGTAAAACATGTTTTAGCAAAGCAAAGTTCGGTTGAACAAACAACTTACGTCATTCCTAATCAATGTTGGATTTAGTGAAACATGTTTTAGCAAAGCAAATATCGATTGGTTAGTAACAGATTTAATCAATGTTGGATTTAATAAAACATGTTTTTTAAAAGCAAAGATCGATTAGAGTTAGTAACAGATTTAATCAATGTTGGATTTGGTAAAACATGTTTTTTAAAAGCAAAGATTGATAAATTACGTCATCTTTAATTAAAGTTGGATTTGGTAAAACATGTTTTTTAAAAGCAAAGATTGATTAAATTACGTCATCTTTAATTAAAGTTGGATTTGGTAAAACATGTTTTTTAAAAGCAAAGATTGTGATAGTAACAATATAAAGACAGATTTAATTCAAATAATTGTTTTTATTACATTATTTATTACACAACTTTAATACTAAACATATCTAGCTCTAGGATTTTGTTTGTACACTTTTTGCATCCATTTAATCCAAGGCTTGCCATGATTTTTGCGGTACCGTTTGTTTATCACATACACTGCAGCATGACACATTTCGTGTATAATTTTTCCAAATAAACACCCATACTGATTGTTATTCAATAGTCTGACACTTAAGAGAATGTAGCATTGTTTCGTGCGATGATTGTAGACTGTACGTCCCGAACTACGTATATTTATGTTTGTTGTCCATATAATGCTAACGTTCTTCAATCGACCATCAAACACTCGTTGATTAATTTTCTTAAAAACTGACAATGCTAAAACTTTGCTTGTCGGTCCCCTGTGTAACAAGCGATTGGATGTTGCCATTTTTAACATTTATGTCGCAATGATACTGGATTTCGTTTTTATTCAATTTATATACCAAAAAACGTGATTATCATAAAGATTACAATATTGGTTTTATTGATAAACTAAAAGTTACAAACTGGGTTTTTTCCTTTGCACGTGCCTACTTTATTACAAAGTTTATCTTTATTTTTCATGTTATCACAATTCGGCGGTAGATAGACATTAGTGTTTTTAAATATAATTTTATTAAATTCTTGAACACATTTGCTATCGTGATCGTACAGTGTTGCCATGGCGTCAGCGATACATTGCTTCTGACATTTTGTGCAAGTGAGCACGTTGGCAACGTAAGAGTTAAATATAAAACGTTTACGAAAACGATCGCCGCGTGGTCGCAGCAAAAAATCGTTCATAAACCGCACCATACACTCGGGCATACGTAGTTTTTGATTCAGCACTTTGACAATTTTGTCGCGTTCAAATCCTTTGAAACAAACGTTTTTCATGCTTTTCTGTTTGAGTGTAGCGGCTGCGTTTTTGCGTTCCGGTGTAGCGCCTGCGGTGTCGGCTATATCGGGTTTATTCTTCATCAGATAATACAATCTTAAGCCGGATACGCGCACTCGAAGTCCGTTATTGACAAAGGGCGTTAAAGCGGTCACATTTATATCGATGTCGGCTAGCGACACAGTGTAATCGCTTGTTTTATCGATTGTGTCAATATTAATATTTCGCGGGGTCCACGACAACAACCGCGGTACCGACGTCATTGTTGTTGTTGTTGCGTTTTGGTTGTGCAGACGTCTTTATAATGGCATCGTATGTGACACCAGTACTGTTGTCGAGCGATGACTTGATGCGGTTACACAAGCCACGGTCGGCTGTCGACTGTTGACACAGTTCGTACAGGTGTGATTTTAAAGAACGAATCTCTTTGTGTATGTTATCATTTTGTCGCATCATGGCGGTATATCGCGAAGTGCCTAGTTCGCGTTCTCTTTCGCAAAATAATTTGTTGTTATTGTAACTGCTATACATCGTAGTAGATTATGTTCAAAAAATGAAATCATCTTATTCCAGTTTAGTTATTAAGAAGTCTCTAAAATGTACGAAAATACTAATGCACACAATAATGACGACCCAATGCAATTTCAGTACGACGATGAGACGCTAGAGGTGGTCATCATTGAGAACGGCGACGACGATCGGGACGGATACATTGAGTTGACGGCTGCGGCCAAATTGCTTGCTCCTCTGGTAACGATACGCGGTTTTAGCCATGCGGTGCTATGGGCAAACGTGATTGCGTCGCAACGATTGACGCGCAACAATAAGCATTACGTGCACGTGTTTGCGCTCGGTCGCTACCTCAGCGCCTACAAATTGGGTACACACAACAAGCGCCAAGTGCAGGCTGTGAAACAATTAATATGTGATTTGATAATAGGTGCGCAGAGTCAACTTGTCGATCCTTTAGTTGATATTAAAACACAATTGTGCACGTTGCAAGAGTGTTTGTCCGGCAACAATCAATTAAATAACAGTTCCGATAATGTAATGTATCAAGCGCCGGCATTACCACCGCAAGCGCCATACGAATCGTTAAACAATACAGAGATATGGCGAGATATACTTCGTAGCGAGCACGCCGCACTATTTGCTAACATCGGTGGTGCCTTGGAAACAATCAAAAGCATGCAAGCCGATTTGACTAATAAAATAGCATTTAGTAACGACACCATGTTGGATGGATTCAAATCAATCAAAGATATGATGCGTAAAAGTAAGAGTTAATATTCTTCAAATATGAATTATTCGACGGTTATATTATTGGTGGTGGCCGCCTACCTGTGGCACGCCAACAGTTTGCATAATGAAATTGCCATTATTAAAAAGCTATTAGTAGTCATCTACGAGAGCGTCGAGGCCAAATTTAATAATATTAGCCAAGAAATGAGCACGTTCCACACTTCGGTCTTGACGACAATGACTCGTTTGCATAATATGACTCGACATTCCATTGACTTGATATTGGTCAACAGCAAAAAAATCGATGACATCAACGGAAAAATAGACACGCTGCTCGCACACTGATTATATATATATCCGTCCTCAATTAAAGAAAGTGAGTCATTATCATGGCGGCTAGCAACATACCAACATTGTTGCGGCTTTGTGCTGAGTGTATTGCGTCGTCGCCTACTAAATACGATAGTTTAGTGCTAAGTAATTATCAACTACCGACGCTACGTATTAATTGCGTCATGCATTCAGGCCGTTTTGAAGCTATCTCGTTTAACGATTTGATTAATTACCGAAACGAAGAATGCCTTAGAGTGCAGCCTACACGCGCCGATGTGGTCGGTGCATGCAACCTAGATTTTACACTGCCGGATAATTGTGTCTATGTTTGCACAATCGGCAATCTAGCGGGAGATATGATGCGCTTGGACATGCATTCGGGTCACTATTACTTACAACCGTTCAACAACGGTTACCTGTTTGCTCCATTGGACTGCAAAGTTACCACCAACGACTTGGCGCACTCGTTCTCGGCCAACAGTATGCATCGAGGACTGTCTGCTGAAATGGGTTTAAAAAAAGATAGCGCAATGGTGAATAGCTGGCGCGCTACATTGTTTGATGACCATATTGGTCGTAATTTAAACAACAATTTTTTTTCGTGTTACTATCCCATGTATGATGTTTGCTGTGCTTACAATGGGTTGGTGCACAGTGTGGCCTTGTTAAATTATATACCATTATTGTTTTATTTAAATCGACCCGTGTGCAGTAAAGATTTGCCCTCTATAAAATTAACCTGTCAAACCCACGTTAGTGATGTTAATAATGTGTGTATGTGTTTTTACGTGTACCATACTGTGTACGGACGTATAGGGATAGCAGTGCTACAGACTATGTTTTGTGGCGCGTTTGCGCAGGTCAATGTATTATGGTCAAACGGTTACACTGCTATTGGTAATTTTAAAGTGTGTGATACTAGTTTGTACGGTAGCAATGTTCCGTATGTGTGTAAATTTAATCCTTGTATGTGTGACTATAGTTATAGTGATTTTGTAAACAAAATAAAACAATAAATTTATAACAACAAAAAATATATTTATTATTTATTTGAAAAAAAACAATACAAATATAACAACAAAAGATATTTATTATACCATCACCATAGCTTATTATCTATTACATAATTTGCAATTATTTTTTATTAACATGAATCATCTCAATAATTTCCTCCTCTAAACTACCATCGTCAATATACACCCTGGCTTTATTTTTATTTTTCTTCATAGTAGGAATGTTATGCATAACTCTATCGTCAGTGGAATAACGCCTGCTATCCTCTTTCTTGCAAAGTTTACAACAAGACTTAAAGACAGAGCAAGAAATACAACAAAAGTAGACCATGGCACCAAACAATAAAAAGAATACAGCGCAAACAAAGAACAAACAAACAGTTTTAATAGTGTGCCATAGGCCATTGCCGCTAAACCAATTAGATAGCCAATGTGATTCGCTATCGTCGGTGACTTCATCGCCGCTATATTTAGTGTTATTGGCAATGTTGCGTCGCAAATCTTCCAACCTGATTGTCATCTCACGTAATCTAGAGTGATCGAGATTTACATTCATTTTGGCATTTTCTAATTCTAAAGTGTCAATTTTATCAAAGACATCTGTTAAATTTATAGAGTTACCAATGTTAACTTTAACAATAATGCTGCTATTATAGCTTGCTTTGAGCTGATGAATGGGCAAAGTGCCATATTTGTAATGTAATTTACAAGTTTCCTGACCAATAGCCCGGATAACGCCAACACCAGCCGACACAGTGATGGGATCAAAATTATGATCGGCTGGGATACGGTCAGATTTGTGACAATGCACGTTAACATTGGTATCGTGTTGCATAACATACAACCAATTATTATAATCAGCTATAGGATAAAACAATACATCTTCAAATCTACCTAATCTGACGTCACAGTCGCGAGTCACTTGCACATCTTTATCGGATTTTGTAAAGAGACGAATATCGCACATACGAGCTAAACTAGTTTGCGATTCGGCTGTAGAACTATAACACAGATAACCGTCGTCGGTATACTTGCACGATTTGAGGTCGTCGAGACGCACATAAGTGCGCTGATCACTGGACACACCTAAATATTTACTATCGGGTAACACAATCGCGCACTTTTCCGTGTGGTTGCAAAACGGCAGAGGAATGGTGTGATAGAGGTCGTAGGTTCGCGCCTCAACCAAAGGCACCTCGATGATGAAGAGCAGCTTGCGGTCGTGAGTCACAAACACGTGGGTGTTCACGACGGTGTCGATGAGGCCGTGCATACTCTCGAGCGTCAACGGTGAAGGTACAGGCCAGTAGAATGTACCCAAATGGTCCTGCATCTTGCGCATCTCGGTCAAAAGTCGTTCGGGGGTAAGCACCAGTGAATTCAAATGGTTCAGTTTGGCAGAATCCACGGCGCGGTCCAATTTTATATAGAGATTTTCAAGTTCGTCAATCTTGGCACAAAACATGTTAAGTTTGGTACTGACCATTTCGCAATAGCGATACTCAGACTTGAGATTTCTAATGCTGTCTTCGTGATCAACATAATCGGCCAACTTGATTAATTCGTCAGTCAGCTGGGCAACTTGTTTGTTGAGGGCGTTGGTGCTGTTTGCAAGTTTATGCAAAGTATGAGCATCGTCAGCGTCCATAACGCCAAACAGAAATTTATCGATGCGTCCAACAAAATCAAAGGCACCACGGCGGTGACGAGTAGGCAAAGTGACATCGTCTAGTTTAGTGCCTTTTGGGGTCTTGGCAAGTTTTTGATCAATCAAAGCATGTGTTTTGACCATGGCAGATATGCGATTTTTCAATGGTGTAATCATTAGTTGCATGTATTCTGCATTGGTGCATCTACTCATGTTGACAGCATTTATTTGTATATACTGTTCTAAGTTTAAAGTTAAATTGTAAACTTTAATTAGTTCTTGAAAGACAGCACCATGATCCATTTCAATAACAAAACTCCAAATACTCTCAATAAACTTGACTTTGTTAATGTATTGAAAGTACAAACCGGAATCCGACTTCAGCGGCGTCACTTGTATGATGTCCTGGGTAGTCTTCACTGGAACTGTTTCTCCGGACTCTGGCAGCTGCTTGCAGACCGCCACTGTCACTATCACAAACAATGCACACAACACTTTGTTGAACTCCATGATGCCTGAATAAAGACTGATTGTGTCCTGGCCAAGATCGTTCTTTTATACTTGAAACGACATTATTATCGCTTATAATTACAATCAGATAGATTATCAAACAAAGACTAAACGATAAGCAAGGACAATAACAAATGACGTCAGTAATCGTTATCGGATTAGGCGATAACAAACTTTTTTGCAGTGCAAAAAAAGTCGTTATAGTGTAGTATATAGGAACGATATCGTACAGTGTAGACTATGCTAGTATAATAGTCTACGATTCAAAATATTCCACTGTATATTGGTGTCGGATTAGAGGTGACTTTTTTTGCAGTGCAAAAAAGTACGTGACAAAAGCCACGTACAATATAACATTAATCACTTAATAAGATAAGCTTGTCATTACCTGTAATGACATATCATTAGGCTGATTGATAAGGGACATTATATATAAAGCATTAAAGTGAATTCCAAGATCATTTATTGTTCGAGGCTCGAGCACGAAGCACCACACTGTCTTCCAAGGTAAATATCTTTTTTCTGTATATCTATCTTTATAATTATCTATCTTTATAAATTATTGTTTAAACGTTTGTGTATTTATTATCTGTGTTTTGTTCAGATGAGAACCGTCAAGAAAAACGTAAGTGCAAAGATCAACACCAACATTGTTCCTGAGGTGCCGAGAGATCTGCGGCCCAAGTTCCTGAGCGTTCAAAACTACAATCTGCTGGTGTCGGTGTCGCGGTTCGCCGCCGACTACGCACGCGGTCGCCTTCGTCTCAACAATCTTAAACTGATGGGGTACGACAACAGTAATCGTGTGGAAAATATCAAGGTGACAAAATGTCAGGGTCCATGTAATTTGTTTTTTGGTCCCAGCTGTAAAATGCTTTATTGTGTTATTGATCTTGACATTGATCTCGATGACGCAACAGTTCGTGAAAATAAATTTTTAATGATGTGTAATAATTGCGCAAGCGATTTTAGAGGTGACGATCGTTACAACGTGCTACAATTATTTCCCCATCTAAAACTGGTCAATGTAGAACGTCTGTGTGAGTTGGGTTTTCTGACAAAGTACATATTTCCCATTAACCTAAACTATAAAGTTGTTAAGCGTCAAGTTCCCGTGCGCAATTATCACGACATTTACGCAACGGTAAAATCTATTATTGCCGAGAAAAAAACCAACGAGCAGATTTCAGAGATAGAGTTGCGCACTTATGGTCGCACTCTTTTCACCGACACTGACTTTGATTGTACCATTAAAAGTACATTTCAAGATAACGCAGACGTTCCGGTGTCAGAGTTTGAGTTCTATCCTGTCGAGAGCAGTATGCTCAAATTGATTAAAACGTTTGACGATCGCACTCTACGTGATTATTTTTATGTGGTCACTACGCGCGTGTACGATACACGTGCCGATTACGTGCTTTATTACAATATTATGTGCAAAATATTTTGCACCTTTTGTACCGAAACTAAGTTGTATAACAAAATTCATCCAGTTTTGTATTGTACCAAATGCGGCTTCACCGATGCGCTTTACTTTCGAGACTCTAACATTATTAATGGTTTAAAATACTACAAACAATGTGTTGTTGAAAAAACTAAGAATTCAAAGTGTATACGCTATTATGACATGGATTTGTACAAGAAAGTTATGAAGAATAATAAAAAATAGTTTTATAATTAATATTGTATAATGGTGTAGGGTTATAACATAACAATGTATAATGTAAAAGATTATAACATAAAAATAAATAATTATTGGTGTCGGTTTATATGATAATAAATATATTAATAGAATAAACTAGATTTTATTTTTATGCCGCTACCGTTCTAATAGGCACTGTTATCGGGGCAACTTGTGTTGGTATAGGCTGTAGATTCATACCACCCGAACCACTGCCTAGCCTTTTAAACATAAAGTAACCAATAAACACAACGATTAATATGACTCCTATTATTAAAAGAACAGGTAAAAGACTGTCACTAATACTTTGACTTTTATTAGATGACTTGTTTACTAGACCCTCTTCTCCCAAGAGTCCTCCGAGACCCAAGTCCCCTATTAAGTCGCCCATATTATACGGTTCAATACACATTATAGTTTGATGAGGTAGCAACTCTGATATATCGACGTATTGAGGCGTAGCGACGTCGGCGTTAGGGTTGCTCGCCCTACACACAGTTTTTTCGACCTCATAATCAAACCCATGACAGATGGCATTTAATTGACTTGCATCTGTAATTAGCGGATCACGAGTGCATATGTTCACGTCCTCACCGATATGTGTGTTGTGACACGTTCGATGCCTGAGCAAACACGTTGTCGCGGCTTCACCACCATTCTCACCCACAACATAATAGCTACCGCCTGTACGATTTATAGCTTCAATAATGTCCTGTACAAGTGTAGCCGCCGAAAATGCTAAATACACCCCAACCCCTGTTAATCCTATATAGCCGGCCGTCTTCAGGTTTGACAAATGTCTGTTTAACTGAGGGTTATTGTTCAGTACATTCTGAACACCTTCTGGAGTTGTGGTATTTGTCGAAGGATTAGAAGTTTTGACGCTATCTTTACGCAACTCAGCGCTATTGAATCGAGCGTCAGGTATATTTTCTGATTGACGCATTCTTGAAAGACCTGTCAAATCATTATCGGTCACATTATTACCAAATGTTCTACGTATTTGTGACGTGTCATTATTGCGCATCACACTATTCATATCGGCCGTTGAGATAAAGTTGTTATTGCCTAAATTGTAGCCCGCCAAAACATTATTGTTGCCTACATTAACAGTGCGCGGATTGTTTAGCACTGATTGAAATCCACCTGGCGAATTACTTACAACGTTAGCGTTGTCAGTTAGAAAAGTATTGACATTATTAGGGGTGTAAACTTTGTTAACACGACGTAAAGGTCTAAATATATTACTCATTTTTACAATTAATAATAATACAATTATTACAACAAATTAATTTGTTTATTTACAAACTTACAAGTATAGTATACACTATTATCAATTAACACACACATCACGATTATTATCAAAAACAAGAGCACGTCTAGCACGTGTCATTATTTGATAAGTAGGCCGATCACTTTGTTGATAAGAGGATCGCAATGCTCTGCGGCTGCTGCGACGAAGTAATATTGTCTCTTTCATTACTTTCTTGTACTGCTTGTTGATGTCTGCAACCATTGCTTCCAGAGTAACGTTGTTGTATTCGTCATCAAGTTCGTGATCGGAAATGCCATAATCGGTGAGTAACTCGTTTGCTTCTCTTAATACTGCTTGTATTTCATCATCATAACACTTTGATGATGATAATGATTCACCATGCTTAGGCTCTGATGATGATGGTAATACTTCATTGATAAGGTCATCGGCTTCTTGAAAAACAGCTCGCATTTCGTCGCTAAGTGACAATGACGACATAGCCTCGACGGGTGTGGAGTCCGGCACGGCAGGTACAACAGCTTCAATGCGGGACCACGAACTCGACGCTAGCGGAGGCAGCAGCTGTTCACGGCGTCTTTGCTGGAGACGGGTGCGGCGGGCGATGGCGTCGACTGAACGGTACATGGTAGTAGAGTAGATGTGTACTGTAGCAAAGCTAATGCTTGACTGAAATCCAACTTCGATTGTATGTCTTTTATATCCAAGTCCCCACTTTAAAAAAAAGATTACGATACCATATCTTTAATAATACTATCAATGATGTCATGCGGCCCAAGGGCGTTGGTGGCCTACGTGACTCGAAACACGTCGAGCATGTGTGTGCCCAAGATAACAGAGAATATAAATAAGCCTTCAACGAAGTTGGATTTCAGTTTAGTCTGAGCAGCCGTAAGGACAACAACTATTCAAGAGTCGTTTTACTCTTCAACCAACATGATGCAGTGGTTCCATTCTAATTCACAAGTGAGTATATCAATATTATATTATTTCATTTTTAAATTGTTTCTGTTTAATTTTGTATATATATATATATATATATATATATATATATATATATTATGTTTTATTTTTGTTTTAACTATGCTATGAATTATGTTTTATTTTGTATGCTAATATGTATTTTTTTTTATTGTTTTAGATGCCTGTTGCGTACAAGCACGTGCAGTTTCAGCACAACCAGGTGACTCAGACGGTGCACGTGTACCTGCAAACGCAAGACACCTCGCCCGTCAAACACGTGCTGGACATCAATGTCAACACCAAGGAAATCAAGTACATCAGTGTGAGCTTCAAAGATCATTACATTTACTCTAACCAATATGAAGGATATTATAATACATTAATCAACATGGCTCCTGGCAAAGATGCGACAGCATTAAAATCATTGTTGACTATGATTACTAAATGCAACATAATTTCTCATGTATTATTTTGCACCATGGACTACCAGAGACACTATAGTAAAATCAACAAGACTAACCAGAAATTTTGTCTTGTAAAAGATTTTATGTCAAAGTTGTCAAACAAATCGTATGCCGAGGCCACTGTCGCATTTAAAGCTTTATATGAACGCGTCAATTCGCTTGGACCCGACAGACAGCACATTAATTTTCAAGATAAAATTCGTGACATTTTGCATATAATTGATAAAAATGTCAAAGTTTTTCTCAAAAAAGAGCATGACAATTTAATGAAGAAAATTAACAAACAGTTAGAGTCGATGTTTGATGTGTTTACCGCCAACGATCTTGAAGCTGTTGTTACTAAATGTTATAGATGTCCACGTATGTTTACCTATCACGTACAAGACAACTGTAATCACAACCTTTGCGTCAATTGTGCACATAAAAGCTCAATTGACAAACGTTGTGTCGCATGTGCCGCAGATGCCAACAGTAGCGACGGCGACTTTGAAGAGGACGATATCGGCAGTGATAATAGTGATGAAGAAAATGATTGCCCAAAACCTGTTAATGCTGACGACCTAAGCGACGACAGTTTCTACGATAAATTTGGTAACAGTCCATTGATGCGCAAGAGGCGTCGTTCATCGTCATCGTCGGGTTTGTCGGCGCAAGAGTCCATCGAAGTGAATCAAGCCGTTCAGATTATTCAACGCAACATCGACGACAATGCCGTCACATCAGACGCATTCATTGAGCGCGCAGTTTCAAGATTGAGCCAAAAATCATCTCGCCGAAAGTCAGATGCTTCGCAACACAGCAACGTTTCAAGAAATAGCAACGTTTCAAGTAATAGCGACGTTTCAAGAAATAGCGACGTTTCAAAACACAGCAACAACAAAAGTAACCACGACTTTGACGTAGAAGAACAAGGAGCCAATACACGTGATTGTTTTGATGTGGAAGATGCCAGCTCTTTACCAGCAGTTACAATGAATTTATCTGAATCTTTGAATGTTCTTACATCCAAATTGGACAACCTATTTGATTCTAAACGAACATCACCGGAACCAGTAGCAGATGGCGACGAGTCAGCACCAACATCGCCTGCAGCATTGCAAATCGAATCTGCAACATTACTTCAAGCGGAATCAACTACAGCAGATCTTGTTGCGTCTGACAGTAATACAGGTAAAAATATTGAAAATAGTTTTACATTAGACGACACTGATTTTGACCATTCTGTCGTCGAAAATGACAAAGCAATTCCGATTATATCCGAAACTAAAGCTGCAGACAAAATTGCAGAAACATTATTGGCCACCGAAACGATTGCTTTAATGATGTCGTCTACTACAACGCTGACAACCACCGTTGCCGCTACTACCACACCTAGCACTGAACGCTGCATGACCCCCGATGAAATTAATGACGTTTTGGAAGAATTGTGCAGCAGCAACAAGAATAACACTGCCGTAGTTTCGCCACCCGTCGACGCCGTGGAGTTAACTCAAGCTGTATGCGGCATATTGGACACTACTTTTCTAAACGACACTGCAGCTGTAAACGACAAAGATTTTTTATCAACACTGGAAAACATTAAAAGTGAACCTGGTTTGGACATTGTCAAACTTGAACCGGGCGACTCTTCTCGAGCTGTAGATTATTACACGTATCAAGTACAACACACCACAGATGAAGAGCCGCAGGTAACTATCAAATTAGAGCGCGATGATGACTTTTTTACAGACTTGAGCAAACTACCGCCACCCCCAACCTCCGCTAACAATAATGACGACGACGACGACGACGATGATGATTGCATTATGATTGAAGCGGACGAGTTAGCTTTCAAACCGAAGAAACCTATCATTAAAATGAAACGAGTGCTCACCACGCTTATTGATGAAACGGAAGACACCCAATCTTTTGTAAAACGTATTAGGGTTGAAAATTTGTAAAAATAACACTAATATATATTGTAATTAGCTTTATTAATAACCAAATAAATTTGTATATATATCTGTGATATTATAATAGAAAATTATGTCTAATAATCTCATTATAATTAATTAATCTATAATTAATATTGTACTTCAATAGGTTAGTAATAAATGTCTGGGCATTTTTGTCCATGTCGCTGGTAAATGTTAGTTTTTTTTGTTGTCTGCCCGCCAAAATTTCAAGAGAAACTTTTTCGTCAAAATCAGTTTTAAACGGTGATTTGCCCGCAATTAGTTCGCTTACGAGTATGCCCAAAGCCCACCAATCAAAATGAATCTGATAATTGTCGCCTTTTATCTTTTCTGGTGAGTAGTAATCTTGTGTTCCGTCCATACACGTTTTTTGCCCAACTATGCGACTCAAACCATAGTCGGCAATGTGTATTTGCATAAACCGATCGTATAATATGTTTTCCAATTTGATGTCGTTGTGAACAATGTTGTGATAATGCAGCATGTTTAAACCCTCGACAATTTGTCTCACAATCAATTTGACTTCCAAAGTTGACAGACGTTCTTTTTTCTTGAATAAATCAAATAAGTCACCACCTTTAATATAGTCCATAATAAGAATGTGGTGTTTTAAAGTTGTCACACTAAAGTACATTTTTATAAAGTGACGTTCTTCTCCCAGCAAAGAGTGCACCAACGATTCTATCGCATTGTAATGATCCATTTTAATCTTCTTTTTTACGAAAAGTTTCTGAGTAATTTTGTGTTCTATCACTGACACTGTGCTCCATTTGCCGTCGAATAATTTATACTCGGGTTTTTTTTCGCACTGTGACAAAAATTCGGTCAATTCGATTACGGTTTTATCCATTGTAAGAGGTCTGTCCAGCACCATGGCTACACAAACTGTGAAGCAATTTCTACGCACACACGACAACGATGTTGTCGATCTATTTACAAAGCTGACAAATCCAGTTTCGACTGAACTATTTGAAAGTGTCCGCCACCAACCCGATCTTGACAATAGTGTATTTATTGATTATAAAATAGCTTTGGACCTGCTTCGTCTTTCCAACGATATATTTGATAATAAAGTTCATGTACGAACGGATACACCACCACCACCACCGCCACCGTCTATACCCGCGTCACTTTCGTCCAAAATTGCTACTCTTGAAAATATGGTTCGTCGCATCAACGATAATAGTCGCTATAAAGAGCCTTTGGAACTTATACTTAAACGTTTAATGATCGAACACGAAATATCCAACATTGAGACGCTTGTAAAGCAATTTTTGGATATGTACAAATTGTATCGCGTAGACGAATCTGAACTAAACCAATTGTTCAACGAATTAACCACTATAGAATTGACACAGCCAATTCCGGACGCCAATACGGTTAAAGTGTACCCGTCCCAAAAACAAGCATCTAATATGGGTTCTATTAATACTACGCCTGAAATAAACATGCGACCAACATCACCCCCAGCATTATCAACATTACCTGTGACAGTTTCAACATCACATTCAGCATTACCAACATCAACTTCAGCATTACCAACATTGCCCGTGACACCTTCAACATTGCCCGTGACAGTTTCAACATTGCCCGTGACACCTTTAACATTGCCACCGGTACCACCAACATTACTCCCCGTACCTCCGCCATTACCTGCAGAATCTACTTTGCCAACACCACCAACGCAGTCGTCTGGATCTTTCTTACCACCGCCGCCGCCTCCTCCTCCGCCACCGCCTATGAATGATAACATTATTTTACCATTGGTTCCTCCTCCGCCACCGGCTATGGATAATGACATTATTTCACCATTGGTTAACGTCGAAACTGTCCCACAACCAATTAGTAGCAGTACTCCAAAAAAGAAAACAACACCGCCTCCCGAAGAAGATTTGTCGGCGCAGATACTTCGCGTTTCCAAAGCTAGATTAGCAAGGTTATCGGAAAATAACGCAACTCCTGTTATTAAATCAAAACCGCCTGTGACTAAAACGAAGCCGCAAGCGTTGACTCTGCGTAACAAAAAAGCGGTTCAAGAAGTGCAACAACCCATACGTGCAACATCCATTGCTGATATTTTCAAAAAATCTTTTGAAAACGATTCGTTTAGAGATGATATCACTGCACGTCGCACATCTCACGCCCCGTCTTCTAGCGATAACAATGCAAACGAAAACTCCGAAGACTGGTTGGCCGAACCTGAAGATATTGCTGATTACAAAAATCAATTTAATGTTTACCAAAAAAAAATTGCAGGTTTTCCAATGGAAATACCTGCTAATATACAAGCCCTATCTAAAACTATAACGGACACATTAAACAAGTCGCAGCACACCACCAACGATAGAGACACTATACAAAAACTATTGTACGAACTAGCAACTGCAATCAATAAAGCCACTTCTATCTAACGGTAATGTCAATAAAATACTTACGTATCATTTTTGTGTTTTAATTATTTAATAGGCGGGTCCGTTGTACAGAGGCGCATCAGGCGCAAACTCTTTGATTTTGAACACAAGAGAAACCTCGAGAAGAATTTCCTCTTCCTCAGCCGAATCTGTGCCTACGTACACGATTGGCTTGTAGAAGTTCTCCCATATGACACGGTTGATGAACTCTTCGAAAGAGTTGGTGTATTCAGAGTGCAGATTCATCACGGGGCAGCCACCGCCACGCTTGGCTAAGCTGACGCGGTATTCGTTGTTGCTGCCCACGTAGGACGGTTCAACGATGCGGATGACTTCGTGGGGCACATAGTCGGGATCGCAACGCAGAGCATGTTGAGCCAGGAATTTGAAACAACGGTTGGGTCTAGTGGGACGCATGTTGATTACAAGGAAAACGTCCATGACTTCTTGGTCGTTAACAATGGGGAAGCTGTCTTCCATGAAACGGGTCCAAGTTTCTCTGAGAAACTCTTTACCGCTCCAGTTTACGACAAGCTTCATGGTGTCGGGCTTAACATTTCTGATTTCCTTAAACAAAGTTAGTTTTTGGTTTTTGCCCGGTCCCAGGAAGGGGTCTTCGGCCACCAGATATCTGTCTAAAGGGTCGAGTGTTTTCTCCTCGAGTTCATGTTCGATATAGTGCTTTTTGCGGTTTGCGTTTTTGATGACTGATCCAAGATTTTTGTAGTACTTGTTGTCGTAGACGTAGGTACGTCCCAACGACGGATTGTAACTGTAACGGGTATACAT